TTTTTTTGTGTTTTTGGCCAAAATGATACATCCAGAACCTTGTTTTACAAATTGCATGTTTTTCCCAATACTGTTAAAAATAAATTACCTAAGTAACTATAGCAATTAATTTTTGATAGTAAAGTTAGTCGAAGTCACTACTGAAGCGAATTCTTTTTCTTCTTTTTAGTTCTTGGTTTATCATATCTTGTACTTCTGGCGATTTCTTATATCTAAAGGCATCCAAACTAGTGAGTGATTTCAAAAATGAATATGGCTTATCAATCAATTTTACCATTTCATTTATATCTTTTGCATTTCTGATCAAAATAGAAGCTTCTTCAAGACTGAGTTGTTTTTTAATTTTAATCAAGGTCATTGCCATTTTTAATTTGTCTGTTGCGTATTGAACAAAATATTGAAATGCCACTATAGAAATTTCTTGATTTTTTTCTTTTAGAATTTGGATAATATCATTTATAGTTTTATCTTTATCTTTTGATCTGTCGAAAATCCATCCTATGACTTTGTCATGAACTGGATATTTACTTTGTCTTAAATTATTTAAAATAAGTTCTAAAATTTCAGTATTATCTTTTAGATTAGAAGTCAAATAAGAAACATCATCACCAGAAAGATTTTCTTTATATTTTATAATTATTTTTGCCATTTGTTCTCTTCTATCAATTGCATTATCAAGCAAAGAAGAAATATTTTTATCAGAAAGTTTGCTTATATTATCTGATCCTAACCGTTCTGCTATTTTGTCTTTATCTTTTGAATAAAAAAGCAAATGAAAAACATTACTATTAGAAAGATTTGTTTTTTTGTATCTTATAATTAGATCTGACATTTTGTCTTTATCAGTTGCAGTACCAAGTAAACTATAAACATTGCTATTAGAAAGTTCTGGTTTTTTTCTTATAATTAATTCTGCCATTTTTTCTTTGTCATTTGCCTTAAGAAGCAAATTTTCAACAGTATCATCAGAAAGTTTTGGATTTTTGTTTAGAATTATTTCTGCTATTTTTTCTTTATCATTTGCAAATTGAATCAAATTAAAAACATTATTATCAGAAAGTTCTGGTTTCTTTTCAATAATCAATTCTGCTATTTTTTCTTTGTTGATTGCAGCATAAATCAAATCACCAACATTTTTGTCAGAAAGGTTTGATTTCTTTTGGATAATTAGTTGTGCTATTTTGTCTCTGTCTTTTGTATTTACAGCCAAACTATAAACATCACTATCAGAAATTTCTTGATGCTTTTCAATAATAAGTTGTGCTATTTTGTCTTTGTCAGTTGAATAAGAAATCAAATGATAAACATTATTACGAGAAAATTTTGGGTTGTAGTTTATAATTAGTTCTGAAACTTTGTCTTTGTCTTTTGCATTTCTAAACAATGAAACAAGAATTTCGCCATAAAGTTCTGGTATGTATTTTATAATTACTTCTGCCATTTGGTCTTTGTCACTTGCTCTATCAAGTAAATCAGAAATATCTTTATCAGAAAGTTTTTTTAAATTTGATTCTAATTTTTTTGCTGTTCGTTCTAAGTTTTTAGAATTCAAAAAAATACTTTTGACATTTTCAATTTCAGTATTGCTGCCAAACGCAAGTTTTTCTTTCATTTTTTCTGGAGCCTTGTAGGTAGTTTTAAAAGCTGTGCCTAATGTTCCAACCGATTTTATCCAACCAATATTACTTTTTAGTTCTTCCATCTTTTTCATATTATTAGGTTCTGCGACTGCATAACCCAACATAGTTATTGTTCCATCTTTAACTGTTGGATATTTCACTAAACAATAACCATCATTTGCCCCATAATAGATAATTCCTTTTACCGAATTTACTATCCAACCATTTTGTTCATAGAATTGTTTTGCTAAAGCTGATGAGTATTTTTCTTTTTCTTGTTGTTCATCGTAATATTTTAATTTAATTTCATTTACATTTGGTTTGTTTAGTAGTCCTAATTTCTTTAATTGATCGCTTATTTTATAATCCTTGCCATGTATTTGTTTTGCCACAGATAATTGAAATATGAGATATTTGTCTAGTTCTTCCACTTTAAATTTGACTACTGCTTGACCATATGTTTGCATATAATTGGTAAATTGGCTTTCTATTGCAAAAGTAGTATAAAGACCACAACCGTACATACAACCTGAGCCAACTTTGTAATCTTTTGTGAGTATACTTGATACGGCTTTGACGCTATCATCTTTATTGCAATCTTGACATGTTCTATGATAGACAGTTGCGGTCTTATTGGGGAATATTTCTTCAGATAGTAGCCAATGTTTAAAGTTCATAGATTTATTTACACAACAAATAAGATAAAATCCACTAAATAATGTCATTACAAGTTAAGAGTGGGGATAATTATGAAATTCAAAATTTGGTTAGAAAATGACGAAAATAATGATGCCATTAAGAAAATGGAAAAATATGCAATTGAAGGTAAATTTGAAAAGTTAAAGCAATTATATGAAGAAGCATTAAGTGCAAATCATCTTACAAAAGATCAGTATAGAAAGTTGAAAGATACATTTGAAGATTCAACTAGTGATCCATATCTTGAAGAGTTTGCAAAATTTTCCAAAGAATATGATAAAAGAGAATATGAAAAAAATAAATTAGATCCCACTAATTATGCTCCACATTTCATATTAAAATCTAATCTGGAACATGTTTTTATAAGCGACTTAAGGTGGGCAAGCGGTTCTAAGAGATATAGTTTGCTAACTAAAAAATCAAATCAGAAATATATTGATTCATTCCCAGAAGAAGTGCAACAAGCCTGTAAGGGTATGTTGGCATATTCTATGGATTATATAGAAGCCAAGAAAAAGATAGATGATCTTAAAGAAAAAGTAAAGACTCCAGCAGATTTTAAAGCGATGAAAAAAAGTGAAGATGAGGAACGCAAGAAAAAAGAATTGTTCATGAGACCTCTAGCATCAAAAATGGCAATGGGCAAATTATCGACTCAAGTCGAACAAGTGCTAGAAAGCAAACAACAAGAATTTATCGAAAGTTATAAAAACGATCTATTAAATAAATTTCAAATTAATTCTGAAAAAGTAAAAAATTACAAAATTTCAAATAAAGATGATATGGTAAAGATAATGCGTCAATTTATGTATTTTAATATTTTAGAGCTTTTCAAATTTGACTATAAAAATTTGACTATAGAAAAAGTAGAAAATACAAATGAAATTGTAAATAAGCTATCAAAAAATAGATGGGATTCAATGTCGGGATTTTTCAAATCGAGAATGATCAATAAAATAGGCCCAATTGTTGATAAGAAGGCCAAAGACAATAGTGATTTTACAATGAAAACAATAGAAATTTCTATTGATGGTGGAAAACTTGTAGGTAGATTTAATTTCAATTTTACAGACCAGTCTTCATTCAATGTAAAACATCAAGTTGTAGGTTATATTAACAAAAACAATTTAGGATTTTATAGATTCCCAACACACTTTCAAAATATAAAAACTGCTGATGGAACTGCATATAACTTTTTGTCAGAAGAAGAAATGTACAAAAAGTTTGCAGACATTGAAAAACCAAAAGAAATGCCAGAGGAAAAAATCTAACAAAAAATAGATTCTACTTTAATATTTCCATTACAATTACATGGAAAAAGAACTGCCACATCCACAAGTAGACTTAGCTTGTGGATTGTCTATTTTAAATCCACGAGAATTCATATCATCAATAAAATCTATAGTTGCATCTCCGATATACATAGCACTTCTTTTATCGACTATTACTGATATGCCTTTGATTTCATATAATTCGTCTAATTTTTGATTTACCTCTTTTTCTATTGTTAGTTTCGATTGGAAGCCAGAGCATCCACCACCAACAACTTTTACTCTTACATGAAGCTTTTCTTCTGTAGCTCCTTGGTTTCTTTCTTCTTCAATTGCAAGATTTATTTCTTTTACTGCTTTTTCTGTTATTTTAATTGCCATTTTATTTCCTTTACAATAATTCTTTTAACTTTTGTCTATTATTCATTTCAATAACTTAATCAAAACCTTCTTCTGGTGCGATTTGTTAAAAATAACTCATCATCCTATCTAAGACTTATGATAGAATATTTTTTATCAATTTCATAGCAATTTATTTTTCAATAAAACAAAAGGATCGTTAATATAAATGTCATCAGTAAGCTTAATTCCATTTGTTCTATTTAATTCGCCAAATGAATCGCCAAATGGAAAATCATCACTTTCTGCATACTTAGTCTTGAAGTAATTAGAATAAATCATTTTCATTTGAACTATTTTATCATGAACAGTATCTGCGTAAGTTGTATGATGCATTATTGCTTCTTGTGTTATTCCGCCATGAGGTCCATTTATAAAAAATTCTCTTGGCATCAAAGCGTGATTTACATTTGCATCGTGAATAATCTCATTTAAGATATCTTGGTCGGCATATTTAGGTTTTTTTAATTTTAATTCTTCTTTTATAGAACATATAAGTTTAATTATATTTTTAGTGTTTCTTAAAATGTAATAACCACCGTTGTATTTATCGGAGTCAAATTCCTTTGTTCCACAGAAATCTAATTTTTTACATTCCATAAAATCTAAAACTCTAAAAGTATTCATTGGGTTTAAATATTGAATATCCAAATCATTAAAGACCAATAATTCTCCCTCTCTTAATTCGTTTAAATTTTTTATTATAAAGTCTAATTTTTGCACCGCAGCTTCATACCAAGAAGGAGTTCCAAATCCAAATACATTAAATTCTTTTAAATCAATTTTACACAAACAAACTTCAAAATAATCTAAATATTTTTCTATTGATTTATTGTAAATGTCATAAATATTTTTAAAATTATCAGACCAAACACCCACAAGTTTTATTTTTTTGTTCATAATCACCTAAAAACATGAAATTAAGTTTTTGTAGATGTATTATAGTTAGGTATTTTTTATTGTACATGTTAATTTCCTTTTGTTTTAAAACAAAGAATCTATAATTGGTGGTGGCTCATCCCATGCTGAAGTCTTAGATGTAGTTATTGGTTTTGGTTTAGAATAAACTTCTGGTTGTTTATCTTTTAATTGTTTTTTATTTGATTTTGGCTTTGGAAATTTTGCAAAGAATGCATCCAATTGATTGTTGTTTTCCCCGCCATCGATAAACTCATATTTTCCTCCCTGACCCAATTCTTGTTGCAATATTTGAGTAGCAGTCTTTCCTTCGATTGGCTTAATATCTGCAATTTTTCCATCAACAATTATATATCTTATTCCGTCTTTAAGTTCTTTACCAAATGGAGCCACTACAATGAACGCCCCATCTCTGTAAGCTGTTGAAGCTCCAAGTCCCGATCCTACTCCATTTATATTATTTGTTAGTGGTGCTGTATGATTTGGTGCCTTGTTTCTTTTAAGCATTTCTATTAGTGACTTTATTTGAAAACCAAGACTAATTTTAGCTAATCCATGTGCATCCAACTGTACATTCAAATCATCATATTTTGGCAATAAGTAAAAAAGAGTATCTTTATCGCTGTATCGATTGTAGTTACCGACAGATCTCATCAATGGCTTTAAATTATCTGGTAATTCTTGGTTCCATATTTCAGAAACATCAATCGATTCATAATATTGATTCTCTGTAATAATACCAGCTAGGTACAATTTGTAATTAGGATAGTTTTTATTGTACATTGAAGAAGTTGTCCTTTTCCATTTGATCAAGTTTATCGCTTATATCTTTTCCTTTTAATCCAAGGTGTGCCACATCTGCACCAGTGTATTTAGGCTTGTGTTCAAATAATCTCTTAGATTCATTCTCAAATCCGAAATGACTCATGAATGATTCTATGGACTTATAAGTAACTCTCTTCATTTCTCTGGATATATCATGAATTTTGTATTCGTGGCTCATTGGATTCTTGAACATGTTATATGCTTTTAAAATTATGATCGCAGGAGTAAGAACATCGTGTTCGAATTTGTATTGTATCAGCATATCAGACAGCTTCCTATTAGGAACTTCTTCACTAAGGATGTAAGCAATCATAGCAGAAAGATTATTGTTCATTTGATCAAGAGGTTCCAATTTTGGAATTTTTATTCTTTCTGGCATGATATTATGAATGAGATCCAAATCTTTTAAAGACTTGATGAAATTAGCTGGAGATTGACTTTGCTTTAAACCAGAAAGAAATTCTTTGTTGATTCTTTCCTTGCTGACATTTTCTAAGTTTTTGAATTCAGCTATTGCCATTTTGGTTTTATCGTCAAGATGACTCATTATATTGTCACGATTGTATCTGTTAAAGAATCTAACTACACGCAGAACTCTAAGTTTGTCTTCATAGAATCTTTGGAATGGATCTCCGACCACACTTGTGTGTTTGTTCTTTATGTCTTTAATGCCTTTTCCGTCATTATAATCTTTTACTTTTTTGTTTATTGTATCATAGAACAAAGCGTTATAGTTCAAGTCTCTTCTTTTAGTATCTTCTTCTGGTGTCGCTCCAAATTCTGTTTTTTCTGGTGTTCTTGAATTGCCAGAATAGACTTCCTTTCTGAAAGTTGCTATTTCAAATTCATCTTTCTTTTTTCCATCCATGTCTTTAACAATGATGGAAAGGACTCCTTGGTCTATTCCCTTCTCGAATATTTCTAATTTAAATCTTCCATTGGCTATGGTTGTATTATGAATTATTTTTCTTGTTTCTTCTGGAAGTGCGTCTGTTGCTAGATCATAGTCGTTTATGTCTTTTTTCATGTCGTGAAAATGATTAAAGAGATGATCCCTTACAGCACCACCGACTACATAGCATGTTTTGCCATGTGCATTCATGATGTGTGCTATTTCTTCTAATTCCTCTGGGATCGACATTTGAGTGTCTATAGTTTCTAATTCTTCAGAAAATAACCATTGTTTAAATTTCATGTTAAATTTCTTGACTCACATTTTTAAGTGCTGACAAATTTGGTAACTTGCTAGGCAAATGAGGAGCAGCATGCAAACCAATATCGACTCCTTTAGAAACCTCGTTACCAACATTTTTCATGATTGAAAGTAATTCACTTTGATCAACACCTCCAACACCAGCAAGAGAAGATGCGACAGAATCTAAACTATCTTTGGCATAAAAATTAGTTGCATTTCCAATACCCGATCCAATCACATGTCCAACAGCAAACAAAAATAATGCTTTTGCCAAATATCTTTTGTTATTTCCTAAAAACAACATAATATCACCAATAGATTTTTCTGCCATTGTTCTTAATTTTGAATAGTATTTACTTGTTTTTCCAGCAATGAATCCAGCACCGCCACCAATTGTTTCGCCAGCTTTATCCATAGCACCAGAAATCATTTTTCCAGTTCTATCAATAAAAGATGATTCTGCCATTGCTGGAACTTTTCCAACTGTCATATCAGTAACTTTATCGAATCCTTTTGCAGCGTAATGAATTATTTCATCACTTACAACTTTTGATAATAAAGCAATTGGAATTGCAGCAGCACCACCAGTCATACCAGCAGCTATTAAAGTGGCAGCAAAAGGCAAAGACAAACCAAGCTTATTTAATTTATCGGACATTGACTTTCCAACATTTATTGCTTTATGTGCAATTTCTTTTGCTTTTTTATATTGCTCATCTGTTTGGCTTGCGTTTTCTTTTTCATCACCTTTTGCACTTTGATAAGATGCTTGAAATCCTTGTTTCATTTTATCAAAAAAAGCTTCGTTAACATTACGATGTTCAATATATTGTGAAAATGTTTTCATATTTATCCTAAAAATTAATTGGCTAATTTATATACAAATTTATCTAATTCTTTTTTTGTTTCTGGGTTTTTTTGAACAAATTGATTTAACATGTTCTTGGCCTTTGGATCTTTTGATATTTCTTCTAATTGTTTGATTCTTATTTCATCAAACTTAGACATAGTTTTTCCAATACCAGTTTTCAAACCAGAATAAAATGGTTCTACTATTTTTTTCAAAACATTCATGGTTCTGTCGAAGCTTGTGTCTGTAGGTATTTCACGATTATAATTTCTTTCGAATTCATAACCAAAAGCATAATCAGCAGCTTTCAAAGAATTGGTTGAAAGTTTTTTAACGAAATCCCAAAGTCCAGAACCGACACCAGAAATTCCAGATTCTATTCCAGCAGTTGCTATATCCATAAGTGATTCGTCATAAAACTTAGGATCTCTTTGTTCTAAGAACTTTTTAAATGTATATTCTTTCATAAATTTATATATAAAATAAAAGGAAATAAACATGAACAAATTATTGACAATTGGCTTTTTAACTTTTGTTTCAAATTTTGCTATATCTCAAGAACCAAGATATAGATTTATATTACCTCCTGCTCCGCCAGCACCACCAGCATTAAACAATACAGTTAAAGCACAGATTTCTAATCAAAACATTAATTTCAATACTGGAAGTAGTAGTGGATTTGGTGGCGGTTTTGGAGGTGGTGGCTTTCAACAAAATACAGGTGGGATTCAAGGCACTGCCCAATACACACAAAATAATACCCTAGGCATGCAAATCTCGCAACTTTATCAAATTCCACTTTCTACAGGTGGTAGTAACATGGGTGGCGGTTTTGGTCAATTTGGTGGTGGTCAATTTGGTGGTGGTCAATTTGGTGGTGGTCAATTTGGTGGTGGTCAATTTGGTGGTGGTCAATTTGGCGGTGGTCAATTTGGCGGTGGTCAATTTGGCGGTGGTCAATTTGGCGGTGGTCAATTTGGCGGTGGTCAATTTGGCGGTGGTCAATTTGGCGGTGGTCAATTTGGCGGTGGTGGTGTCAATACAACTATGGGTGGTGGATTCGGTCAAGGTGGTGGATTCGGTCAATTTGGAGGCACTGGCGGCCAAGCTGTAGGTATGAACAATCCTTTTTATCAAATGGCAATGCAGGGTATTATGTCTGGTGTAGGTGGTTTAGCATTTCAGAGTGGTAGCGGTGGGAATATGGGCGGACAAAATATGCAAGGTCAATTTGGTGGTGGGAATATGGGTGGTGGATTTGGTCAATTTGGCGGTGGAAATATGGGCGGTAATGGATTTGGTCAATTTGGTGGTGGTTTCAACAATGGTGGAAATGGTTTATAATTATTTTTCGATTTCTTTATTCAACTTTTGTTTGATAGATTCTTTTTCTTCTGGATTTATATTTGCCAATTGATTGTTTCCGAAGTTAGCAATATTTTGTTTATAGTAAGCATCAAATTCCTTGATTGAAGAAATCCCTTGTTGTTCTCCCTGTGCTGTTTTTATTTTATAAATTACTTCATCATTATCTACAATCCACTTCGCAAATGGCGAATTAAAAATTTCTGGGAATGGCAAATTGTTTTTTGATATCTCATCTTTTTCATCTGCCATGTTTTTTGTATATTTTTCTTTAAATTGTTTTGCCATTTCTGGTGTTATATGTTGAGAAAAGAATTTTTGATATATTGGCAAGAAGTTATTTACATGAGCGATTCCATTTTGATTTCCGCCTTCTCCTGCAACTTGATAATGTATTTCTCCATCACCTGCTATAAAGTATTTGCCAAAACTTCCATATGCTAATGGCGGAAATTGAAAGGCATCAATATTTATCTTTTCTATTAAAATTTGTTTTTTTAAAAAAGACTGAAATGTAATCATATCGCCTCATTAATTACTTTTAAAATTTAAAATATTTGGATCTAATTTTTTTTTGTCTGAGCCAAAAGTATCTTTTAATCCATCCCAGTCTATTGGTTTTGGGCTTTCTTTTGGTGTTAAAACAGTACGCTGATTGCCTTGCCAATCTTTTTCTTGTGGGTTTTCCCAAGGATTACCACCATCGGGATTCCCAAATGTTCCACCAGTTTTCTTAAATAAATCCTTCATATATTGACCTACTTTTTCCATTTGATCTTCCGCAAGCTCTCCAGTTTTTGAAACAATAGCACCAATATAATCACCAATAGCACCAGCAAAATCTTTTATTGCATTCCAAGCTTCCATTAATATTTTCCAAATGGTGTTTCCTCCAAGACCCAAAATATACATCAATGCTTTGTAAGCCATTTGCCCCGTCCAACTGAGTAAATCTGTGATAACTCCATGTTGCAATCCAAGATATAACAATGCTCCAACAACTACAACTATACCTAATTTTTTTACTGCACTTTTCAAAAATTCTTTGATAACAATTTTTTTATCTTTGTCTTTAATTTCTTCTTCTATTTTTTGGGGTTTTATTCCAATTATTTTTTTTAAAACTGACATTCCGAATTTCGTTACATTATATGCTGCTGACAAACCAGCCTTTGCCGTTTTGTACGCACCAATTGCAGCTAACGATAGAATTTCATTTACTTGATCTGATTCATTCAAACAATAGATATCTTTCATTTTTAAAGAGTTTAATTTAACGAATTGTTTCTCAACCAAGTACAAATTAAAACTTTTCATATTAATCATATTGCCTCATCAATTATTTTTTAGATATGTTATCTAGCCAACAATGGTGGAAATGGTTTATAAAATATTTAAAAATCTTCCATGTAAGTATCAAATGATTCTGGATCACTATCTATTCTGCTAACAACAATGTCATCATTGTCGAATTTAACATTAGGTATTTTTTTCCAAGTATAAGCTGCACCAGTCTCATATGTGCTTGGATAAATATCAATTTCATAAACACCCTCTTGAAATTTTCCAATTGTGTAAACATGTTGTGTTCCAACTGTAGCAGAAACTGTAGCTGCATCAATTCCATTATCATTTAAAACACTTGCGATTTCATCTGCGATATTATGACAAATGCCACCACCACCATATTCTTCATCATGTCCTTGATCATCTTGTTTCCAATTATCATAAATATGTTGAGCTTTTGATATTATCATTGGCTTTAAAGATTCTATTTCTTTTATAGATTTTAAAGGTTGTTCGCTTTCAATCCAATTTTTAAAATTCATGATTTTTCCTCAAAGTTTCTTTTAGTAATGTCTCCTGTAAGAACCAATGGATCTCCATTACTATTATTAGCAAGTGTCATGTAAAAATATTTTCTTTCTTTGTTAGGAACTTCTAACTTTCTCCATATCTTTGAAACATAATTGTGAAAATCTTCTTGATTAGATATATCTGCAATAACAAATTGATTTCCATTATGGCGAGTAATTACAACTTGTCTTCCAAAGACTGGCTTTGGCAAGTCTTGCAATTCTGGATAATCTTTTTCTAATAGTTCTTTAATTTTCTTTTTAAATTCTTGCATTTCGCTAGGATCTATTAATGTTATGTGAGGGTTGCTTATTTCTGTTGCACCTTCTGGTAATGATTCTATTGGTGGATTTTTAGTCTTGTAAACTAATCCATTAGAGCTATCCAATACACTTACAGCCCTTTTACGATTAGGATGCATAAAGACATTATCGAAATTTTCATTAAACCAATTTTTAAAGCTTTTCATAATTTTATATATTGTTTTGATCATATATAAAATCAAATATTAAGAAGGGAAAAATTATGAATTTTAAACAATGGTTTTTTAACGAAATGGAGATAGCCACATTAGATAAAGAGAAAATTTATCCTTATGGGTCTTCCGATGAAATAAAATTGGGTCAGCCAAAAAGCAGTAAAGTAAGTGGTTTTTGTCTACACAATCCAGAAATAAATGCATTTGCTCAAAAAAATTCAACAAATATGTTTATAGTTTTTGCATTTGTTTTTTACACAATTCAAAAAGAGTGGCAGATAGTTCATCAAACATTTCCAGATTTTTTAAAATGGGTTTTTGAAGATGCGATACATAAAACAAAAAAAAATAAGATAAATGCTTGGGATTATGCTGGCCAATCGTTTGCAAAACAGGCAAATCTACTTGGTTCCAAAAAAGGAGAAAGTAAGGCGAGATATCTCGAAGAATTATGGGAAAAAAAAGATACTATTTATAATGGTATAACATCGCTCATGAATAAAGGTGAATCTACTTCCTTATCAGATTCTTCTGATTTTAAAATTTTCGAGTATATTGTAGACAACATAAAAGGACTTGCTGCTGTAAAAGCTGCTTTTGCAACTCAATTAATCATAGGAAAATATGGATGTGTAGATTCTGTTAATATGAGAGCGTATGACAAAATGATTCGTGCCGATATAGAAAAAGACCCAAAAAAATCTGGCTTTAGTTTAACCACTAAAAAAAGTAAGACCAAAAAAGACGCTCTTGGTAATTTTGTAAATATAACCGACAAAAAAGGTAATACCGTCACTGATACAAATGTAAAAACAAGTGGTATTGGTTTGAAAGGATATGTTAGTTTTCTTGATGCCTTGCAAGACTTATATGGCGATAGCATTTCTAAAATCATGTGGGATGATTGGTGCAAAATAGTAAATGACAAAATTATAAAATCTAATGACATTGGCGATTCAAATAAAATAAAATTAAATGTTAATGATCAAGAATTTAAAATAAACCCATACAAAGTAAAAAGCAATACAAGAGACATGATTGACAAAGAAAAGGGATTTTTGCAAAAAGTAGATCCAGAAGGTACAGGTTCTGGAATTAGTTTGGCCCATTTGCAATCAATCAAAGCTGGAGAAAAGTATGGAGAAAAATTCGATATTGCAAAAGTATTGGAAAAAATTAAGATTTTAAAAGAATATATATTATCACAAAACATTCTATAAAAAGGAAAAGTCATGAGTCAATATTTTAATCAAAAACCTATCAGTGAAGCGACATGGTGGGCAAGTGTGATGGATCAACTTGGAAATGTAAGCAAAAATCCTAATTTGTACGAAGATATGGACGCACCAGCACCATCACCATCACAATCACCAGAAGATGAAATGAAAATAGGTCATGGTTTAGACAGAAAGTTAAAAATATTTTTAGATGGATTAGATAAAACTGATTTAACTAGAGCAAATTTAAAAAACTTGGCAAAAACCTTGATAAACTCATTACACAAAGCAATGGTAGATGATGAAGGAATTCAAGATTCAAGTGCAAGAACTATGCTTATGAAAGAAATTAAAGCAGCTTTTCAAGAAGTTCCAGAAGAAGAATCAGCAGAAGAAGGTCAAGAATTTAAAGGACAATAACCTCAACGATGATATCATTTATCAAAAATCTATTCGGACTTAGGTCTAGTATCAGAAATCTATTCGATCTTAGATCCGGTAGGTGGAATGGTCGTAGAAAAAAATGGCTGACAGAAAATGATAGTTGTATAGCTTGTGGAAAAAAAAGTTCACTTCATGTACACCATAAGATTCCGGTTCATATTGATGAAAGTAAAGAGCTTATTGAAGATAATCTATGTACTTTGTGTGCAACATGTCATTTTGTTTTTGGCCATTCGCACAACTGGTCACTTTATAACCCTTTTGTAATAGAAGATTGTGAAAATCATTTAAAAAGGGTAAAAGAAAATCAAAAAATTAATCAATCCTTGCAAAAAAAACAATATTAAAATCAGTGAACTAAATGCGTCATAAAAATTTAAAAAATCAAGTAAAAATACAAGAGGCATTAGCGAAAAAAGCTAATAATCCATATCTTCGTATAATCCCAGAAAATGCAAAGATATTTCAGAAAAATAAAAAAATAGAAATTCATAATAATGTAAGAAATAAAAAATCTATTTTTACAAATTTAGAATCACAAAATCAGAATTTCAAAAGAGAAAAAGAAATTCAATTCTTAACAACCATACCATCTAAAATGGTAAGGCTTGATTTGCCAGAAGCTGGTAGCTTTAATGCGGGAATATTAGATTTAGGCAATAAAATATTATGCGTTTATAGATCAAATGAATATGAATTCGTAGCTTGTTTTTTAAATTATGAATATAAAGTTATAAACAATTTTTATTATAAATTTAAAATGTATGGTGTTACCGATCCAAGAATAATTAGAACTCCTGATAATAAAGTTCTAATGTCTTATTCAATGAAATTTGACAATTGTAATGCTGAAAGTATTGCAGGAACAATTATAATGGATCTAAGTAAATCAGATACTGAAATTTTTGAAGCTGAAACAATTAGGATAAGCCCAAAAGAAATTGTAAGAAGGCAAAAAAATTGGATGCCTTTTGTTCATGAAAAAAAATTATACTTTATTGCAAACATACATCCACATGAGATTTATGAAGTCCACACAGGAAGCATCATAAAATCAGAAAAAAAATATGTAACATCATTTAAAAATAAATGGTTTATGCAGACTGAATTGAGAGGTAATACAAATGCAGTTATCTTGCCAGATGGCAATTATTTGACAACATTTCACACAGTTGCAAGAAACAAAAATTTACATTATTATGATAATGGTTTTTATATTTTTGAAGGCAAGCCACCATTTGTAGTGACGCATATGTCTGAAAAAACATATTTAAAAGCAGAAGATGCTACAGAACCTCATTATAGAAAATCTGGTCTTATACTGTGTACATTTCCAATTGGAATGATCCTTAAAGATAACAAAGTCATTATAAGTTATGGCGACAATGATTCTTGTGTAAAAATACTTGAATCATCCTTAGATGATGTCATGAGCATGATGGTTAAGGTAAACGACAAATAAATCAAAAATTTTTAGTCTGGTTTTTCAAAGTAAAAGCTATAACCTTCCCATCCAGAACCATAAACGGCTCTTTTTGGTGAGTTATCATCCGAAGTATGAAATAATTTTATTCCCTTTGATGCAGTAAATTCATCTACGGATCTTTTTACATTATAGCTTTCATCAGGTCCAGAGGCATAGTCATGACCAGCAAAAATTCCACCCTTCTTAATCTTAGGATACCAAATGTTTAAATCGTTGAGACAACCTTGATAACTGTGATTTGCATCTAAATAAATAAAATCAATATGGTTGTCATAAAACTGATTTACAGCAACATTTGACCACATTTTTAAAAATGAAACATGTTTGTGATTCTTAAAATCTTTTAAAACTTGGTGATATCTTGTAATTTGAACTTCGTTCGATAAATTACATGGGTCATTGTATCCTTCACTTTGATTTTCCCAAAAATCAATTGCAAATAACTTTTGACATGTTTTCCAAGAATCAACAATTTGCTTTGTAAAGTGACCTGCTGCAACGCCAATTTCTACTCCAATCCCATTTGGAAATTTTTTATCGATATACTCAAGTAGTTCTACTCTATTTTTAAAATTTTCACTTAACATAATATCTCCCGTTTGTCCAAGAATCGTTATAAATATCTACTTTTTCTTGAATTGTTTTGCCTTTCATATCTTCTGCTAATATTTGTAAATTCCTGCCTATTTTATATTTAGGTATAATAGTTGATTTATAAGAACTTTTATTTCGAATAAAATCATATGATTCAGAAAAATCATTGTGCCAAATGAAAGAAGACAAATGACATTTTTTGCAGATCCAGATTTGATCTTCCTCAAAAATTTCTATTTCTCCTTTTTCTATTCTATTTTTTATATCAAATCTATTTGGCTCATAAGTATATTGTGCTTTATCGCAAGCCTCACATGGCTTTTTAAATACATGATCAGGAACAATATTAGATCTACCAGAATGTGATCCGTAATAATGATGCAATCTAAACATTTTTTTAGAAAATCTTGCACAAGTAGACCCAAATTTTCTTGCCCTTAAGCAAAAATCCTGATCTTCCCAATGCTCATTATTTGTAAATACTTCATCACAACCATTAATTTCCAACCATTCATTTCTAAAAATCATATAATTGCCATAACAATTAAGTGGCATTAATTTCGCTGATTCATTAATTTCGCTATGTTCTGTCCAAGAGCATCCAGATTCATTTATCTTTGGAATAGAATTCCAATTAACATTATCGCTATTCATATCCCAAATGGAAATAGAATGACCCGTTTGTGGGTGAGCATCCAATACGCTCTTAGGTTCGCAATTGTGAAAATAAAAATCGCAATTAGTGGTTGATTCGGCACAAATTTTTGTGAAGTCTGGTGTTACAAATCTCCAGCAAGACAATCTTACTATTCTATTTGATTCCGAATACACATATGGAGCATTAAATATTGCACAGTCTAATCTTTTAGCTATATTCAAATTAGGTTTGTAAGGAACATGAATGATGTTTAATTTATAATGATTTGCATATTGCGGAATAAGATCTTTTCTTTTAGAGTAGTGAGGGTCTATAGCATAAACATCAAAATCTTTATAATTTTGTTCAGACAAGCATTTCAATTGTGCTTTAAAAAGATAATCTCCTTCAAAGAAGAAAGATGGTGTCATTCCTACTGTAAGATTTGTCATAATAACTTATTTATGTAGGCTAATCAAAAAAATATAATTTTTAAAAAACAAAAAAATATGATACAATAATGATAACTAATTCTTAATTGGGCAATAAAGGATGTCCTTCCAAATTTATAAAAATTTGGTAAATCAAGCAACAATGACATTTTCTGAATTTATTAAAAATGAACACAAAAAAATTCTTGGTTGGTGCGATGAAGATAAGGCACAAAAATTTTACGATATCATTACAGAATCTAAGGCAAAATTATGTGTAGAAATTGGAGTTTTTGGAGGTTCGTCTTTAATTCCACAAGCTCTTGCGATGAAAGATAATAATGATGGAATCGTAGTTGGTATCGATCCTTGGACACATGATGCTGCATTAGAAGACATGGAAAAAGATGAGAATAAAGAATGGTGGTCAAAAATAAATCTAGATGAAATTTATAAAAATTTTACTAGCCAATTAAAATTTTATAAAGTGGATTCATTTTGTAAAATCTATAGAGATAAATCAGAAAATGTAATAAATGAATTTAAAGATGAATCTATTGATATTTTACACATTGATGGAAATCACTGCGAAAAACTTGCCTATCAAGACTCTGTAAGTTATTTTCCAAAGGTTAAAAAAGGTGGATACATATTCTTTGATGATACATCTTGGAGTGAAAACGGAAAAAATATATCAACAGAAAAAGGTTTAAATTATTTATTGCAATATTGTGAAAAGGAATGTATTGTTGGAAAAGATTGTGTAATCTTAAAAAAAAATAATTACAGATAAGATTTTTTTGCGTTGAACATTCATTCGGAAATATAAAGAACAGAATAGAAAATTTTCATTTTTTCTTCATATCCATGACCAAGAGGATGCCACTCTTCAGAAGCTTGCATTTGAACAACTTTTTTGCACATAGCAGCATCTGGAATCCTGTTAAATTTACTTTTGCAAAATTTTATGAAATGAGTTACTAAAACTTCCAAGGAATAAAAACAACCAAGAACAGATACTTCGTTATTCTTTTGGATGGCCAACACATATACACTTTTCTTGTTACTCATGAAACCTTATGCTTTTCATAAATTGATTGATTTTCAAAAAATAATTGTAATTTTATTGTAACATTATGTCAATGTTAATTATTTGCTATTCCAAGCAGCATGACTTTCTTCTCTTCTTTTTTTCAATTCAATATCAATATAACTATTTATTTGTCGATATAAAGGCAAAGATTTGCAAGCAAGCATTAATGGAATTGTTAATTTTTCTATTTTGACTTTATCGTTTTTCAATTTAGCTTGGACATAATCCTGCAAAATAGTTACTGGCACATTTTTAAATTGTGCTATAGTTTTGTTGATAAATTCATCATCCATAGCCCTAATTGGGTTCACATGTGGTGCAAAGTCAAACAATCCTTCAAGATACTGATAAAAAGTTTTCATTATGTTATCCTCGTTTAAATATATATAATATTTTTAACAAAAGATTTAAATCGTTTGACGCTAAATTATTGAATATGAATAAAAATTATTGGTCAATTGAATTGTTGCATCCATACTCGCCATCTTACGAGGATGTAAATACATATAAAGACAATAGAAAAAAAGGAACTACACTTTTACTTGGATGCACTCATAAATTGTTACCATTGAGCGACTTTCAGATGGACATAGATCCTTGGTATGAAGCACCTACTGTAATTGTCAAAGATTGGGTCGATAATGATAATTTCTACAACAATATGATTGGCGATGGAGTTTTGAACTTTACTAAAGATTTGACAGAAAAAATCATTAAAATGTCTCAAAGATATACTGAGGCTTTAATTGTTAGATCTTTCAATAAGAAATTGCCAAATATGAAAATCGCAAATTATTTCCCAACAGAAAACGACTTCGCATTGAAACCAAGTAAAATCTTAAAACATCAAGATTACAACTTTTTTATATGGAATTTTAAAAATGAATCAAATGGAAGAATCTGATCTTAAAGTAACCTTAGAAAAATTCGAAATAGGTCAATGGTCATATAAGCCAAACTTCAACATCATTTCTAAATTTCCAATCATGAGTAAAGAATGTCTTCGAAAAGTAGAAATGAAAAAACATCTATTTACATGCAGCACATCTGGATCTACAGGAGAACCAGTATCGGTAGAAAAAACATATGAAGATTACATCTGGTATATGGCAACTACAGTAAGAGAATTTCTTTGGCGTAAGTGGGATTTCACAAAAAATGTCGCAATAATTAGAGGCGACAATAAAGTGGAAGATTTAGAAACTTGGGGATTACCAAAATTCATAGCACCGATACAAGGCATGACATACAAAATGAATTTCGCACCTATAAGTGTAATTCAATCTTGGTTGGAAGAAAAAAATCCACATTACATTCACTGTTATCCATCTATTTTAAAACAAATCGATTTATCAAAAGTAACAAATCTAATTGATGTAAAAGGCACAGGAGAATTAGGCGGAACTATGTTTTCATCCGAAGAGTGTGGAACTATAGCGATACAATGTCCTGATAACAAAAACAATTATCATGTCATGGAAAATCAAATGGTTGAAGTCGATACTGATGGTAGCATGATTATAAGTACCATGACAAACCCTTACATTAGAAGATATAAAAATGGCGATCATATAGAGCTTGGAGAATGCACTTGTGGAAGAACATTACAAACCATTACAAAAATAAATGGAAGGGTAAGAAATATGTTTGTGCTTCCAAATGGAGATAAAAAATGGCCATTAATTGGAAGTAGAGACTACCATAGTAGATTTGGTATAAAAAAATACAAAGCAATTCAAACATCGATTGATCAATTGGAATTGCAAATCATATGTGAGCCACTTGAAGAAAAAGAAAAAGAATTAAAGGATTTAATTTTAGAATGGTTACAATCGCCAATAAATATAACTATTAAATATGTTTATTCTTTTCCAAACTATAAACATGAGGAGTTTATTTCTTTGGCGGACAAATGAAAAATTTTGAAGAATTATGGGATTACATTAAAGAAGACAATTTGATGGGCTATGAGAAAAGTAAAAATCTTTACGATGAATTGAAAACTACTAAAAATTTAAATGGAAACACAGCAGAAGTAGGAGTATACAAGGGAAAAACTTCAAAATTAATACATTTATTCCATGAAGATAAAAATCATTATTGTTACGATACCTTTGAAGGTGTAGCTCTTTCAGACTCTAATATAGATTTTCATAAAAATGGAGATTTTAATTGTTCGATAGAAAAAACGAAAGATTTCCTCGGAACCGATAATGTCATATATAAAAAAGGAATTTTCCCTTTTACTTTCAAAGAAGAAAAAGAAAAATTTATTTTTGTCCACAGTGATACTGATACTTATGCTGGGGCAAAAGCAACATTAGATTGCTTTTCTAAAATCATTGTTCATAATGGTATAATTTTATTTGATGATTATCATTTTAAAGGCATTGAAAAAGCAATTTATGAATTTTTTCTAAAGAACAAAAATTTTTCATTTAAACAATCTCAATATCAATGCGTTCTTACCAATAAAAATATAAAATTGATTTAACAAATCGATGAAAATTGATATAATAATATCATGAAAATAAATTTAAAATACATCATAAGTGGAACTGGTCGTTGTGGAACAGTTTATATGGCTAGATTTTTCACAGAAATTGGGATTAATTGCGGTCATGAAGCCATTTTTGATAACCATGGCCTAGACATAGCACTTAAAAGAATTAATGGTAATGCTTCAATTGAGACGAGTCATTGTTCTAGATTTGACCTACTGAGATCTAAGCCCATAGAAAATTGGTTTTCTGCAAATAACATAATGGCGGAATCAAGTTACTTGGCTGCTCCTTTTCTGAATCATTCATGTTTTTCTGATGCTAGATTAATTCATGTTGTTCGCAATCCTTTAAAAGTTTTAAGTTCTTTTTTTCTAGATGCTAAATTTTTTGATCCTAAATCTGAAGGTCAGAAGCCTTGGAATTCTTTCGTTTACAGGCATATGCCACATATTGAAATGGAAAAAACCATAATTGAAAAAACTTGTAGGTATATCATAGATTGGAACAGGATGATCGAAAAAAGTAAAATTGAAAAAATAAAAATAAGAATTGAAGATTATCCATATGATTCACTTGCTAACTTCCTTAGATCTAATGCAAAAATAATAAAAAACAATAAAATAAATTCTTGGAAAAATCGTGAAAAAGAGTTAACTATTTTTGATATACCAAAAGGAAAAACAAGAGATGAATTTGTATTCTTTATGAAAGAAAACAAATACACTGTCGATATGGTTACAATTTAAAATTATTTCGTAATAATGATTCTATTTATTTCACTAATTTTAGACCTTAAAGATTCAACTTCGGAAATAAGATCTATATTTTCGGATTTCAAATCCATAGATTGATTTTCAATTTCAACTTGTAAATTTAATTTATCTTTTTTAAGAATTTCTATTTTTTCATATAAATCATTTATTTGAAGATTCAATCTTTCGATTTCATCGTGTAAAGACAAACTATCACTTTTCAACTGTTCGTTTTCATTTTTTAAAGAATTAGATTTGTTGATTTTACTTTGAAAAAAGTTTTTTACTGTTGAAATCATAATAATCACCTTTTTTATTGAAAAAATAAGATAATTTAAAGTAGTATCAAATATTTTTAATTTTTGTTAAAAAAGACATAAAGTGTAATAACTACTATTAGGTATTTTTAATACAGGAGAAATATTAGTCTCCTTTATTTATTGTAAATTTAAATTAACATAAGTGAAATTTGAGGTATAAAATGAGAATGAAGTCTTTCCATGAATATGTCGAAATGCGTGATGATTATAATGTAGATGAAAGTATGTTTGGTGGCCTTGTTGGTGCTGCTGGTGCTGCTGCCCAAGGATTAGGCTCTGGTCTTTTGGGTGCTGGAAAAGCAGCACTAAAAGGTGCTGGGGATGTAGGAAGAGCAGCACTAAATCTTGGTGATAAGGCCATTTCTGCAACTGGACAAACTGTCATTCAAGGTGCTAAAGACTTTGCTAAAGGTACAGCAGATGCTTATAGCAAAATTGATCTAAACAGAGTAAATGATATCATCAATAAATCTACAGACCCAGCATTCAAGTTGTTTATGGGTTCAATTGTTAAAAATTACGATAAGCATTATAAGGCAGCTAAAGATCATTTAGACAAACAACAACAGACTGCACAAGCTAAGTCTGCTGGTGCAAGTAAGCCTGGACAAAATAAAGCGATTCAAAAGAGTGCAGATGATTACTTCACCAATGCAGCAAAAGGAAGACCACCTGCTGCTCGTGCCTCTGCACCTGCTCCATCCAACATTTCATTCTCTAGAGGAGTGTCAACAGGAGCAGAACAAATGCCACAACAAGGTAGAGTTGCAAGGTAATATTGGTAAAGAATTTAAAAACCGTTCACAAAAATACACCTAAATCTACTTGTGAGATTTAGGTGTATTTTTTAGTTTTAAAAAAAAGCTAATTTATACCTTTTTACAAAAAAATTTCATTGTTATCAACACAAACTTTTTTCGCTGTTAATCAATGTTCAAAAACTATTCCAAATTGGTGTATTTTTTTATCATTCAATTTATCTACCCAAATACTAAAAAATTCACTTTTTTGCATCTTTCTATTGTCTTTGCTTTTATAATAAGGATCTTTAAAATAAACAAATTTTTCATCTACTTTGGTAACAATAACATAATGGCCACTATTAAATAATTTTTTATTTTTATCATTGCCCCAAGATTGAATTGGTACTAATACTGGCTTTTTTTGATTTGTAAAATCTTGCAACTTATTCAAACTCATCTTATTATATTTATTTACCTTTAGGCCGAAATTTTTAGCTACTGCTATAATATTATCAGGGCTAGTTCCTTTGTTTTTATTTGTTTTGCACAATGAAACTAACTTTTTATATTCGATTTTTTTAATATTAAAATAAGATAAAATAGAAAAAAGAGCAGCAGGACCGCAATCATGATCATGTGATTGTTTTTTAATTCTAATACTAATTTCTTCTTGAAGTAACCAATTTTTAAATTGCATAACTTATTTAGATTTAACAAACAATTTATTCATGTTGTTAAAATAAAAAATTAATTTACATTTAAGACAATTCTTTTATTACATTTGTAAAATCGGCCAAAGGTATTTGATCTGGTGTTGTTACTGTTGATGAAATCCTATGTTTGTCCAACAGTGACAATTTTAAAAATGAAGACTTCCTTTTTTCTATAGTATTCTTAAATGCAGAAAAGAAATTAGGCACAACAAAATAAGCCTTTGCAAAATCTAATCTTTTATTTTTTGAGATGAAATAAAACTTGACGACCACAAATTCATCTTCCATTTTTACACCAGTTGGAACTATAACAAATGGTTTTTTGGGAAAATCTTTGTCTATCATTCCAGTATGTGCAATTTTAGATGGATCTAAAGTTATGTATTTTTTTACAAAATTGTTTTGTAACAAAGGTAGACTTTTCAAAAATCTTTGAATAACCCTTTTGGTTTCCTTTGCTTCTCCAGCTATTGTATCCCAATCTTTTAAAGCTTTTTCTGATTTTTCTTTATTTTTCATTCTGTCAAAAAGATCTTTTCTAAGAAATAAGCCATATTGAACTATCGGATACATGTCTTTCATATATCTATCGTAAAATCTTTTATACATAACTTCCATATTTGGATCAGAAGACAAGAAAGAAATAAGTTCTGGTTTAAATTGATTTACAAAAGCCAATACTATCTTAACCAAGCTTGAATAAACGGCAGATGGGTTTCTACTTTTATTAGTAAGATTATAACCGCCATAAGGATCTGTAAGATTGACATCATAACACTTCATATTTGGAAAGCCAGTTCTACTCTTTTCAGTAAAAAAGATAGTATGTTTGCCATCATCAGAAACAAAATCTGATTTATAGCCACTTTCTCCACTTCTAGACATATAAGTATCAAATTTAACGGAAGATGTATCAGCTTTAAATGGGTCTTCTAATTCATTTATAATTATCCAATTTTTAAATCTCATTTTTATCTTTCAATATTGTAATTCAATAATATATATATTTAGTAACTTTTATATATTGGACTAAAAATGAATACATTTTCTGAATTTTTTATAGCACAACAAAAAAATGATGTGACATTTTTTCTAGAAAGTAATCATCAACAATTTGAAGATTCCAAAGAACTTTTCTATAACATGATTTGTAAATTTGGAAATGATCCAATCATATTAGAAGCATGGGGCGATTGGTGGAATAAAGCCAAGGAATATGCTGGAAAGGCATGGAATTGGGCCAATAATAAAGATATGAGTTTACAGGATATTGCCACAGGAACTGGGAATTTGGCAAAAGGTGTGGTTACTGGATACAAACAAGGTTATAAAGCCACAGAAGGCGAAGCTGGAATAAAGAAAATAGAAAGTATTGCAAAAGAAGTATCAGAATTAGCAAAATCTTTTTCACAAAAATATAAAGTCGATCCAGTAACAGCAGCGGTTCTTATTTCTGCTGGTGCTACTGGTGGTCTTGGTGCAATTCCAATGATGGCAATAGCAATAGGATTAAGAAGAAGTGGATCATGGTTAGCCGATAAAGGATTTGAGAAAGTTTGGGAAAAATTAACTGGTACGACTGTAGATCAAGCTGATGCTGCATGGCAAGGAAGCTCTGCCTCTGCTCCAAAGATGGCAAGCCCTGCTTCTTCTCCAAAGATGGCAGATCCTGCTGGAACATTTAATGTAATGAACCCCTCAGCAAATTCCGCATCAATTAAAGATCATTTTCAAAATTCTGGAAATCTTACATTTGAACAATACATCATGTCTAGAGATCCAGAAATGTACATGGAATTAACAAGTTGGTTAAAACAACTTGTTGGTAAAGGTGCAAAGAAAGCTGGTGAATTTGCTGGTAATGTTGCACAAGGAGCAAAGGATTATGCAAAAGATGTCGGAGAAAGAGGATTTGGAACTGCAACTGGAGAAAGGGCTGGAAGAGTTTTGGGAAAAGGTGCTGGAACTTTTGTAAACATTTGGAGCGTACTTAAAAAGAGTATTGCAAATGTTGGTAAGTTTATGGCCAACAATCCAGTTAAAACATCTAAATTGGTATTGGCTATTGCTGCTGGAAGTATGATTGGTCATTATGGAACACAAGCAATCAATAATTTCATTCATAAGCCTTCATCTGACCAAATAGGAGAAATTACAAAAGCCGCTAAAGACTCTGGTGTTTCTGATACTGACATAAATGATATTCATAAAGATACTGGATATTCTGGTAAAGGTGGAGATTTCAGTAATGCTATTGGTGCAAAAATTAGTTATGGCAATGCAGTCGCACAAGCCAAAGCAGATATCGTTCAAAGCATTAGAGATGGAAATATTACAGATTATGAAACTTTACAAAAAGCAATTAAAGATGCACATAATAAATTTTTCCCACTATTAGATCCTATTGGAAAAAGAGTTTTTGACAGTAAATTAGATATGCATATCACAAGCTTGGCTGGCAATGGTGCTACAGGAAATGCTGCCGAATTAACAATGAAAATCATTAAAAATGCTGGTGGAACTCCAAATATCGAAGCCCTTTCAAATATGGGGCAAGCAATAAACAAAATTAAATCGTCATTAAATACTGATCAGATTGGTATTGACAACTATTAATCTAAGCTACTTTGACTAATAAAATATGCAATTCAAATTATTCAATGATTTGTCTTCTAATAGTTTACTTTCGGTTGTATTACTTCTATTTATCAATTCCATGTGTGATGATATCGATTTCTTGTTCAAGCATTTTCTTTTCTTGATTTAAGAAATCTATTTCAGATTTAAGGTCTGACATTTTTCTTTCTTGAGTCAAAATGCAAGAAATGGAAAATAATGAGATTAAAAAGCAAGTAAGACAAACTCTTGCTTGAATTGTACATGCCATAACAAAAATTTTATCAAACATATTCATTCCAATCTATATCATCTTGCATAATTATTGGAGTACCATCACCAAGATATGCTCCCCTTATGTTGAATTCGAAGAATTCTTCGGCTTCCTCATGGTTCATATCTTTTTCCAAATTAGCTATTATTTTAGAATAGCTATAAACGATCTTTATGCTGTTAAAGCATGTTGAGATACCCATAATGGCATTGTCGTGTCCATCGAGCAATAAAGCCCCTTCAATGCCATTTTCTTCACAGTAGTTGTCAATCATTTTTCTCATGATGTTACATTTAATCTTTTTCAAAATTAAATGCAATATCAGATTTAATCTTTTCTGATAACCAAATTCCAAATCCCCGCTTTCTTAAACATTTTTATTGTGGACTCGTATGGCGACCTACCCTCTTTGATTTTGTGTCTTAGTCCGCTAACACACACTCCCAATGGAGAACTGGTTGATGGTATGTGTCCATGTTTTTTATGATACACGCAAATTTTTTCAGCCGCTTTGTTCTCTCTGATTTCGTAAGTGTTGATACAACTTATTTCCTCCCATATCCCCGCTTTCTTTAGAATTTTAACTGTGGATTTTTCTGGTGATCCACCCTTTTTAATTTTAGATCTTAATGATCCGATCCATTTTCCCAATTTTAATTTAGTTGATGGCATGTGTCCATGTTTTTTATAATAAACACAAATCTCTTCAGCTATTTGATTCTCTTTAATTTCATGAATGTTAAGACAAATAACCTCTTCCAAAATACCAGCCTTCTTTAGAATTTTTACTGTGGATTCGTATGGCGACCTGCCATCTCTGATTTTTTTTCTTAAGCCACTAATCCATCCTCCCAACTTAGAACTGGTTAATGGGATGTGTCCATGTTTTTTATGATAAGCACAAATCTTTTCGGCCATTTCATTCTCCCTAATTTCATGCATATTAATGCAAGTGACTTCTTCCAAAATCCCATCATTCTTTAGAATTTCAACTGTGGATTCATATGGTGATCCACCTTTTTTTATTTTAAATCTTAATCCACCGATCCATTTTCCCAATTTTAATTTAAATAATGGGAGGTGTCCATGTTTTCTATAATATAAACAAACTTGTTGAGCCATTTCATTCTCCCTAATTTCATGAATGTTCAAAGAACTGACCTCTTTCCAAATTCCAGCTTTATTAAACATTTTTACTGTAGATTCGTATGGTGATACGCCTTCTCTAATTTTTTTTCTTATGTATGAAATACACCTGCCAATTTTAGAACCAACAGATGGAATGATTCCATGTTTTTTATAATAATCGCAAATTTCTTCGGCCATTTTATTTTCTTCTGTCTCCCCGCTATTCATTCTTTCTCGTAGCAATTTTAAAGAATCTTTGTCCACTAAAGAGCTAATGTAGTGCTGTACAAAACCAGATGGGTTTTTACATTTTTCAATCATATCCCAATCAATATTTGAAACATTTTCATTCTTCATCTTCAACGACCTCCTTGAGAGAATCGAAAATATCTCACACGAAATTTCTTCGATTTCACCTTTTGTAATTTTGTTTGCACCAAAAAATTCAACAACACACTTTTTAATTTTTCCAATGACATTTACAGAATCGTCTTTAGCATCATATTTTGAAAAAATGTATTTAAAAACATTGTTCAAAAGAGATATTTTTCTATTTTCATCTAACTTGCTTAAGGCAGATTCAACTTTGTCATTTCTTTCTTTTCGATCAACACTTAATGGTGAATCTTTAATTTCCGAAACTGGATTCATCGCATTTTCCATTAACATGTTGACTGCAATTAACTTAAAATAAGTATTAAGTTTATTTTCCATTTCGTCATCTAACATAAGAGGCATGATGTGCATAATCTTTGCAGTCGGCTTGCCTTGCTTGTCTCTGATTACACGACCAACCATTTGAATCAAATCAGTAACAGATTCTTTAATGCCTGTTATTATCATGCCATTTGCAAATTCCCAATCACAACCTTCCTTGAACATGTTCAATGAAATGATGCAATCAAGAGCATTTTTATCGTTGTTTATATTAACACCACCAATGACACCAGAAAAATAATCTTTTCTTAAGTGTCTATTTTCTTCGCTTACAAGATCTAGTATTTTGTATTTTTCTCCTTTTTCATTTATCAATTCTATGATCCCATAATCATTAGTTTTTATTTTTTTTGCACCAAATTTCTTAGCAAGCATTTTCACAATACTTCGTACTTCGTTTTTCTTGCAATCAGTTTTCATTTTGTTCATTCTGTTGGGAATGTAAATTATGATTTTTTTATGATCAGAAGAAAAAAGAGAGTCAATGCAATTTCTTACTGAAGACAGATAGCTTGTTGTTTTGGCTGTATTAGATCCAAAAACAAAATCATAAGAAAAGTTTTTAAAATGTTTCATTTGATTTATCCACACATCGAGCGGGAGACTATATTTTGAAAATTTAGATGCTAGTTCAGCAGATATAATCTGTTGCTTGTCGCCACGGAAAAAAGTTGCGGTAACTAAAACAATGTCATTTTTATGACTGAGTTTTTCGACAACTTCTCCAATTCTATTCGAACTATGCTGCACATGGTGTGCTTCATCTACCACAAGAACTAAATTATTCCAAATCTTTTCATTTCTGAATTTTTCCCAACATAAAACCAATGTCTGACGGCAACAGATGATTACTCTTTCGTTAATGCCATTGATTTCTTTGGAACTCAAAAACGACAGAAGCTCTCCAATAGTTCTGATGCCTTTTTTGTTACATAGATTAGTTTTTGGATTCCAATCTATTTTAGTTCCATCAGTCAATTGGACTTTAATATTTTTGCCAAAGCTCGATGCGATAAGAGTTTCTGGAACACAAATAATCACTTTCTTGTTACTGTTTGCAGCCTTTTTCCAAGCGAGGCTGGCGATGACAATACTCTTACCAGACCCAGTGGGAGCATTTATAACAGCCAATTGTTCGTTTTGAAGCTGTTTTCGGCAATCTACCTGCCAATTTCTTTCTTTGACATATTCATCGTTATTTTCGATGATTGTAGAGTGATTCAAAGACTTCCAATTAAATCCATCAATCTTATTAGACATTCTTTGCCCTTTCGAAAAACATTATGATTGTAAACCTATATGTCTTTCGTCACATCCATATTAATATTTCACAAAATTATCCAAAAAAACAAAAATAAAACAAAAAACCACGATTTTTAAAAATCGTGGTAATGAAATATACTTAAAAAAAAGGCAAAGTAAAGTTAGTTGTAAGAATAAGTTCCAGTAAAAAAGCTTCTATGGAATTTATTTAGATGGTAGTCAATATCTTTTAGCAACAATGTAATTTTTTTCCTGACTTCGACCACATCTTCTTCTTTATCGACATTAATTTGTGAAATATCATAAATTTTATTGAATAAATCTTTAAAAATGAATTCTTCTTGCATGTTTTTTCTTTTTTTCTTCAATAATTTAAAAACATTCATTGCAATTTTATACAACTTGTCCATAAATTTATTTTTATCTGTATTGGATGAACTACTCATATCATCGAATGAATCTACCGCATCCTGTACTTTGCGACTTAAATCAGATAGTTCTTTTTTGGTATCTTCGCTTGATACCAAATCGCTCTGATCAATAATACCATCTTCATTTTCATCTGACACTTGTTTTAGGTCTGGATGGTACATCAAACCAGACGATTCCAAATAAACATATTCTTTATAAAGCTTATAAAACCTATAATCAATCATATTATTCCTTAATCTACATCAAAAAAACATATGCTTTATATATGTTTTTTTATAACTAATAAGTATGACAAAAAGAAAAAACATTGCATTTTGGTTTTTATTTACAATGATATTATCAATAAGTGCATTAGATCTGTATCTTATAATAAGATTTCAAAATGTGCTTATACATGAAGAAAAGAACATAGTAGGCATTTGGCTAATAAGGCTAGATTCTGGGTCGGTTGCTTTATTTTCAGCGGTAAAAATGTTTGGAACATGTTTAAGTTTAATGATTTGGAAAAAAATATTGATAAGCAATCAAAAATATGGATTTACGATTGGAATTAGTATTTTGGCATTTCAGATATTTTTATTTTGTTGGCTACTATTCTTTTAATGGCTGTGAAAACCTTTTAACAGAATAAATCCCAAGATGATAAAAATCAATCCAAACATTTGAAAATAGTTGAATGAGAATTTAAAAATCATTAAGGGAATGCAATATCCAATTACCAAAATCATAAAATCCCAATATATGCTATTAATGAGAATTTTTTCTTTATCATCTAAAGATTTAACAAGCGTAAACCAAATTACACTTCCACAAGTGTTTAAAAGAATTGAAACAATGAAAAACCAATGGCTTTTTCTGGTTGAATCAAAAAAAGTCAAAAACATTACCAGCGTGTAAAAAATACCAGCAAAAATGTAATGCCACATGACTTATATATGGTTCAAATCATGTGTTAATATCCATTTTATTTTTAGATTCTTCTAAGCTAAATCCAAGTTGTTTGAATTCTTTCAATCTAAGAATTTGATCCAAATTTAAGTTACCAGCGGATTCAGCCCAGTCTTCAATTAATTTAGTTTTTAATTCCAAATCTGGGTTTGAGAAACATTTAACATATTTAAATCTGCTAGGCCTACTTCTTAAAGCCTCGTCTATTTTTTCAATGTTATTTGCAGTCAATATAAAAACAACTTTTTCATAAGAGTTATAAACACCATCTAAACAATTAAGTATTACATCAAATGTAAACTTGATTCCCATATTGTTACTTCCGTTATTGCCTTCTCCTATGATGCACTTTCTGCCATCAAAGTAATTATCAAAATCTTCCAAAAGAACAATCGTACCTGATGATATCTGAGAAAACATGAACATGATGTCTATATTCGTAAATTCGGGAACGAATGTGATAATTGTTATTGGCAAATTATGTTTAACCGCAAGGTATTTTACATAAGAAGTTTTTCCATTACCTGGTTCACCATACAAAATAGCTCCTGTTTTAGAGTTGTTCAACAATATATTTCCTATCTCATCATCAAAGTCTTTCCATAAACTTTCTGGGAATATAGGATTATTGGCGTATTTAATAGCTCCAATTTTATCTGTGTTCCATGGAGTTGCTATTCTAACTGGTACACCAAACAAATTAATTTGCAATTCCTTGAGACTAACTTCTAAAAAAGTTTTTATATTTTTGTAATTCCAGCGAGTACACATTATAGAAGTAACTAAGTCCTTGCCTTGAAATCCAGCTTGAAGCAATCTCTCGTAATGACTAATGTAAAACCATGGGAAATTTTTATTGAAACAAAAAGCCCTGTAAACTACCGGATGTCTTATCTCGGTAAAAAACTCTTCATCAATTATAAATTTTTTTTCATCTTTGCAAATGTCATAAAGAGTTCTGAATGTGTTATTGTCGATTCTTATTTCTACTAAAATCAAATATCTAATTACTGCCCATATACCAACAGCAATTCCACTCAATGCCAATATCGGTGTCATCCAGTTCATATTTATTTCCTCAAATCTAATCGAAAATTTAACTCATGTTGGAAAAAACCTAGATTTTTATAAAATCCAATATTTTTTTGATCGGTAGAAAGAACTAATTTATAGCAAGTCTCTCGTTTGGCTTGAAGAATAACATAATCTAATAAAATTTTTCCAATTCCTTTTCTTTGAAAGTCTTCGGCCACGCAAACATCTTCAATGTGACCACACTTTTCTTTATAACGAAATTTAGATTCTAACAACAAACTGGCTGTAGCTACAATCCTATTATCGCATTCAACAACAAAAGTTTTAATTCCACATTTGCTTCTATGTTTTAAAATTTGAGAAATATCACTAGATTCAGAATATATTTCTCCCAAAACCTTAAGGCAATCCATGAATCCTTTGTTTAAATCTGATTTTCTAAATAATCTAATTTCCAATTTAAAAATCTCCTCTTGATCAAATCAAAATAATCATGCATATTGTACAGAAATAAATGAGTCACTGTCAAACTGATAATGGACTGCGATGAAATACATAACACACATAGGTCGCAAATTTTTAAGGAATGGTGGTGCTGAAATCCTTTTAAGAAGCATTTCATCACATGAGATGTTTCAAGGCGATTTGCAATTCAGACAAAGTTTATGCATCGATAGAAATTTTTATGATAAAGAATTTTGCGAAACATTTCCTCATCCTGTATATCTTGGTGGAAAAAACGAAATAACTAAAGCAATTGAAAATGAAGATATAATTTTATTTTGGGGAGACATCCAATTAAATAATCTAGATATTCCAAAACCAAAAGTTTGCATATTGTTCGTGTGCAGCGAAGAGCCTAATATAGTTTCCAATAATTCAAGCTATATTACACATTGCATTGCGACATCAAAGAGAACGGCACTTAATTCGTGTGGCAATATACCATATACAGTAATTTACCCTGGATTTGATGAAATAAGACTAACGCCAACAGAAACTAGAGATTCGCAAAGAAAAAAAATGGGTCTTGGCGATGATGATTTTTTAGTTGGTATGATTTCAAGAATTGGAGAAAACAAAAGACAATTTTGGCTTATGGAGGCAATTCAAAAAATAAATTCAGAAAAAATAAAAGCAGTTTTTGTTGGTGGAGGAAAAGATTTAAAAAAACTTAAAAATATGAATGTAAGAAATTGTTTGTTTGTCGGTCATCAAGATGATGTTGCAAATTGGTATCTGGCCATGGATGCTTTTTGTATATTGTCAAGAAGTGAAGGAGGGCCAACAACCTTATTCGAATCATCTTATATGAAAGTTCCGTTGATATATACAGATTGCGGATTTACAAAAGAATTGTGCAATAGTTACAATTCTTTCTTTGTAAGAGATGTTAAAGATTTAATAGAAGTTATAAAAATCATGCATTCATTAGGAAAAGAAAATTTAAAAAGATATACAAATAATAATTATAGCATATATGAAGAGTTTGGATCTATAGAAAAATCGGCCAAAAATTGGTACAAAACAATTAAAGATGTAGTGGCAAAAAAAGAAAGGGAAAATTGCAGATTACTTTCATAATCCAATTCTTTTTATTCTTTTTAAATTTTTAATGTTAGAAGAACTTTTTTCATAATCTTGTTTGATCAGATCCATAAATTTTTCTTTTAAATTTTCTGGTATAGACATTAAAATCTTATCAATTAATTTATAATCGATGTAAAAAGTTCCTAACTTTACAAGTCCAAACTCACTAGAAAACCTTTTGTAAAAATCATGATACATAATTTTCAAAGATGCAAATTCAGTGCTAAATTCTAAAGCAACAGGATTTTCCTTGTCTATTACAGTCTTTATTGACTTCAAGGCTTCTGAATATACTTTATATGGATTCATGCTTTTTCCACTAGGAGAAAGTTCATCTTTAGCACCTTCTAATGTCATAAAAACAACATAGGTTGGTCTTGTTAATTCGTCTTTAAATTTGTTTTCATATTTGAATAAGTCTGGCATTTTTTGGAATAGAAAGTCTTTGACTCCTCTTGGATGCCTTATAAAATTCATTTTATATTTTTCATTTTCAGAAGCATAGAAATGGTAGTCGTATTGCCATTTACTTCCTTGCAATGCCACTGGCTTGAAATCTGATAAAACAGACCGCAATTCATTTATATATTGATAAAACGATTTCATGAATGTATATATATTTAACCAAGGCATTCTCAAGAGGTTATAATGAAAAGTATTAATGAATTTAAGGCAAGCGGAAAAATTAAAGACTTAGTTTATAAATTATTTGAAGCAAGACAAGTCTCTCATACTGCTCATTTACAAACAAAAAGTTATGCCGAACATAAAGCTTTAAATTCTTTTTACAACGACCTACTTGATTTAGCAGATACATTCATTGAAACATACCAAGGCCAATATGGAATTATTAGTGGGTATGAAAGCATGAGTATTGAAAAAGAATCAGATATTGTCAAATACCTTGAAGATTTTGCCAATGTAATCAAATCGAATAGAAAAAACTTAAATGAAGATGACACTCATTTGCATAATATACTTGATGAGATTATGGGTTTGACTTTTCAAACTATTTACAAATTAAAATTTCTAAAATAAATTATGATATTGAAGATGCTTTATTTTTATGAGACATTTTAAATTTTCTTATTTTAGAAACATAAGATTTCTTTTCTAAATCTACATCTTGTATTATTTTAATGAGTTTATCTGGTAAAGATTGATCTATTTTTCTTGAATCTCTTATTATGCTATCAATTTTTTCTTTCTTTATATAAAAGTCAGATCCAACAAAAGCGTATTGGGTGTGAAGATAATGTTTGTAAAATCTATCATATATTGATATTAAGCTTGGGTCTTGATCACTGGGAGATATCCAAAACGCATCAGGATTCTTTTCCTCGATAACCTTTCTGGTTGCAACAATCACATTGGCATATACAAATAATGGATCGCTTTCTTCAAATTTACCAAATTTTGGAGTAAAATTACTTTTTTCGCTATATAAATCTAATTTGAAAATTGATTTTAGATTATTTAAAAATATATCAATAATTTTTTTACCTAAATCAGAATTCTTATCGATTGAAAGTTTTGCGAGAAATATCTTAGCAATTTCAGCCGATAATCTTCTGCCGAAATTTTCAAATTGAACTTCATAATTGTCAGAATGCTCAATATCATATTCTTTTGATTTAAATTGATATCCAAAACCAGTACCAAAATTAGACAACTTGACAGAATTAAGTGGTGCTTGCATCGCTGGATATGTTTTCCCAGTTATGGGATCAGTCCAATTAAACGAAACTTCTTGCAACAAATCTTCAATAAGGTAATTTTTAAAATTCAATTTGAACATACATTATTTATCTAATATTTTGTATTTTTCTTGCAAATAAGCAAGCAATTCTTTTTGTTCTTCATCCAAAGTCTTATTTTTGTCGAAAAGTATTTCATATCTTTTCTGCATTTCTTGGAATGTTTCTCTTTTTTTCTTAATTGGAAATTCAGTTTTATAGTATTGGATATCATCTGCTATATCAATGGAATCTAAAAAGGCACTATAATCTACGGCAAAACCTATTCTTTTTTCAGAATATTTAAGAACTTTCATATCAACATTTTTAGTTGGTATCTTTCTAATTTCTGCAATAGTGTATTTAATTTCATTAGTTGCAATTGATGGTTTTGAATTTGTCTTTTTATTGAATTCATGGATCAAATCATTGAATTTAATCCAATAATTTTTAGTTGAAACCTCAACAGCAATAGGGTTTTCAATTTTATCTTGCGACAACAATAGAAATATAACTGAAAATAAAGAACACATAATAATTCTCCTTGAGTTTGTTTTCATAAGAATAATTTGATTTGTTTCATTTGTCAATCGATCTTGCTTTAATATTAGAAATGATTTAAAATCTCTTCATTCAAAGGAGAAAATTATGAATGAACTTGAAAATCCAGTGGCATTAGGAGTCACAATAACTCTTGATCCAACCGAACAGTTAATCTGCAAGGCTATCGCCAAAAAAAGATATCAAAATTCAAGAAGTATGAATGTCAAAAACTCTAAAATTGGCGATCAATCTAATGAGCAGACTGATCTTGAAGGAGTTTCATCTGAATTGGCGTTTTGTAAGATGTTCAATGTATATCCCGATCTAACTGCACAAGTAAAATCTTCAATAGATGGTACAGATCAAGGCGATGCTGTGCTGCGTGATGGAAGAACTGTCGATGTAAAAAGCACAAGATATTTAACAGGAAGACTACTTGCTGTGAGATGGAAGAAACAAAATGTCGATTTGTTCGCTTTGATGATAGGAACTTTCCCAACATATACATTTAAAGGATTTATGAAAAGTGAAGAGCTTTTAAAAGAAGAAAGAATGGGTAATTTAGGTCACGGAAATAGCTACATAGCACAACAGCATGAACTTAAAGATCTTGAAAATATTTAAAATAGGAGTCGAATTATCAATAGTTTATTTAAAATTTCTTTTTTTTTTACATTATTTTTATGTGGTTGCCCAAAAACAACTAATGATAATTCAAATAAAATAAAGCAAAATCCTGTAGAAGAAAAACCTAGTCAAAATATAGATTATAAAAATGAATATTCCGAATCAAATCTAAAGCTCTTAAAGCTGCATAATAAACAAAGAGAGTACAAAGGCAGGGTTGGATTAGATTTAGATAAAACTCTTATAAATTACGCACAAAAGCATGCTGAATGGATGGCTAAAAAAAACAACCTTACTCATTCTGATATATCTGTTTTAATGGGTAAATATCATACTGCTGGTGAAAACATAGCTTGGAATCAAGAAGACGAGGATGAAGTGACAAATTCATGGATGAATTCTTCTGGTCATCGTGCAAATATCCTGAATAGAAGTTTTTCCAAAGTTGGATTTGGTGTCGCATCAGCAAAAGATGGAAGTCTATATTGGTGTACTGTTTTTGGTGACTGATTCCATTTTTAAATATAAATTCTTAGGTGGTTCTTTGTAATAAAACTTTATATAAGGACAAATCCAAGCCCCTTGATCAGACATCATACCTTTGAGATTTTCCTCATGGACATCATAAAGCCAACCATCATACAATGGCTCTTTGTAAATCATTTTAACATCACATGATGGAAAATAATTATCTGATACCAAAAGAATAAAGCCATTTTTATAATCTGATAATTTTTTAAGCTTGCATCCTATATTTATCAATCTGTCTGTTCCAACAACCACTGGAGATAATGCCATATCTGTAATTTGTGCTGGTGCAAAATCATAAAATTCTCCATTTTTTTCAAACATCCATCTATTGTCTCTTTTCAAAACAAAGAATGTTCTTACTCCAATTTTTTCGTAATCACTATTATCAAATTCATTTAAAACACTCATTAGCAGTCCTTAAATTTGTTTTGTGTTATCTTTATTTTTTCAATATCTTTAGCTGGTCTAGAAAAAACTTTCAGAACCACTTCTTCTTTTCTATAATTGAGTACAAATATAATCATATCGCACTCTAAAGATTTACTTTTAGATGCGTATAAAATATTATGAATTTCAATCTTTTTTGATATTAGATTCTCGATACAACCAGCAACATCGAAGGCAAAATTGTAATAGAATGTTTTGCCATCTCTTGCTCCTCCAACAATTTCATTTCTCGATGGACAAGCAAGCAATTCTATCCTTTTCGTATCTTCGTCAAAGGTTACTTTGGTGTGAATATTAGTTTCCATATCAGATTCTTTTCTTTTTGCCTCTCCTATATAGCACCAATTGATGTATACGCTTTCAAATATTTTTTTATATATTGGTTTAATTTTCATTAATTGTACCCTGCCTTTTTGTCTATTTCGATAATCATCTTCAATACTTTTTCTACCTCACTAAGCATCTCTGCTTTAGTTCCGTAGAATCTAAAATCTCCAAAATCATGGGCAACATCCCAAGGATAATTGGGTGACAACCTCTCTGCTTCGACATGAACACCATCTGAGGTATCAAAAATTATTTTTTTCATTTTCATTTCTCTAAAAGGGTAATTCGTCAATTGTAAAAAACTTTGGAGGAACAACTTTGTATTCTTCTCCTATAAAATCAAGTATTTGTTGCTTTCTTTCATCTGGTAAAAAATCAAAAGTTAATGCCAACAAATCAATAGCTACATTAACTTCATCTTCTTCATTTGATGATGCTGATTTTATAATAGAATTTAAAAAATTCATAATCTTCTTTTTGATTTCAAGATTATTTTTTTTCACAGTATAAACTCCATAATTATACCATACCAACATTTCACGAACAGTAAAGAAGACTAATAGTCACCAAGAATAAAAATCAGATTTATACAAATCAAAATTAAAATCAAATATTTTCCTTTGCAAGTTTTCGGCAAAGTGTTCTGGACTTATAATGACATTAATATCGCAATTTTTAATATTTTCTTTAACAATGCTAGTCACACCATCAATAAACTTTACAGTTCCAAGAAGTGGCATTGTTTCTAAAAGTTGCAAAAAGCATTCATCAGAAATTAATTTGTTAACTAAAAGATATTTGCATAATTTTTTCATTTTCGTTGAAGCGTCACACCAATCAGGGTGTTTTGCCGAAATCAAGTCAATGATAAACAAATCATATTTGGAAGACACGAAAGAATAAACACTTCTAATATTGTGCAAATACTGTCTATCTTCGCTGAATCCAATACGGTTCAAAAAAGCAGAGTCATCTTGGTCTTCTGGCTTTGATTTTATAATACTTTGTATTAACAACCATGAATTCTTATTTTCCAGATTGATTGGAGATTCATCATTCCAAGTTATTTTGTAATCACTATCGCATTTATAATCAAAGCATTTTCCATCAAATGAATTGTCGTTATAAAACAAAATCGAAAATGACGAATCTTTTTTTTCTGTATTGATATTTCCATCAACACAAATGCACACTTGATCTATTGAGGCACCAACTTTGAACAGTTTGACAATTGATGCAATCTCATAATCATTTTTAGAAAAAACAATACAAGACGGAGAACCTTTCTTTCCAAATATTAAAAAAGAAGGTGTTGAAATTGATTTAGAGTGCGATGACCAATATTCTTTAAATTTCTGGGCAAAATTAAAAATATTTTTTTCTTCCGTGAAAATAAAATCAAACATAATCAACTCGGTGGTACTAAGTTCTGTAACTGTAAGCCAAAAGCCATAATAGCTGGATTAGTAGATTTGCAAGCCACAATAAAATCCCCAATGTCTAAAGCCAGATTAAGATCTAAATCGACATCAACACGATGCTTAATGGAAAATGATGGATCTTTAGGCTTATTTCTATTGTCTTCAAAATCATTATTTTTTTTGGATCTAGGGTTAAATTCATTCATAGTTCAGACCTTTCACTGTTACATATAAAAAATCAATATTAGGAAGTTTATCCTGCAACTCTACAGGAAGTTTTATAACATTAGATTCAGTAGCATACAATATGAAATTATCATTTTTGGAAATAAGCTTAATGAACATATCGTAATTAGGAATTTTTCCCGATGATATCACTAATGAAATACCATCATTGCACACTTCCTTTGAATGTTCAATAAATATTTTAAAAATTTCAGAATCAAGTTGGATATTCCACTCAGGAAATATCCAACTATCATTCTTTCTGATGATTGGAACCACAGCTAAACTATTACTCATTTAAACTCCAATGTTTTTTTATTACACTTACAGCCGTTTTAAACGCATGTGTAATGGTCATTTTTGAGTAAGGTCTTTTGGTAGAAGGATTAACCAATGATCTTGCAAGTTCTGACTTCCATCCATGCTTACCATTAAGGGAAGCGATGATACATTTACGCTCTAAATCTGATAGTGGCAAATTATCGATTTCAGAAACATTAAATGTAACTTCCGATTCATTTTGCCTTGCAACCGGATCAAACCTTAGACCATCAGAATCATACAAGCTCTCAACCACACACTTTGTGATATGACTATTTACATTTCTTCTTTGTTTGGAGTTAAGTTTTAAATCCTCAAAAACATCTTCTCTCGTTTTATTTGGATTTTGAAGCATATTTTGTTCAACTATATTCTTAAGCACATAATGCCTAGAAGGAGAAACTATAAGACGATTCTTATTGATATGGTGCGATCTATATCTTGAAGCAACCCTACGCAAAAATGAAGTTATTTCTTTAGTTTCATCCGTAAAGTAATAAAGAGCAAAGATGGACTTTAGAAACAATTCTTGCATGATATCTGCATCGCCATATGACCATTTGTACAGCAAAGGAATATGTCCTTCAATAACTGCAACTTCGATAGTCTTATTTCCTAATTCTGAGAATATTACCTTTTTAGGAATTAAGATTGTTTTGCGATCATTTTCAAATTCTGCAATTAAATTTTCTGGAATTTTATCAGTGTTTGGCTTATCGCTTAGTACTGACCATCTGAAAGCTACTTTTTCCTTACGAGGATAAAAAGATGACCATTTTTTCATTAATTCTGAGCTTTTCTTTATCTTTTCTTTTATGAAAGACTTATTTTCCTCAGAAAGAATATTATATTTGTAACTCATTGCTGCTTCAACCAACCTTTCTTGTTGTGATTGTTTACCGACTACAAACATAAGGTAAAAAGATTTGTCCGAAACTCAACCTGATCTTTTACCCTTACATATAGTTGTTCGTTGTTGCTGCCAATTTATTTCAAGAAATTTATCCTAATGATAAAAATTTTTGACAAATTGATTTTAAAAACTTATAAATAAAGCCATGAACATTATTCATTTTTTTGAGTGGGAACAGCCAGATATAATAAGCTTTGACTTTGACGATACTTTATGCTTAAAATATGGCGTTCCAAATGAAGAAATTGTTAAAATTCTCAAAAATTACCATCGTGAAGGCTGTACATGCATAATAGTAACCGCAAGGAATCATGAGCATGAATCAGAGGAATGGTGGCAAGAAAATCAACCAAATCGTACTACTATAATTAAATTCTTAAAAAAACATCAAATACCAATTGAGAAAATATTTTTCACCAACCATGAGCCAAAAGGCCCAATTTTAAAAAAATTAAATGTAAAATTGCATTATGACGATAAAGATGAAGAATTAGAAAGTGCCAAAGATCACGGCATAAAAACTATAAAAGTGGAATATAAGGAAGTTTAATGGAAAGAGTAAGTTTAATTGAAGGCCAAATACCAGTAGTTATTTTTGCTCCTCATGGATTTCAAGGCAATGATGAAAACACTGCAATTATCGCAGAAAACATTGCGAGGCAAATATCTGCATTTGCGGTCATAAACAAAGGATGGGAAAGAGCAGACACAGTTGACTGCATCAGAGATAAAGCTGATTGTAACAATGTTGATCATTGCCACACAGAAGTTGTTGATGAAGAAATACTAGAACCTATGCTTAAATTTACAAAAAAAGCAAAAGCCCTTGGTGATACAGTTTTTCTTTATAACATTCATGGAATGAGCAATAAGCATAGAAGTAAAATAAATGATAAGATCGATATGGTCATTGGCTATGGAGAGGGCAATCCAGCAAGCTACAGTATGGATATTTGGAGAAAAGATTTCTTTATGCATAGACTTTTAAGTTTTGGAATTAATGCATACGAAGGCAAATCTGGAGGTCCTTTTAGTGGATGGTCAAGGAACAATATGAATCAATTATTTCGCAAATGGAATTTTGACAATAGCGTACAGGCATTACAATTAGAAATAGCACATGAATTAAGATCAGATAAAGAAATGTGCATGTTATTTAGTGATTACTTGGCTACTTGCATTAGTGATCTTATTGGTGTGACTGATTTCGTACCAGATAAAAAATATAAAAGCTATTGATTTTTAATATTTCGATCAATGAAAGACTGATCTTCTGGATTTACAGTTATATTTTCTGGCTTTCTATTCAAAGACCAATCGTGATTTAAGAAAATGAAGTTTTTTTCTTGGTTGTTTTTTTCTATTATGGAAAAATTTTCATTAAAGCCTATTCCCAAGTTGTTTATTCTTTGAGAATTTTTTTTCAATTCTGCTTCGATATTTATAATTCTGCCAGTGATAGATTCATCTTTATTTACAATTGTACCAGTGACAGATTCATCTCCAATTGGTTTTTTGTTACTTTTAATTTTAAAATGTTCAACAATAAAATATCTAAATTTTTCATTTTTTTTAAAGAGAAGTCCAATTGACATAAAAGAAAGTGCAATAATTACAAAGTATAAAAAAAAATTACTTTTTTTCTTTACGATAATTTTTTTTGATTTATTTAATATTTCATTTTCAAGTTCTTTTTCCCATGATTCCATATATCCCCCAAATTATTTGTGCCTTAATAGGCTTTTATGTATAGATATGACCATATTGTTATAAATTTGACATTCATATTTTTTCTTATAAGAGAAAAGAGGCTCTAAATAAATTCCTCTTCTTATATTTCCAATATAATGTAGATTTTTTTTTGGACTATCATACATTGAAATTGCAATATATTTTTCTTTATCTTTATACACTGATAAATCACATCTTGTTTTGATGGCATCTTTGGATAAGCTTTTTATGTAATTTTGAGATTGATATTCTTGTGTGTTGATTTTGGTAGAAAGTTTCATTTTTTCTGCGTCTATGAGATTATGCAATACCTTTTTATCTCCGTATTTATTTTTTTCATAAATTTTTCTTATGTTGTGCAAATTTTCAATTGAAATATTTGAATGTCCTTTTAATCCATTGCATATTGAACACATAGTTTGATAATTTGAATGTCTATCTGTTCCTCCCACACACTTAGGTGTAATGTGATCTTTAGTCAAGAGGACAAGGCCATCTTGACTTTTAGCATAAAGATTAAAATGAGGAGTAACATCATTCAAGTTTTTTTCTAATATGACCTTTGTGCCTTCAATGCCACAACAAACACATTTATTGTTTTCTCTAAATAGAAAGTATCTCTGCGAGTTCATCTTTACAATGTACTCTTTACCTTGAAATGAAACTTTAAAATTATTGTTTGTTTTTTTTAATTTATCTAATATAAAAGACCAAGAATATTCCTTGATCCTTTGAATTTCTATATTATTTTTTAATTCTTCGACTTTTATTTCTAAATCAATATTTGGAAAATGCAAATCACGAATGGCATTGGTTAATTCATCAAATGCTTTTTGTTGAACAAATTCTTTAGATTCACCGCTTTTTATTGTCCATTTTATACTCGCCTTAATTTCATATTTCATTGAAACTCTTCATTCATATGATCTGCTTCGGCCTGACTGTATAAAAGCTCATAGACCATAAGACCACAATAGGCTGTAATCAATTTGTTTTTATTTATTTTAGAAAACGACCTAATCCATGTGCTTATAATTGGATTTACTTCTTCTATTTCTTTAAGTTTATTTTCAATATACAAAACATCATCAGCGTTTTGCAAATTTCCAATTAATGAAAATGTCGTTTCCTTTTTCACCACAGGCAAATACTTTTCCATTATCTTCCTTAAGGCAATATCTGAAGTACATAATCATTAAACACTTGTGCCATCTGGTGTTCTGGGAATGCTTTGCTGTAGTCATCCCTAGTTATTCTTGATGACACCAATTTGTTGTCTTTGAAGAAATCTTCAACTAGAGTTTTAACACCATCTTGACTAACGACCTTAAACCTAGCACCATCAAACCATTTATTGTTTTCGTTAATTGGAAAATAAGTCTTCTGTTTTATATCACCAATAAGACCAAGCTCCGTCAACTCTTCATCTGTAAAAACTAATTGAACATAAGCTTTATTTAACTTTCTGTACAAATGAGTTCCATGCCTTGATGAAAAAGGATGGCAACGAACAAATATTTTTGAATTATCATCAACGATTTGACGAATTTTATTTAAAACTTCAACTGGGTTTTCGGTATGATCTAAAACATCATAAAGCAAAACAAAATCGTAAGGAGCATTTTTTTTAATTTTTTCAAAGTCACTTGTCAATAAAAAGCTTTCTTTTTTTTCTTCCCAATTTAAATTGCCACTTTTCAAAATATCATAACCATGAGACTTAGTCGCCCCAGATGTAGAGGCATTAAGTGCAACATGTCCTTCGCCACATCCAAAATCCAAAAAGCTTTTATCTCTTAAATCCTGACTTAAATAAGAAATAATACCTTCGGCCCTATCAATTTTATCTTGTTCGTTCTCTTCACATATTAAAAAATCAGGGGCAGCTTGAGGCCATTCTTCTGACATAAGAAGTGATTTCAAAACATCAAAATCAGATTTTTTTTCTATTTCCGAGATATTTTCTATTTTTTGATCATTAGAAATTAAAGCAAGTTTTTTAAGTTGTGTCAGAATATCTTCAAAATTCTGAATAATTTTATCTAAGCTCATGAAATCCATCCTTTATAAAAGCCTACCTATTCTATAATAGAAATTATAAAACAAAATTTAAAAAAATTTCAACCTTAAAGTGATTGTAATTTTTGTTCTAGGCTTTTTTTCGAATGCATTTTAAATGTTGGATACATGTAGCTAAAAGAATTTTTAACATTATTGAAAAAATCATCATATTTAGCCTGAATTATAATATCGCCATCTACTTTAAGAGTTCCGGCCAAATGAGACATTCCACTATCTATTCCAAAAAAACCAGAAGATTCCATTAGTTTTTTTGATAGATTGATCAAATCAGAAAAAAAACACTCACGGTCTTTTATATAAGTTTTTGTTTCTGTTCCACCTATGCATATTGATTTTTTCTTCTCAAATGCCCTAAAAGCATTTCTTACATCATTATTCGTAAAACTTTTTCTAGCTTCTACTGATCTACACAAAAAATGAAAACATAAAAAGTCTTTTTTTTCTTTAACGCCATGAAATGTGTCAGGTAAGATAAATTTTTTCAATTTAATTTTTTTAAGCGTACTAAGTCCAAAGCATATATTCAAATAAGAATAAGGAAGATAATTTTCAAAAGAAACAGTATTAAATTCAGGTTTCCAAGGATGGAAATAATTACTCAAATAAATGTGACCATTATAATTAAATATTTTAAAAAGCTGAGAATAAATTTCAGGACTTTCTCCCAAAATTCCTATCTTTATGCCTTCTTGTATAGCCAAATTATACAAAATATTAAAACTTGTAATTATATCACCAAGATGCATAAACCGCAAATATACTTTACCATCATTTCGTTTCAATTTTATCATGGCTGTGAATTAAAATTTATTTTTCTTAAAATATTTTTTTGCTTGTCTCTTTGTTTGAGATAGTAACTTATTCCCTTTTTTATTTGATTTTCCTTAGATTCTCTCACATCTCCAAAAATTGCATAATTCTCCATTTTTATAAGCTTGGCCATATTATCTTCCCCGCCAAACAAACTAAGCTCTCTAATTCTAATATCCACCTCTTCACTTGCTTTTTTTTGAATTTCTTCCTCAGTCATAACAACAAGATCGACATCAATAGGCAAAGAAACCTTTCTGATATTTTCCCACATCCATACAGGAATAATGACCACATGATTAGTGTCATTTTTCAAAACCTCGACTTCTTCAAGTTGCAAATAGATATTATCAGCATCAAAGCACTGCTTGTATACTTTGTATCCTTCTCCAGAAGACAAATTTATCTTAGTCATGAAAATTCTCCTACAGACAAATTATAAGAGAAAATAATAACAATAAAAATATTTGTTTTTATTTTTATGGAATCTTAAAATTAAACAAATAACTTTTTGGTGAAATATAATGCCATACAAAGATAAAGAAGATTATAAAAAGTATCAAAAAAAATATCATAAAGATTGGTATGATATGAACAAGGAAAATAGAAAAAAACAAATAAAAAAAAGAAAAGTTGAAATCTACAAAGAAGTGGCCAATTTTAAATCAACCAATAAATGCAAGATATGCAAAGAATCAAATCCAGTCGCACTAGATTTTCATCACCTGTCTGATAAAAAATTTGGAATTCGTGCTGGTATCTCTTCTGGATATAACCTAAAAAAAATAGTGGATGAGATGTCCAAATGTATAGTTTTGTGTGCGAATTGTCACAGGAAAGAACATCACGACAAAAAGGAAAATAAAACCATAAACAATCGTGAAAAAATAAACAATTTCAAATCAATCAATAAATGCAAGATATGCAAAGAATCAAATCCAGTCGCACTAGATTTTCATCACCTGTCTGATAAAAAATTTGAAATAAGCAAAGTATCAAGCTCCAGATGTAGTCTTGAACATATAATGAATGAAATATCAAAATGTATATTGCTATGTGCGAATTGTCATAGAAAAGAACATTATGGCGAAAAATCAGAATCATCCCACTCGTAAGGAATAATCTTCCATGTGTCTAGAATTGTATAATCTGCTTTTAAATCCATTTCTGGATGCAACTGCCAACTAGTAATTCTAACACCTTGAACAGTAATTTTATGATCTTCCATCATCATGCACAAATTGAGTTCTATTCCCTGTTCATGCCAACCATCCATTTCTCGATCAGATGGCTCAATTTGAATAATTAAATGTCCTGTAATATCTTCTAATTGGTAACTACTAGGCAAAGGAAATTGCCCTGCATTCGATGGATAATCACCAGGGTCTTCCCAAATGTCTATTTCTAAAGATAAAGTATTTTCAAGAATTTTCATACGATTCCCATCAATGTAAAATTACATAAATATATTTTTGATAAGAATCACAAATCAAGATGACTTGTGATTCTTATTCGTTCAAAAATTAATCTGCGTTTGTACCAAGAATATCAGCAGCAGCAGCAATTTTTCGATTGCTTTGTTCGACTGGATTATCGCCAACCGCAAACTTTGGATATGCGGGATAAGATACTGGTCTGATTAAATTAAAGATTGCGATCAATTGATCCACACTCTTTGCGTATGCACAGACCCTTTCCAAAAATCCATCCCTAACAGTGACACCAGAATCACGATGAATAAGAGCGATCTTTTCATCATCGGTAAGACCTTCAATCGTTGTCTTTCCAGATGCCGTTAAAAATATAGCTAGCTTTTTACCAGCAGATTTTTCAATCTCAGTCGCTGGCACAAATTCCCTACCACTTCCATAATGACCAGTCAATAGATCAGTAATAGGGCGAACACCAATTACTGGATTTAAAATTAATTCGTTATTTACCAAAGATTCGGCATCATGCGGATGTAGGCCAGAATCAGTAAATGCCGAAATATAAACACTTTTTGCATCAAGTCCCTCAGCAACTTCTGGGAGCTTTACCTTAAATTTATCGGTAAACAACCAACTTGCGGTATGGTCAACAGTGTTATTTTTTTCAGTTTGTAGTTGGGGATTAGAAGGTCTTGATCTAGATTCAAAATATTTTATACAAAATTCTTGTAGACATATTTCATTCAAAATGTCTTTTGAATTTTCTAATCGCTGCATAACTGGTTCAGCTACAATTTTTGCAGAAATCCAACGAGTAAACACCTCTTGTGCTTCTTCGTCTAGGGATATTTTCCACTTAGAAGCCTTGCCCTTTACTGTTGGGGTGATTGGAGGGAGAGATGCAACTAAAGATTCTAAAACACTTGCTACAGATTCTGTAGTAGAAGATTTGGATACAGACACAGACTTTGTGGCTTTTTTAGCCATGATACATTACCTCATATTATAACCATTTGTTGCTCTGGCCCATTGCCATCGCTAAGGTCACTATATGGAAATAAATTTAAAAGTAAGGTGGGGAAAATATATTTTTCAAAAATTATTCGCAGAAATAAGAAGTGTTTGGTCTGCCATTAATATCCAAGACTGCAAAAAATAAGCATTTGGCAAACTTTTTTGTTCCATTTCTCGGAGTAAAACTTTTGCATCCTCGTTTATTTTATTTAACTTTTCATGATTGTTATTCAATTGAACAAGGATTTTAATGTTATCTACCAAATCATAATATTGAAGAATTAAAGATTCGTACATTTTTTTAGGTTCTAAGTAGAAATATTTCAAAATATTTTCGACACAATCATTTGAATGTAGCTGTCCATTTGAATGGTGTAACCATCCAGCGCACATTAAATCTACTTTTTCATTTGGTTTTAAATTTATATCATATGCAGCCTCCTGTGTCATGGAGTACAAATGATTTTTTAATGGGATGTTTCCAAAAAACACATCATCTTTATGTAATTCTAAAGACTCATACTTTGATTTTCTAATATCTTGATTTATAAAATATTCCTGAACAAAAACCTTACATTTTCTACAAATGCCATCGCCAACCAAATCATTTTGACTTTCATTGTAAAAATCATGATTACAAGATTTTATTTTTTGAAAATTATCATATGCATCATCCTCAGCAATTTCAATTTTCTTACCTCTTCCTGTAATCCATATTCTTGGCCTTTGCCATTTTTCAAGTATAAATATGTTTGGTAAATTTATACTTTCTGGGATTTGTATATTGGCAGCAAATAAATACTTGTCTTTTTTATCTTTTTTTGAATAAAGATTTTTATACTTCAAATAATTTATTTCAGATTCTTTTATCTTAACAATCGCATCTTCGCCCCAATCTTTGGAGCTTGAATATTCAATTTCTGTTTTATTAGAGTACATTTTTACAATCCGTGTTCCTTACAGTTTCACGCATAGAAATCAAAAATTTCTCTTTTAACTGCCTTACTCTTTCCTTCGTTATTTCCAATAAACCGCTTATTTCTTCAAGATTTTTTCTTTCTTTTCCATTAATTCCAAAATAATGCTCAATGATTAAAATCTGCCTATTGATATCTCTTGTATTAAGTCTTTTTTTTGCAGTTTCAATAACACGATTGATAAATATTGCATTTTCTTTTTGATGCACTTCTGATGTAAGGAATATTTCTGCCGAATTTTGAATTTCTGTTTGATTATCGTCAATACTATAAAATTCATTTTTTTTATTTTTTTTAAGATTAATCATTCTGAAGAAGTTTTTACGGAGAACCCAAACACAATATGTACTAAACTTATTTCCAAGAGTGTAATTGAAATAATCAACAGATTTTATCACATCCATATAAGCATCTGACAAATAGTTATCCAGATTGCGTTTTTCTCTATAACTTTTAAAATCGTTTTTCAAAATGTGTGTTGCCAAACGAAAATTAGAACTTGCTATCTTGTTACGCAAATCATATATTTTAATTTGGAGATTTTCTATTTTTTCTATTTTTGTTTTGATTGATTTTTTGCAATTCAATTTTTCAATTAAATTTTTAGCTTTGAATTTGAGAAAATTAAGTTGTTTAAAAAGATGATATTCTTGTTCCCTCGTTAGAAGAGGCTCTTCGTAACAAGGTCTCATTTCTGGTTGTTTGTTTGTATTTCTAAGATTTAAAACTTTCTTTGATTCCAAATCGAATTTATGTTTGTCTGGTATATCGCCTAATATTTTTTTACTTGTAATCTTTTTATCAAAATCAACATGATGAAAATACTTTAAGTTTGTCTTTAATATAGATTCTTTCCTTTCTTCAATCGCTTGCATTTTTAGACCTCTAAATTATAAAAATAAACATGATTTATTTTAATTTATAAATTTTAATATTGCAAGATAAATCTATTACAAATCTTCCATTTCCTTTTTTATTTTATTTCGTACAAGATCGGCAGATGATTCTAGTATACTTATAGATAAAGCTGGCGGTATATTAAAGCAATCTACTAATATTCCATTAGTAGATGTTTTTATTATAATTAAAGGTGTTTCACGATTTTTAATTTCTTCAAAAAACTGATCCATAGTCGCCAATTCTAAATACTCTTGCAATGTTTTTTGCTGATAGTTTCTAAGTTTTCTATTTTCTGTCATTAGAATTGAAAGTAACAAATATCCAATCGATAAACCAAATATGAATAATGCTATAAGAATTGTTAGTAAAATTTCCATCAATCACCTTATGGGCCAAAAAAATCCAGCTTCTTTGCACCCGCTTACATCTTTTTGATAAAAATAAGCTTCGGCAGTCTTCCTGTATAATTTAGTAAGAGTTTCATTAAAAAGTGGCAAATTTACAATTGTGATTTCATCCAATAGAATTTCACGCCTTTGAAAAACATTGTATTCCACCCCTTCAATATCATCTAAAACACGCAAACATTCTGTATCTACTTCGTATAATTCCCCATATATTTTTTTACCAGCGAATTTATCTTTCGACTCGACCAAACATGGATACGAAATTGTTTTAAACATAAAATATTGCCCGATTGTTTTAGCAATTCCTATGTATCTTTGTTCTTCCAAAATATAATGCCTTGAATGGCCATTTTTTAAGGTTCCATAAACAAAAATCAAATGATAATCTTCCATAATTTGCTACCTTTCAATGAGACTTACTTTATGTTCATAAAAAGATAAACAAAAATTACAAATTAACTCATGATTATAATTTTTGTTTTCTATAAAATCATGAACGAGCCATTTGGCGTATATTCTACGAACCTGCTCCCAAAACATTTGAGGTGCAAATATAAAACCAACATCATAAACAAGCCTTTCTTGAAAATATTCATAGAAATAAACTTGTTTTAAAATGTTTACTATTGGAAAAACCAATAATTTTTTATCTTCTTGAAAAACCTCATTGACAATAATCCTATCTTTAAAGTCAATATTTTTTATATCTTTATACGAATCTGTTAATATCACAGGATCTTTTGTAAAACTTAGTGTCTTGTAAATGTCATCCACTATTGTTGGTATTCCTTCGATTTCTGAAATCAAAGGTTCAACACCAAGAATGGCAATCTCATGACCTTCATCCTTGTATTGATTCATCCAATCATAAGACTTATTTTTTATATAAATACTATATATTTTCATATTTTTGTACCACTTGTTCTGTTGTGTTTTTCAAACCTTTTTAATTAACATTTCATCAATTGTAATTGAATTAGAGTCATTGTCGGAAGCGTTGAACATTATGTCGCTCATGAAATTTTCCACAACCGACCTTAAAGCTCTTGCCCCTGTTCCCTTTTTAAAAGCCACATTTGCAATTTCTTTTATTGCTCCATCGGTAAATTTCAAATCAATATCATCATAAAAAAATAATTTTTGATATTGTTTTAAAATTGAATTTTTAGGTTCAGTCAAAATTGAAATTAAATGGCTTTCAGTCATATGATCCAAAGCAACTTGTATTGGCAATCTTCCTACGAATTCAGGAATCATTCCATATTGTATAAAATCTTCATCAGTGACGCTTTTAAGAATTTCATGATCTGAATTTTCAACACCTGTTGAATTTACAAATCCAATTTTACTTTTTCCAATTCTTCTTCTGATTGTATCTTCAATACCAACAAAAGTTCCGCCACATATAAAAAGTATGTTTGATGTATCGACTTGTATAAAATGTTGCTCTGGATGCTTTCTTCCTCCTTGGGGCGGAACATTACAAACTGTTCCCTCTATTATTTTAAGAAGTGATTGCTGAACTCCTTCTCCACTCACATCTCTTGTTATCGACATATTCTTTGATGTTTTGGCTATTTTGTCTATCTCATCGATGTAAATAATTCCCATTTGTGCCTTATCAACATCATAATTTGTTTCACGAAGAAGTTTAACTATAAGATTTTCAACATCTTCTCCAACATATCCAGCTTGGGTAAGGACTGTGGCATCTCCGATAGCAAATGGAACTCCAAGAAATTTGGCCAAGGTTTTTGCGAGTAATGTTTTTCCACAACCTGTCGGCCCTAAAAATAAGATGTTGGATTTTTCTATCGTTACATCTTGAAGTTTTTTTGGAATTTTCGATTGATTGGTCTTATCGTTTATGCGTTTATAATGGTTACAAACAGCAATTGCCAACAGTTTTTTTGCTCGATCTTGACCTATAACATGTTGATCTAAAAATTCGACAACCTTTTTAGGACTAATCTTTTCAGAAAATTGAATTTCTTTTTTTAATTTTGATGACTTTTTAAAATCATCGGGGTTTGCAGTGGACAAAGATACATGCATTAAATTTATACAATTCGAACAAATGTAAGCCCTATCACCTTTTTTTCTTCCATTTCTCGGCCTTGCCAATGATGCACCCTCAATAATAACAGCATCATTCTTTTCGCAAAACTCACAATAAAAAACTTTAGACATTCAACAATCCTCCGTGAAATAAAAAAATATTATACCATGAACCTTAACATCAAGCAATATTTAAGATTTTAAAAATCTATGAGACCATCTTTTTTTTATAATTTCATGATTATGAGTAAAGCTAGACTCACAATCAATAGTTTTCATGACTTCTTTAATCGTTTTATTTTCATGATGTGTTACCAATCCAAGATGTAAAGCGTAAATTCTTTCCTTGAATTCTGTCAGTCTTAAAGAAAAATCACTGTCTTCACAATAGGCAAACTGTAAATGTTCTTCGTCAAACAAACCATATTTTTCATAAATAAATCTAGGAATACAAAAGCACCAACCACAAATGTAATCAATATCGCTGCCAAAATTAAAAATTGTTCCTTTACCAGATTCGTTTATTTTTCCACCAAGATATCCAACTTGTGCATAGCCATATTGTTGAATTTGACCAATCATTGCCTTATCCCAGTTTGGCAACACTTCGGTATCAGAATTCAATAAAATTGCATATGGATTTTTAGAAATTTTCATCAATTCATTGTTTGGCTTGATGAAACCAATATTTTGATCATGATGAGAACAAATTATGTCTTTTTGACTTTCTATCCAACTTTTTGTTTCTTGATCTGAATTATTATTCCAAATATAAATTTGATAATTTTTTGTATTTTTTCTAATTGATTCGACACATTTTTTAAGATAAAAAAGCTGATTGTGGACAATTATCAAAATGTCTTTGGAAACATATTGGTAATTTGACATGCAATCCAACTCTGCTAGAATCTTTTGACTGTATCTTTCGATTCTAAATATGACATCATTCATACACCAATTATAAAAAAAAAGCGTAGAAAAATCTACGCTTTTTTAAAATTAATATGTGAATTAATTTTTCAATTCTTTTAACAAATTGATAAATTCAAGCAGTTTATCAATTCCGCCAACCTTTTGGGCAAAACTTCGAAGCTCAATCAAAATCGAACCATAATTTTGCAAATCAATTGAATTGTTTTCTTCCTGATTTAATTTTCCAATCTCTTTGGAGCGTATAGCATAAATATTAACTTTTTTTATGTCAATATTTAAATCCTTAAGCCTTTGTATCATTGTGTCCTTCCAATCTTTTGGTGGATTTTCTGATACGGCTCCAATTTCTTGCAATATTTGCCTAACGATTTTGCTTTTATTTCCGACAGTGTCTTTTTGCATGTTACACCTATACTGCAAAATACAAGATTTCGCCATTATCTCTTTTTTGCTTAAGGTCTTTTGCCTTAACCAATTTGTTTACTGCTTGATAAACATTATTGGCAAAGTTTTTAGCATCGCTCTTGTAGCCAAGTTTTTGAGCTACACCAGCTACTTCTTTCAAAGATATTGGCTCCTTTGATTCATGTATAATTTTACATACTAAAGAACCCAAAGACATAGGCTTGTCATTTTTTGCGACAATTTCTTTTTTTGCCTTATTGTGCTTAGGAGCAAGTGAATTATCTTCTTGATTGCAAGATTCCAAAACTTGCGATGTCGAAATCGATAAAACTGCCGTTGTTGAAGATCCATTTGAAAGAGATGCCAATCTACTTTCAAAAACTGTAACTTCTTCAAGCTTGGAAATAAGACCATCAATAAATTCTCGCTGTTGTTTGAGAGCAGCGATTCTCTCCAGTGTGTTAACTGACATCATGAACTCCATAAACAAAGTCATTTTTGTAATTGATCTTAAAGCAATGACTAAATCTTTACGATCATTTGTCTACAATTTAACTTACTGAAATGTTTTATCATCGTAAAGAGATTTAATAAAAATTATTTATACGATTAAAAAATAGTCATACAAGCTCTTTTATCAATAAGCTGTAAATCGTAATTAACATTCGTAATAAAAGGAATTAAACATGCTTGTACTTAGTAGAAAAAAAGATGAAAAGATTATACTAAAATGTCCTGATATGCCTGACATAAAGATAACCATTGTTAGGATTGACAACAAAAATAGAGTACGCATTGGAATTGAAGCCGACAAAGACATAACTGTTCTACGATCTGAGTTAGATCGATCAATTATAGATAGCAACGATTAGAAATTTTGATTTTTTGCAAATACTTTAAAAATTCTTCATGCGAATACGATTCCACGATAACTTTATCAGAAATCAAATCTGCTTCAGATTCGGATAAGGATAGTTTGCTTTTTAATTTTTCGACAGTGTAGTTCTTTTTTCTGGCAATCCAAGCTGCCGATAACAGTCTTGATTGATTGCTAGAATCAAATAAATTAGAACAAGAAGTGCAAATGCAAATTCCATCCACTAGTGGATGGGATAGACTTTGACCGCAATTAGGACAGACATAAATCATCTCAATAATATTTATGCTGGAAAAGAAAAAACCCCATCATAAAGATGGGGTTTTTACAAAATAAAGAATTTTTACTTCTTATCTTGCTTAGAAAAACACTTTTTCAAGACTTTGTAACAATTTTCTTCGCCATCATGTATAGCTTTGGCTATTCTAATGGCAACCATTACAACATCTTTCTTGGGAACTTGCTTAGGTATGCAGAACAAAGGGTCTTCTTCAAGACAATTTGCATCATTTTTATAAACCTTGGTAAGATATCGAATATAATTTTCTTCTATTATTTGCTGCTTTAAAGCCTTTGGTTTGGATTCTTCAGCATCCTCACCATTTACCAGTTTTGAAGCGGCATCAATATCCTTTCCTTTGGTTGAGTTTTTATTTTCACGCTGACGAGAAACAGCATCTGAAACCTTTAAATTGGCCACATCCAAATTAGCCTGTGCAATTTCGATCTCAATTTCATCGTTTTGATCTGCCAATTGAATTTCTACTTCGGCAATTTGCTTTTCCTTAGTAGCCCTATTCAATCTTCGAGCATCACGCATGGTTTTCTGTTCATTTCTACTTTCTGCAATTTCATTCGCAGTTTCACGAATTTGACTTCTTTCTTCAACATCGTCAATTTCTGCTAACTTTATCGCAGCAAGCCTATTTATTCTGCCTTCAAGCAAGTCGTTTAAAGTAGAAGGATCAAGCTTTTTTACGAGGTGATCAGTATCACGAAGCCAAAGCTTGTTTTTTTGAAGAATGCTCAAAATTTGATCATCTGTGGCCTTGAATTTACGCAATTCCATCAGCAAGGCAACATCATGACCATCATTTAAATTCTTACGGCAAGCATTTTCCGAATATGAATATGCTAAAGCATCAAGATCGCTATCGGCATTATAAATCTGACATATTACATCTTTATAAACTTCGTCAGCAACCTTCCAAGCATATTCTTCTTTTCCATTATCGCCCTCAACAATACAAGATGGATCTCTAACCATTTCATGTTTTTGTATTAGTTGCGACAACGCACGATATCTCCTATCTCCACCAACCAATTGGATTGATTTGGTTTCATGGATATAGCGACAAATCAAAGGAACCATCATGGTTTTATTTTTAATATCCTCTTTCAAAATCTTTGAAAGATCTGCATCAATAAGATCATTCTGGCCAGATTCGGTTATCAATCTAGGATTATAAAATTGATAATTACCTGCTGATTGATCGGCTTCGGGAACCTCAATCAGATTGAAAGGCACCAAAAACAAAGTTCCATGAAGATTTTTAACACTTTCGGGCAAATCAAAAGACATAGACAAACTCCTTAATGAGATGATGACTTCCATTCCAAGGCGAAAAATATCAGAAATTAAAATCCCTGTCAACAGGTTTACGACAACAATTTAAATAATTTTTTCGTAAACCATATGACCCAAATTATCCAAATTAACCAAACTTCATATTTTTAAAAAATGAAATAGAATTATGATTAATTTAGACTTAAATTAGAATAATTAACTTCATAGGTTCAATTTACCTCGTTATCAACGAAAGTAAAATTGATGATTAAATTTACATTTTGTTGGCGTTAAATTTTTCGGAAAAGTCATTGGTTGGATTAAATTCTTTTGATTCTTTTGATTCTTTTGCTCTAAAAACAAAATCATTACAATGATTGCAAATAACATTGAAATCATTATCAATCGAATAATCACGATCTTTCAAAAACTTTTTACAATTTGGACAGCTTCTTGCCTTTGACATCTATTTCACCTAATTTTATAGCATCATAAACTTCTTGCCTATGGACAGGTATTTCACTTGGGGCTTCTATACCTATTCTAACTTTGCCCCTACCAACCTCCACAACAGTAATAATAATATTATTGTTTATCACAAGACTCTCATTGATTTTTCTCGATAATATCAGCATTTCATATCTTCCTTGAAAAAATAAATTGATCTTTAATTACTATAATTTAAATTTTAAATAAAAACAAGTCTTAATCAAAACAAAAAAAGGCAGCAGGATTACCTGCTGCCTTATCAAAATATATATTTTGATTATGCGAACAAAGATTGGCCACAAACTGTAACTGCTGCTACATAAGCACCAGCACGACCATTGCATGTACCAGAAGCAATGTTTGCTCTGCTACACTGGGGGTAAAAAAATCTCCAAGTAACATTAGTATATGTCGAATCACTCTTTTTGCAACGAAACATGATTCCTCCATTTTATAAAATGAGAAGCGAAATTCAGACAACAATATTTAGAGTTGATAAATATTTATTTAAAGAATCTTTAAAAACATCATGGTCTTTTCGCAAAATTTCTTTCGATTTTGGTGACAATGTATTTATAGTTCCTTTGCCATCATGATGAATCCAGCTATTTCCAGCTATGGCTTGTTTAAAACCATTTTTATTCATCGTCAATGCATATTCTTGTGATTCACATCCAGCATACTTGTACTCTTGAAAATAACCGGAAAACTTAAACAAATCCCTATGACAAATTGAACAAAACATTGGAAGATATTCATTAATGTTCAAAATATAATCCTCTGACTTTTGTTCTTTTTTCGTCTCAAGATGCCTAAGATCATCATTGAAGCAATTACTTCTGGCAGATACCATCTTTACATTTTGAGATTTTAATCTTTGCAAACACGATCCAATATTTGTCAGCCAATTTGTATCATCTGGAAGGACATCGGAATGCAGGATACACACATATGGAATCCATGGATTATTTGAATTTTTTAATGCGTAATTTACAGCAGCACCAAATCCTTGGTTTTCTTCTTTTTGCAAGCAATTAAGGCCAGCAATTTTCTTCTTAGATAAATCTTTTATGAATGATTTATTTTTTGAACCATCATCAACCAATGTCACTTGATACCTATTTGTTCTTATAGTCGAAAAAATTGCTTCTAACAATTTGGCAACAGACGAATAAGTATTGTAAAAAGGAATGATGATTTCTACAGATTTCATATTTCTTGGATCTATGCTAGAAAAACCATCCATTGCAATATCATATTTTGTAACCTTCTCTTTTTCTTCTGTTTCTAAATCATCCATTTTTAATTTCCTTTGTAATATCTTTCAAAATAGAATTAAAATAATTCATTTCTAAAATGCAATAATAATTTGATTTTTTATCTTCTACAGCTTCTTGAAGTTCTTTCGAGTTTTTGGAAAATTCAAGGACATGAACGGAACAATTAAAATTTTTATCTTCATTCATTCTTAAAATGTTTTTGTACGCATAGGTGTTATTAGGTTTGAATTTATTGGTACAAACAAAAATAATTTTTTTGCAACCCTCTTGAGATCCAACACCAAATAAAGTATCTCTAAATGATTTTTCAAACAAATCATTGTCCTTTATCTGATAAGAATTTAATTGAGCTACACTTTCTCCATGAGTAGTCGGTAATTTGGAATTCCCAGAAACATAAAGCTTTGAACTGCTTCCAATATTTGAAAAAAAATCCATAAATGTTTTTTTTATGAATTTAAGACCAGAATCTTTATTATATGTGAAATCATGTATATCAAAAACAATCCCAATGTATATCTGTTTTTCAAATCCATCAATCATTTTTGTTCTCCATTATACTATTTAATAGTAGAGAAACAAAGGAACAAAAAATGGAAAATAGAGAACAAATAAAGCAATATATTAAAGCTTGTGAACATATGATTAAGTTTTTCACCAAGTTTCTTGATACTGATACGCTTGGTATTAGATCTTTATCAAAAGAAGATAAGCTGAAAGAATTGACTGATTTAAGGTACGAAATCAAAAAAGATACTTGGCCAGAAGCCGAAAGTCCAAAACTTACACAATCTCAAAAAAGTATGAAATTATTTGGAGAATTAATTTCTACACCAGTTAAAAATAAAAATATATTAGAATTTGGATGTTGTGATTGTGATTTATCATCATTGTTAAAAAGTAAATTTGGAGCCAAAACTGTTGTTGCTTTCAAATTAGATGATTGTCAGTCTACAGACACCAATCTTTTAGACCCAAATGTAATTTTCACAGACAATTTCCGTGTCGCCCAACAGATAGCTCCATTTGATATTATCATTCTAAATGATGTTATTGATCATTTAGAAAAGCCAGTTTTCTGGATTAAACAATTAGCAAAAATGCTTTCTAAAGAAACAGGAAGAATGTTTGTTCGTTGTCATCCATGGCTATCAAGAAATGGAACACACCTATCACAACAAATGAACAAAGCTTTCTTGCATCTCATATTTTCAGATGATGAATTGGGAACTCTAGGTGTATCCAATAAATTCACAAGAAAAATAACCGATGATATGGATTCATATAAAAGATTTTTTGAAGAATCAAATTTAAAAGTTTTAAACCATAAGATTTACACCAAATCAATAGAAGTGTCATTTCTTAAAAACCAAGTTGTTTTAGAAAGAATTAAAAAGTTCACCAAAATAGATAAAAACTTATTAGAAAAATTAGAAGTAGAGTTTATTGACTTTGAATTAAAGGCGTGAATCTATTTTTCATCGTTATCATTATCTAATTCGATCATCCAATAAGCCACACCTAAAAAACTTTCCCAATCTTTTATTTTATAATCACATCTCAAAGCATTCATTTTAGGCTTCTTAGGTACTTTTAAAAGTTTCATATTGGCTTGTAACGGATTTCTATTCGCTTTTTTGGTGTTACACTTTACACAAGCTAAAACGCAATTTTCCCAAGTGGTCAAACCGCCATGACTTCTAGGAATAACATGATCTATAGATAATTCTTCTGTGCTAGGCTTCTGACCACAATATTGGCACTTGTATTCGTCTCTTTTGTAAATTGTCTTTCTACAATAATGAACTTTTTTTGCTGGAACTTTATCGTATCTTGTAAGCTGAATAACTGATGGTATTCTGAATGATGCATTTACACTTCTAAGCTTTTCTTCATCGTCTTGTGGTCTTACTTTAGACCAATCTTCCCAAGTAAGAGTTTGAAATCCGTTGGCACAATCTACAATTATAGCTTTTGGCTCACCATCTTTATGTTCACTGAATAATTTTATTAGAGCTTTTTCAAGCGTTAGAATAGTAATTGGTCGCCACGACTTGTTTAAAACTAAAACTTTTCTATTTTGTATCATATTGTATCTATAATTTTAAATCACAATTAGACCATTCTTTAATTCTAATTCTTGCCAATTTCATGGCATCTTCAAACCATTCTTTAGTTTTCTTAAAATGAGGAGGACTATACATTTTTCCAGATGTGTAACTTCTAAAGTGATCTATATTGGAATCATTGGTTCTTTTTTCATTTTCTTCATGTCCAATTATAATTGTTTCAATATTATTTTTTCTTAATATGTAATTACCAAGTATTTCTGTATCTGGCCAGTTTGGTCTCATTGGATCTGGCTTGTAATCAACAATATTATATTCATTACAAAGTCTACGCAAACTCCACGCAAAACCAATTTTATCCATGGTTTTCATGTGATACATGCTTGCAGTGTGTGAAATCATACCTCTCCAATCATCATGCTTTCTTGGAGTTATTTCATAGCCTACGACTGGAGTTTTCTCATTACATATATTCAATAAATAATCTATAAAATCATTACGCTTTAAAAATACATCGGCATGTGTGGCAAACAAATATGGAGTTCTACATAATGTCATAGCCAAATCCATAGCCATGGCTGGGTAATCACTTGGATGCATAACTCCGTTCAAAGCAATTGTATGAACCTCTACATCCTCATCTCGAAGATCCAATACACTATCCAAATGATCGCTTCTACTTCCAGTATCAATGATCATGATGTATGGTCTTTCTGTTTGCAATCGCAACAACTCAATGCAAGTCCTCAATGTTTCTGATGTATTCAAGCAAGGTATGACCGCTGTTGCTTTATATTCCCAAGGCTTTTTATCACATGATCCTTCCCATGGAGATTTTATGGTTAATTCGCCATAAGATGGAGATGTTTCAAATTTGCGAATCTCTACTTCTTCCCAATTATTTTCAGTATCTAGCCAAATATACTTTCTATCTTGGCTAATTTTCTTCTTCTTTTCTGGTGTTTTTGCCCATCTAGAATCGGAAATTTTCATAATTTTATTCATTTAAATATATTCCTCGCAATAACTAAGTAAGCAATTGTTTTTTATTATAAGAGAAGGCACATTATGTTGACAAATTTTTATGAATGGATGAGCTTTAGACAAGCTGTAGAAGCACCAGAAGGCGATTATGCCTTTATAGGAACATACAACAATGATCAATTCCCAAACTTGAAAGAAACAAGCCAAAGAATTGAATTGGATGCCGCATTATCCTTAATTCCAAAATCTTATCAAAATCAATTTTCTAACATGGAAACCATTCATGCTGGGAAGTCGCAAAATGAGAGCAATAAAGATGTTATTTGGATTTCTAATCAAGATCAAAATATTACTTTTTTGTTCGAAAAAAGATAATTATTTTTTAATATGAGTTATTGAAAAAGGATAGTTATCCTTTGCTGTATAAAACTTCTTAATTGGCTCTGGTCCTGATATATGTCTTATATCAAATGGGGCTTTAGTGCCATTATTGCCATCGCCATAATTCTTTGGCTCTCCTGGTATGTGCTTAATACTAAATGGAGGGCCATCACCGTTATCGTAAAGCCTATTGTCCAAACTAATATACAAAAGAGCATCAGCAGAACTAGGCAAATATGTTTGCAATGGGTAAAGTCCAATGCCTCCATACCCTAGAGGGTACAAACCAGTTTTTCCAGATGTTTTACCTTCATTGATTTTAAACCAGTTTTTAAACGAAAAATCTTTCATATATTATTTATGCATGAAACAAAAAAAAAGGAGCGTTTTTCAACACTCCTTGGTTTGACAATTTTTAACAACAAAAATTACTTAGTGCTAGGTGCAACGACTTTTGGCTTTTCTGCACCCTTTGGAGCCTCTGCTGCTTTAGCAGGTTCGGTAGAACACCCACTAGAGCCACAAGAGCTACGACCATGAAGCAGTTTTGCTCCACAACCAGAAGTTGTAGTCTTGCAAGAAGTTGTGGTCTTGCAAGAAGAACCACATGACTTACTTCGCAACTTGCCACCAAGCAAACCGCCACGACATCCTGCTTCAGCGGAACTTACACTAAAAGCAACTGCCAAAACCAAAACTGAAAGATACTTCATCTTTCACTCCTTTGAAAAAAAGTAGGAAACAAACTAACCACAAACAATATACCAAACACTTAAACGAAAGTAAAATGAATTTCTATTTTTTTGTATAAGGAAACCATATCCTAAAACAAAAACCAAATAATAAATTCATTTTAAGTGCCTGTGTAAAAGTAATTTCGGTCAATCTTCCTTGTGTTATTTCTGGTATTAAAGAATTCCACAACCACCAAACTGGCAAGGTTAATATGACAGCGTAAATAATTACCAAACACACAACAGCAATGCTAATTGCAAAAATTTGCTTAATGTTAAACTCATCAGACATAATTTGATACCTCTAGTTCTTTTATAAAATAGTAATTCTTTTATATTGTTTAAAATCAGTGTATTCAAATAATTTTTTCTGTATTTGAATTTGCCATAGTTTTTGATTTACACGAAAACTTTTTGTATAGCTCTTATCGTGTTGCCTGTAATAAAGTAAGGATTCTGGCATATTGTGCAATATCTTATCGTTTTGCAGCATTCTAATCCAAAGTTCATAATCCTCAACTATACAATTTGGAGATTCGTCATACCCACCAACATCTAATACAGATTTTTTTTTAAACAAAACTGTTGGATGGTTTATAAACCAAAGGCTTGAATTGGCGATTTTTTTAGTGATTATATGAGGATGATCTGTTTTGTTCTTTAGTATCCATCTTGTATTATTTGCGACCATAAATGTAAGATTACTTCCAACCAAATCAACATTTGGATTTCTTTGCAAATAATCAAATTGCTTAAAAAGTCTTTTTGGAAGAGAAAAATCATCTGCATCCATTCTTGCGATCAAATCGAATTGTGATTCTTGTATCCCTTTATTGCAACCAAAAGAAATGCCAAAATTATGTTTAAGATGAATTACTTTTATATTGTTGTTTTTGTGAAAATAACCTAATAAACTTTTTGTGTCTTTGGAATTTGATCCATTATCCACAATAATTACTTCTATTTTTTTAAATGTTTGATTCAAAATAGAATCAACGGCTTCTTTTAGCCAAAAAGAATTAGTATTACATACTGGTATCACTACAGATATCATACTTAGCCTTAATTTAAAGAAGCCCACCACAACATTATTGTAATAGGCTTCTTTTTGCATATAATCTTAAAATTAAGATTAAACAATAAAATCAAGATCGGCAACGGTTGCAACAGTATCGGTGAAAGTTCCACCATCTAAAATGCGACCTGCCATTTTAAACTCACCGCCTGAATGAAAATAAATCCCATGAACGGATCGTTGAATTGAGTTACCACCAGTAACAGATGTATCCAAAGACCCTTCAGTTCCAAGATTCACCAAAGCTGGTGATAATTCTACAGTATAAGTAGCCATAATTTTTCTCCTTTTGCAAAAGTAAACTACTAAAATATATAACCTTTTAAAGCCTATTTTGATTTTAAAAGTGTGTCTTTTGGTGAGAATTAGTTTTCGACCAACTTACCTTCAAAAGCCAATTTAGAGAACAAATAAGGGAATGCACTGCTTGTTGAGTGAAGTATAGCTAGGTCTTGACTGTATTCAAATACAGAAACATCTTCAGTATCAAAAAATGAATTTTTTATTTTATTTTCAAGAACAAAAAGATTACATGCAACTTCTTCTCTATTTCTTCCATCTTCTCGTAACGCATACATCATATCTGACATTGGGTGTTTTTTGTACAGTAGATTATTACAATACTGCAAAACCTGCTTTCCGTATTCTTTTAGTAAATTACCCTTCCAAAAAACTACGCCAGAATTAAATGGCATTAATGTTTGTTTCTCTAAATTGTCACCATTAAAATAGATAAATCGCATTTTTTGCTTAGAAATAGTTCCATTGTTAATCCCAACTAAAGGACAAGCTACAAATTCATAATTAGAATATTTTTCGAAAATGAAATCAATTGATCTGAAACAGAATGTGTCTACATCTAAAAGAATTGCGTCATCAAAATCATAATTCTCAAATATGCACCTTTGTATGGAAACATAATTTTGTGATTTGTATGGAAGATCATTAATTTCTATAAGATTTATGTCCAAACTTTTAACAAGGCTGAAAATGTCTTCTTGGCGAAATAACATAAACCTTTTCGTATATTCTGGAGATATATCTTTAAATAACTTATTTGTTTGTTCCCAAGAATCTTTATTTAGGTCATTTACATAAAATAAAGTAATTGGGATTTTTGGATTGTGCTTTCTAAATGTTCTAACAGAAACACTAAACATAGCATTGTAAATTGGATTTTCATTTAAAACATAAACACAACACTTGTTGTTCATTGGTCAAACCTACTGCCATTTTTTATGAAAACAAATTTAGTCACATAACAATCATTGATCTGCCAATAGCAGCCATCTTGATTGAATTTTGAATTTACGACTTTATAATTTGCTCTCAAATAATATTCTTCGTCAATTTTTTTAATCAAATAAACCTTGGAATAAACCCAACCATCTTTATCAATCGAGCTAACCATGCCAAGGCCAACATACTCATCCTTCCAATATACTGGTATAAATCCTTTTGATTTGATCAATTTGTCGATACAGTTATAATTAATCAAGACATGATTTGAACTGATCGCATCTGCTTTCAAAAATGGAAGATCAATTGCTTTATCTTTATCAGCATAAAATACTATAAAGCAAAACAAAAGATTAATCATCATGATAAGAATCCAATGCTACTGATTTAGAATTAGTGCCATTTTTTTTAACTTCACTTTCTTTTCTCTCAGAACACTTTGAGCAAAATCTAATCGTAAACTTATCAGGGCTACGAAATTGTTTATTGCACCAACCCAAACAGTTTACGATACCGCTTCTATCCATGATGTTTAATTTGCTTTTCATTGTTATCTCCTATTTTTGAATAGTACCAAAGTTTTTAAAATTCTTCAACAGGTTTTGCAAATTATTATTTCTATCTGTTTTAGCTTTCATGACATTTGATATTTCATCCATGCTCCAAGGTGTTCCAAATGAAATATTTGGCCTTAAATTATCAACACCAACATCCATGGTTAGATTGTTGCCTTTAGATAAAGAAATGACATCAATCAAACGATTTACAGTATCATCATTTTGAGAAACATTTAAGATAGATGCAAAACTATCTCTATATAATTTAGCATCACATTCAAGTACCATTCCATCATCTTCTGGAGAGAGAAAGCCATGTGTATGACCATAAAGCATCCAAGAGCCATAAGATTTTTTATCCCATGATCTACAAGGATAATGAAAGGTAAAAACAACTTGTCCATCAATTTTAAATGTATATTGATCATAGCAAGTGAAATATTTACTCATGTATTTACGATCATCATGATTTCCAAGTATTAAATACACATTAAAACAATTGATTCTATCTCTTAATTTCTTAATATCTAAATCTCTATCTTTATTCTTTGTGTGACAAAAATCTCCAATAATAACTAAATTATCTTTTCTTGAAACAACAGAATTTATCGAATCGATAATCGAATCAGTCATTAAATCAGTAGATTCTTTGCTTATTACAACATCGGAAATTGGAATTACTTTTTTGTTTACTAAATCAAGCATATCTTGTTCGATTTTTGAACAAAATGGCCTATTGCAATACTTGATGATGTTACTATGATTCAAATGCAAGTCGGCAGTAAAAAACCACATTTATTATCCTCGTAAATCAAGTAATTACGAATGATAACAAAAAGATAAATTTTCAACAATTAAATTATTTTTCTTTTTTCCAAGAAATTGGTTTACTAGTTTTCTTTCTTTTAACGCCAGTTTTTGTACATGCTGATAATGTTGGTCTGCAAGCTGGATATTTTCTTTCAGTACCTTTGCCAGCTTTTTTACGGCCACAAGGAACAAGGTTCCCTTTTTTACTGGCTTTACAATCAATCCAACCTTTACCTTTATTTCTGCTAAACCATCCATGAAGACCTTTTTCTTTTTCTGCTTTAAAAGTGTCTTCATTCATATTTGATTTTTTTTTGGAATTGCCCCAATTAGAAGCACCAACTTTACGACATTTGACTAGCGCACCACTAGCATAAGCACTGGGAAAAACATCATATCTGCTTTTTACCTTGTGGTAACAAGCATCTTTTTCTTCACGCAATTCTAGCCATTCACTAAATTTCATATTATCCTATTAATCTTTAAGTTTAATCTATTTATCTTTATGGTTTTAAAAATTAATTAATTTTTTATTTTTTAGATAAACCGACTATCCTTCTTTGTTCTATTCCATTGATTATAAAAATGGTTGTAGGATAAAAGAAAACATTGAATTGTTGTGCAATGTCGATGTTTTCTTCAACATTACAAAAAATAAGATTATAATTTGATTTTTCTTTTTTGCTAATAGTCAACTGTTGAAAAGATGGATTTCCCCAAGGAACCCAAAAAACAATTCTCCATTTTCCATGACTCAAAATGGCAAAGTTACTTGATGTTAATTCCATAGAAAATCAAATCCAAAATAATTATCACTTAATGATTGAGAAGGCGAAATCAATTTATTTTTTATTTCATGATAATTAACAAAATTAAATTCAGAGTGCCATCCATGTCTTATAAGTGTAGAATTAGAATTTGTTAAATTTTCTGGGAGCTTTCCAGTATATTTTGTAAACCCATACATGAATCTAATGAGTGCGATTTTTGTTTCTTTTATAAGTTTGTTTTCTTGGAATTCTCCAAAAAAACAATTTTCAAAATTATCAATTTTCATATCATAATTTATAGATGCTCTAAGCATTAAGGTAAAAAGAGATTTTTTCAACATGCAATCAAACCAAAAACTTGAAGGAGATATCCACAAAATATTATCCTTATCAGTCTTATTGAAATTAGAAAAAATAAAATTTTCATGTGAAACTGCCAAAATATTTTCGAATTTAATAACAAAACTTGCAACATCTTCGCTTTTTTCATGATAATGAGAAAAATAAAAACCTTTTATTTCAGATGTCATTTTTCCTAAAAATTGCTCTCTGCAATGATCCCAAACTATAGGCTTAAATGCTTCTGGCTCTAATGCAAATTGACCAACTGGAGGTGGTTGATATACAAAATTAATATTTTTAATTTCTCCAAATTTAGCTTTCATTAAGCCTCAAAGGTTAAATATGAATCATTTTTTTCAAATTAAGATTATGAAATAATTTGTCAATCCAATTAGCATAGTTGTTTGCCATATCAAGCATATCTGCATTCCACACGCAATAAAGGGAATAGAATTTATTATATAATATCTTTAAAATTTTATCTATATTTTTAATTCTATTATCTGCAATATTATTCACATCAAGACTTTCCCATAAAATTTCTTTCACTTCGGAATTCTCATATATAAAATACGAATCAAACAGATACACAAACGATTCCCACATCATAAAATAAGCATCTTGCTGATTTGATGGCGTAATATAACTTGAATAATTCAACGAAAGTGAATCGAAATAATTAAAAATAAAATTTTCATAATCATCATATTCAACAATATGACTTGATAAGGTTTTATAAATTAAATTTCTATCTATGTAATTTTTATTTTTTAAAAATTCGTACCAATCAGTGTTGAATTTTTTAAATGATTTAAATTGAATTATATAATTGCCTGGGCCTTTTTGCTTATCGTTCCATTTTATATCAATCAAAATATAATTATTTGATTCTGTCATAAAAACTGATTTTAATATAAAAAAAGCATTATCGCAATGTTGAACAATAGGTATATCATTCAAATTATTTCGATTTAAAAACTCTTCAATTATTTTCACTAGGAACTAATTCCTTATCAATTATTGGCAAGCTTGGATTTAAAATGTCTTCTTTTTTCTGAAAATTTAAATTAATTTTATCTTGAATACTTTTAAGTTCAATTTTGATGTTAGATATCATCGATTTGATTTCTTTATATTCTTCTTTTGTTTGTGATTTTTCTATACATTGCATCAGAACTTCATTTTTTTTGTTAATGTCTAATAACATGGCTTTAAGTTCCTCTATATTTTTTGAAAAATCTTTTATTGCATCGTTGCTTTCGATATGTTTATTTAGTGTTTTTAACTTGTTAATTTCATTTTGAATTAAAGAAAATCTTTCCAAAAAGCTTTCTTCATTATTTTTAGTTTGTATCTTATTTTCAATTATTTTATTTTTTGAAAATAAAATAAACTTCTGATTTGTGTGCAACAAACAATCTTTGTCGTTATAATCACAAACTAATTTTTTGCTATTTTCATTTAATGAATGAATATAAATCACTGGTATTAGATTATTTAGTACTGGTACCTTTACGAGATCGGCATTTGGAAGTATTGCATCAATATAATCATGCTTTACAACATCTTTATTGAGTAAAATCTCCAAGACATAATTATCTTTGTTGATTTGTTGCGGATTCGAAAAAAGCAAAACAAAAAAAATAAAAACTACATTGTTCATTTTATTCCCTCAAAAAATTCTTTTTGAAATGTAAAGTCATCAGTATGCATCCAACATTTAGACTTTTCATTCCAATAAATAGGATAATATTTTGGCATAGTATCTAAAATATCAAAAAGATTTCCAGCAGATGATGCATGCTCAATAGATCTTTGAAAAATCAAAGGATGCACTTCTGAATATCTTTTTTTTAAAGATGCGATGATTTCATCATCAATCATTGATCTTTTTCCCAGTAAAGAAATCTCTTGGGCCAGATGGAGATTTCTTTAATACATAAAATCTAAATGCAACACAACATACGACACCACCCAATATAGACATAATAAAACCAGAAGGTTCATATGGAGCATTGCCAAAATCCAAAAGCCAATTGATCATTCCGCCAATAAACGATCCAGCCACGCCAATAAGAATTGTCGGCAAACAACCCAAAGGATCATCACCAGGGTGAATAGCTTTGGCAATACATCCAGTAACTAATCCAAAAAATGACCAAATAATTAAACTAAACATTTTTACCTCTCAGTTTTTTTAATTTGCAAATAGGAATCAGGAGTTACTTTGTTTGTTATATCTTTAGACAGACCATTAATATAACGAACATAGGTTTTTTCAAAATCAGAATAATCTTTAAAACCAAGAACTTTCTTTACAGATTCATTAGAGCCACTTTGAAATGATGTTTTTAAAAAGCTATGGAGTTTCAATTCTCCAAATTCTTTCCTCAAAAGAAGACACAATGCCACAGACTGATTAATGAATAATTTCTGCTTGTCTTGGCCCAATTTAACAAATTGCTGTTCATTCATATTTAAAATTGTTTGAATGTCATAAATCTTGACATTACTTAAATTTGACAAATCCAATTTAATATCATCAATCATTCCATTTAAGCTACTCATTCCTTTTTTAGACCATAAGGGTAACTTAACTAGATTTGATGATTCAAATTCAGCAAGAATAATTTCAGTTAAATAAATAGGCAAAACTTTTGATGGCTTATCGTCTAATACCAACCACATTGCCGTTATTTCTATTTCATCATTTTTTTTTCTAATTTCAATTTTTGACGAATCAAGATTAAACAATTTTTTAAGCAGGTTTTTATCTGGAACGCAAAATATCCTACATTCTTTGGAAAATTTGATGTCTGAAAATCCCCATCTTGTTAAACACCATATTTTAATATCTTCTAAATTATTTTTCATCCAATAACCTTGATCATTGTCAATGCTCAAAATCGTAAAATTGGTTGTAATATATCTATTCCAAACCAAATTTTTGATTAATGGATCTTCAATGGGAGGTGGATCAAAACCTAAAAGTAACGCAAAAACAAACAACAAATTACACATTGTTATACCTCTGATTTATTGATATCTTATCTAATATAGTTTGAGCTTGATTTTTAATTGATTTTTGCAAATCACTAAGATGAAAAAATTCCAAAATTCTAGGACATCCACATATACTTTCGCTATTTGCAAATCTATTCAATAACCATATTTTTGTTTTATAAATATTTGAATCAAAAATTGAAAAATTATTGTCGTGACCAAATCCAATTATATCAAACAAATCATTTAAGGATATAATGTTGTTTTTATCTAAATTTTTTATATATGAAAAATCTTTTTTTTTCACATTATCTATGAAGCTTACAAACATAAGAACCCAATTTTTTATATCTTCGCAATCTAAAGAGCCTTCTGGCCATCGTAACTCTAAAGTCTTTCTTAAATTCGTTTTTAATCGCAAAGCATTATAAAAATTAACTAAATTTAAATTTTTTCTTCTTGCCATATGATCATCTATCTGTGGCCTGTATATATTAAAAACTCCCCTATAACCATAATTTTTATACTGGTAAGGAATTAAATTGAAATCGAATTTTGGTTTTAAATTTTGACAATATTTGTTATCCCATCTTCTTATTGGGAGGGCAAACATAAGTATTGGCTCTATTGTAAGCCAATACATTAAGATTCTTCCAACAGATTCTTCATCCAAATCTATAGCATCCGCATGAATATGAAGACCACAATTGTCATTAACTATTCCGCCATGATCTTTTATTTTTTTAACTATTTTCAAAATATGATGCAGATCTTTTAACGAAGAGCAAACAAAGGTTGCTATTTCTACTCCATTTGGGCCATCAGAACCTCTAGGGCCACAACTTCCATCGGTTTTTACATGCCAATTTTTATTGTCGTAAGATACGGCATATCTAGAAACTTTAACACCACGATTAGAATTTTCATTTATAATTTCTTTTATTTTTTTCTTAGATAAATTATTTGACAATTCGATTTCAATTCCGAATCTTCTGGATGACGAAAAATCTTTAAAATTTATTATCATTATTGATCCAGATCCACCAACCCATTTTGTTGCCTACTTCTTCTTAAAACCTCATTAAGTTCTTCTTCATATTTTTGATCCCAATTTTTCGTCAGAGGAACATCTGCTTCTGCGTTTTGTAAAGAATTTTCTGTTTGCCCTAATACATTTAAAACATCAATAAAAAAACCCTTTTGCTCTTCTCTCAATCTGACCAAAAAGCTACTAAGATAAAATAAAATTATCGTATTTAAAATAAGAAAAAACAAAACGATTATATCAAAAATTAAATTTTGCATTTTTTTTACAAATAAAACTGTGTTGGTGCCTGTGGTCTGATTGAAGTAATATCGATTACCGAAACATCTAACAATGTAAGTTTCTCTAAAATTCTGCAATTAAGAGTGTTGGCATCCCAGTATGTTCCATTAAACAAACCTATACTATCATATATTGTAAAATTATCAACAACAACATTAAAATTATTTATTACGAAATTATCTCTAAAATGAACATTAATAGTAAAATCAAGACCATACGAACTTGCACTAACACATATATCCTCTGATGGAAAATAGGCTAAAATTCTACTATCGACATCGTCACCAGTTACAAGATTTGTCTTGTTTACATACAATGAAAATTTCCAAAGATTAGAACTTAGTTCATTTTCTCCAAAATAATTAACACAAGACCACTCAATGTTAATCTGCCATTTTTCGGCAACATTTGTACTTCCTATGCCTGTAAAAGAAAATGATCTCTGCCAAGATTCTGTTCTTGCACTGTAAAACATTTCAATGTTTTCACTTAATGAAAATCCATTGTTATCTAAAAATTTCTTTAGTACCGTGGCCTTGTCAAAATTATGCTTTAAATAAAGTAATTTTGGAATTGCATCACACAAACCACACGCTGTATTAATTGTTTCGGATATCGGAATCATTACTTGATCCACAGATTCTGAAAAACTTACTTCAAAATTACTAATTTCTACAGCCATACCCATACCAATATTATCTGCAAAGAATAATGATGATGCAATAGTTCCAGAAAGATCAATTATTCCGCTTCCTTTATATTTATAGCCTGACAAAAATGACAAAGAAGATTCCTCTAGCAATATTGGAGATAATATTGTTGTGTACCAGAAATCTCCCAAAGAAGAATCTCTAGCCTCGCCTGTTCCATCAATCAAAATGAAACCAGAATCTGCTTCATAGGCATACGAAGCGACCTTTACAAATATGGAACCACCTACTGTAATTGCTCCATCAGATTCATAATAAAAATATGGCGACACAATTGAAGCGGTGCCAAAAATAAAAGCATTGCCTTCTGCATAGTTCCAAATATATGGCGTACCTGAAATGGATATCCCACTAACTAAAACTACACCATTAGCATTTTGCAATATGGGATATTCTGCTTCCCCATAAATAATTATCCCAGCATAAGTCGGATATGTATCGCTTTTTCCAGTAGAAACAAAACTTAATTTGAATCGCACCAAAGCATCATTAGAAACAACGATACTTCCCGATCCATTATATCTCCAACTAGGACTTATAATTTCTGGATTGCCTCCTACAATTATATTTCCACTTCCTTCAAATGTTCGATACGAATACACAAGTTCAGATTCCCCATAAATTAAAGAATCTCCAGATCCAATGTAGCCGAAGTAATTATTTGAAAATTCTGCCGAACCAGACAATAAAATTATTCCAGACCCAACATACGAAGATGTTAATTTGACACTTCCGCCAATTACAATACCTCCAGTGGCAGCAAAAACATTCATTTTAAGTACACTTGTAGAAACTCCCATTTTCACTGTTGGTGTTGGTAAAACGGTAAATTGTAAACATTGTGGTATTTGAGAAAATGGAACAGGTTCAAAGCATTGAGATGTTGGAACAAATTCGCCATTTGTTGCTATGCCAGTAGATCCAATTGCAAAAAAAGATTCAATTGGATGAACAGATCTTTCTATGGTTTCAATTGGCCAAGTCCAATTAACATCGCTTAGAAATTGACAAACTTCTTGCAAATTTCTTGCAATTAGTTCTTGAAACATTCTATTTAAACCATTTGGTATTCCACAAAATGGTATATAATCAGAATTATAATATTGACGACCAGTAACTCTGAATGTTCTTAATGGCAATTCGCCAACATTATAAGAAAAATCATAAGATGCTTCAAACGATTGATTAATATCGTATGAGAAACTATATAAAAAATCTATATTAAAATTATATAATGAAGATGTAGTATTTGTAGCATTTATAAATCCATCCGATACATATTTTGGACGACAAACACAAATTGATGATCCATAAATAGTTAAATATCCTGAACCTTTATATGCATTAGATTCATCACCATCTCCATATATCGCAATGCCACCAGTAGCTTCGTAGTTATAGATCATTTCCTTACATTCATTTCTTCAAACTTATCTAATATTCCAGCAATCAAGGGATGTCTTACGATTGAGCAAGCCTTGAACCTTATGACAGCAACTCCCTTTAGTTCTTCCATTTTATTGGCTATTTCTAATAACGATGAATTGCCTCCATTTATATCACTTTGATCTGGGTCTCCCGTGATAATCATTTTGCTATTATGTCCAAATCTAGTCATAAATAGTTTAATTTGTGTTTTAGTTGCATTTTGAGCTTCATCAAATATGCAAACAGAATCTTTAAAGGTTCTGCCACGGCAAAAAGCTATAGGTGCAATTTCCATTGATTTATTTATTATTTCTCTTTGTGGTCCGTCTTTGCCAAGACAAGTCTCCATACAGTCATACATTGGCATCATATAAGGATTTAACTTCTCTTCTATGCCTCCAGGCAAAAAACCAAGGCTTTCTCCAGCTTCAACAACTGGTCTGGTTAGAATTATTTTCTTTCTTTTTAATGCTAAGATTTCACTTATAGCAAAAGCACAAGATAATTGCGTCTTGCCACATCCAGCAGGGCCAAGTAAAAATAAAACATCATGTTGATCAAAAGCACCCCAAGCCAATCTTTGAGCTTGATTCATGAATTCAAAATGAAAATTTTGACTTGTAGAAGCGTGGTTTGGTTTTGGTATTTCTTGTTTTTTGTTTTTATAGACAACTTTTCTTTTTGATCTAGACATTATTTGTTTCCTGATAAATAGTTAGTTTCTAACATATATATCAATTGAAATGACAAATAATCAGCATAAGGCAAATATATGTTAACCAATAATTTTAAATTATTTTTTGAAGAAAAAGAAATGGAAGATGTAAAGAAGCTTTTAAATAAGTTGCCTACAAGTCATAAAAAATTGATCCATGGATTCAAATTCAAATATACTGGTAATAATACTTTAAATGGCGATAAAAAACATGTTGGTGTAATTTATGGAAAAAAAATTGAGGTCGCTGCCCCTTGGAATTACAGCAGAGAATTTACCACATTGCACGAAATAGCACATTTGATTTGGTCTCATAAATTAACGCCTAAATTAAAAAAAGAATGGGCAAAACTTTTAAAATCAACAAAAAAAGAAATGAATAAAAAAGAAATTTCAAAATCTTCTTTAAATCAAGGTGCTGAAGAGATTTTTGCGATGAGTTATGCAAATTATTATTCAAAACATAAAATTTTGACATATAATCATCCAAAGTGGATGGATTTTATAAAAGAAAAAGTACCAGACTAAATTGGTTTAGATTGAACTTGGCTTACCAGTTTTGGCAATATCGTAACAGCTTCTTCTTGAAGCTTTTCATATTCGTTGATTCCCAAGCTAAATATTTTATAATGATGAACTACTGGGGTTTTCATTATTTGTGGCTTAAAACCTCTGCTTTGAGATTTCATAGTCATAATAAAGCTTGTTCCAATTTGTGGTAACTCTTCTGGCCAAGGTCCAATATCATCCCAGCAATCTCTAGTCATCAAAATAAGATGATCAGTAATGAAACCAACATCTTGATTGCCAACTGTATATGTTTGACTATCCAATCCAATAAATCCAGAAGATGTAGATTCGCTTACATTAAGAAGTAAATCTAACCAACTAGGATTGGTGATTACGACATCGCAATGCATAAAAATAAGATATTTTGAATTTTTGTCAGCAGCCTTTGCACCCTTGTTACATGCAGCAGACCAATATAGATTTTTTTCATTTCTGACAACCTTAACGGTGCCTTCTATATCATCCAAAAAATCTTGGGATTCTTTATCACTACCATTGTCAACAACTATGATTTCGTAGTTACTATTAAAAGATGTGACACAAATACTTTGTAGCGTAAGATTCAAATATTCGGGTCTATCTTTATGAACTATAATGATTGATATTTGCTCATCACTATAATTTTTTAAAGATACTGTTAATTCTGATTTTTTATTTTCTAAAGTATTGTCGCTCATCTTTATTCCTCAATTTCTAATTCAAAAACGCCTCTAGTACACAGACACTGAATTGGTCCTGTTGGAGTTTGAATTGATTCTGTATAATTTTTTGCAAGTTTATTTGCGTATTGTTCCGCCTTATTAGATTCACGAAAAGCCTTTTCTGGCTTTAGTACAATGTATTCGCCTTCGACCTGCCTAGCAACGCTTATTACTGCAAATATTTTTTCCATGAAATAATCTAGTTACTTATTTTAAATTTAAATTTCTTTTAATCCATTTGGAACGATCAAAGGTTTTTGATCTTCACTTTTAATATCTATTCCATTATCAAAATCTTCCGTTTGCATGTCAATATAATCATTAATTTTGGGTTCTTTTCTCAAAGTATCTGTTACTACAGAAGATTTTTTAATTTCTGGTGCTTTGAAATCATCATTTAAAGAATCTAATTTTTTATAGTTATCATCCCCCAATTCGCCAACAAATAAAGGCCTATCCTTTTTCGTTATCATTTGAGCCTTACTCAAATGTTGACGAAAATTTTTACCAAATGAACTGTATGCATTGCTTGGGTATTTGCTAACCATTTTTTTGAGTTCATTTTTTATAGATTCATCATATTCTTTTTTGTCAATCCAAGCAAAAACCTTATCTAAGGTCAACATTCTAAAGTCTCTTTGCTCTTCTCGATCTGGATTGTTTAAATTTACAACTTTAAAATTTATTGATTCTGCACTGTGATGGCTCATATTTTATCCTTTGTTTCATTCATGTTTTGATATTCTTTTATTTCTTTAGTAATCCCAAAAAACTCCATATTTCCCATTTGAGCGTTTTTTATGTTCTCCTTTATGTATTCTGGAATTTCAAAAGAAATTGTCTTTATTGGTGTTTCATAATATCCACCAATATATTCTCCAATTTTATTTTTTATTTCTGCGTCAATTTGACCTATTGGCATAACTTTTTTCTGCTCATTGTCATAAAAAACAATGACCGATTTTTGATTTCCATCATCATCAATCATGTTTATTTCAAATGTAGTCAATAAATTGGCAGATAATATTTGCATAATTTTTGTATATCTAATATATGGAAAATAAATTTAAAAATTTCGTTATTTTAAAAGAGTTATCGGAACACAATAATCTCTACATACCAGAAGGATTTGATTGGGTGAAAGACTATATTCATAAAATTCCCAAATATGATATAGATCTTCCGACAATCACTAAAAAGTCTAAAATTCATTTTATAAACAAAAACAAGAATCCTATCTCTATTCATTTTATGGATGGATCTAAAATATTTTGCTCATATGATCAATTTCTTAGACTTCCAAAAAATTTATGCCAAGGAAACGAACTTGAATTTAAATTTCTCGGTCATTCTAGCCAAAAAGACCAACCAATGCTATTGAAGTCAATAAAATTAATTAGCGTTTAATTTTATTGATATCGATCTTATCAGGATCAAATCCTGGTGAAAATGGAGATGGAGAATATTCTTTTTGCAACTTATGAATTACTCTATCGGCCACTTTATCAATAATTACTTTATGACCAAATGCCAAACCTAAAAACAAAATCGCCAATGCAACAACTGGCAAAAATAATTTATTTTCTGTAATATTACTCATTTTAAACCTTCCTTTTGAATATTATAGTTTACTAACTTTCCTATCCCATTCTTTTTTTCTTACACTTGGATTTTTTTTCTCAATTTCATTTATTTTTTCAAGCAAATCAAGATATTCCTGTGGCATATTTTTAGGCATATCTAACTTTGGAATTGCAAACATGTCACCAATACCATCTATTCCACCAGGCAAGCCCTGTCTTTGAATTCTAATTTGTGAATTTGGCATAGTGTTTTTTGGTATCTTTACTTTTACTTTTTGTTTGTAAATATTTGAAATTTCTAATTCAAATCCATTTACAAGTTGGTAAAAAGTACAAGGAACATCTATCACAATGTGATTATCGTGTCGTTGGAAAAATTCATGCTGTAATACTTGAATGAATATAATCAAATCGCCATTAATTCCATTATTGTGCCTACAAGGATCACCTTGTTCTGGCATGCGTATTTGACCACTTGATACCCCTGCTGGAATGGGCAAATCAATTACCACTTCTTCACTTTGCATTCCTTGATATCCAGCACCATTACAGTCATTGCAATTTTCTATAATTATCTTTCCAGAACCATTACATGCTTGGCATGCGGTTTGAAAATTAATATTTGCATTTCCTTGCAACAAAACATTATGAATGCCTGTTCCATTACAATGCTTGCAGCTTTCAAACTTTTTAGATCCATTTCCATTGCAGGATGCACATATTTTGCTTTTTTTTACTTTTACTTGTTTAGAACAACCTGTAGCAGCTTCTTCTAAAGTAATTTCAACTTTGACTTGTATATTTTTTCCTTTGTGAATAGATTTTCCAAAGATGTCGTGCATAGTATGCATGAAACCAGAAGACCATTCATTAGGATTAACACCAAAGCCAAATTGATCAAATTGGTTTTTCTTTTTTGAATTATTTAAAATATCATAAGATTCTTGAACTTCTCTAAATTTCTCCTCTGCTGTAGGATCTCCAATATTCCTATCAGGATGAAACTGTTTAGCTTTTTTCCTGTAGGCATTTTGAATTTCTTCAGCAGAGGCAGTTCTAGAAATTTCTAATACTAAATATGGATCTTTATTCATTTTTTCTATTCGACAATAACAGCCTTAATAGCATTAGGTTCCATCAAGAAAGAGTCTCGATGAATAGAATTGTAATTTGGAGAAATTACACCGCTTCCGCTAATTAAAACTCGATCACCAACCTTATAACCCCATTCTGAACTAAAAGTTGGGCCAACAGCCCTTATGTAGCCCTGTAAAGGCACCTTAAGATCTGTTTTTTCAGAAATAGTGATATTGGTGTTCATAAGCTCTTGTGGTGTCAAAATCTCAACTAAAACTTGACTACCACAAGGAGTGACACCTTTAACAGTACGAACCGAAGAAAGGCACTCGCCATCTGCACCGACAATTTTCTTAGACATTTGAAACTCCTAAAAAATATCATTTGTATTAGTTGTTATAGTAATATTCTTTGCATAAATTTCATTAGTAGAAAAATTGTTATGGTCAAATTGATTAGAAACAAATAATTGTGGATTAATTTGCCTATTTGTCATTTCTGAATCATAGATTTTAAAATCTATATTTTTTTTATCATCCGATACAACCAAAGGCACATCTGATAATTTTTCAAATATTTTTTCAGCTTCCTTTTCGCAATAACCATCCATTAAATCTAAATGGCCCAAACAAGCATCATAATAAATTGATTTAGCAAAGCTCAATAGTTGTTCAATTGTAATTTTTTTAGAAATCATTGGCACCTCTTGTTAAATCCAGTATGTTATAAAGTAACATTTGTGATCTTTCTCAGCAACTATAATTGGAGTAAAATATTTATTTTGAATCATATTTTTATCAAATTCATATTTTGATTCCAAACAATCTTGATAAACTCTCAATTTCCCATTGCAGTCTATAAATGAATAATTTTTATCTTTAGACAAAACAGGAAAATCAAAAGAAGGTACTATTAAACCATAAAAATCAAATATCGATTTGTTGTCTGCCTCTGGAAATTTTTCCAATTTGCTTATAACATCTTTTACTTTATCGGTCATAATATCATTGAAATAATTCAATGGGTATATTTTAGGCTCATATTCATAACCATTTATTTCTTCATTTTCATCAAAAAAGTATTTTCCAAAAAGTCCTTGGGTGGCAAATATTTTAAATATATCTGATTGATCTGAAAAAATAGTTGGTGTGATTGAACTCGTATAGTTAAAATTTCTCGACAGAATCAAACTGGCAGCGGACATGGTAATTCTATTGAACCCAAAATAAGATTGTCGTATATACTCATGATAAGATTGCAAGTTGCTTGTTATTTCGTTTGCCAAAAAAGAACAACCCAAATCCTCATATCTTTTGGCTTTGCGTTCCATATTTTTAACTTCATTTTCTAAAGATTTATCAAATCTTAAAAAATTATAAAAATTATTTGGATGAGAATTAAAATTATAAATTCCTTTTTTATAAGCACTATTAAGATCAATTATTTGCATCTTTTTTTGACATCTGATTTTTTCTTTTTTTTCATTGTCATTTAAAAAACGCAAATTGCATCTGTTGTTTTCTGGAACATCGATTTTAGACAATATTTTAAAATTATCTAAAACATATTTACTCATAAAACTTTGAAGAAGTTCACTCAGCTTGGTGAATTTATTCGCTTTTCCAAAATTATAATAAGAGCATAATTCATCGAATACTTGGTTGAATTCACCATTATCTTGAAAAATCCCATCATAACAATCTTCAATATTTGGATGGCTTATGTCAACACTTTTTAAAAAAGCGACAATTTTATCTCCGATGTCACCAAACGCAGTACGCAATATTTCGTGATCCGAATTAAGTAATTTGGAAATGAATAAATTATCTTTTTTTTTATAAAAACTAGAATTAGAATTAAGTCTTTTATAGAATTCTTCAAAAAAACTAATTATATTTGTGTCTTTAATAGGATTCATGTTTTTCTCAAACTTTAGAAGCCAAACAACAAAATATTTTATTACCTTCAAATTTAGGAGCAACTTCCACTGTTGAATATTCAGACAAACTATCAATCAATTTTTTAACAAGATTAAAACCATTGTCAATATGATTTAATTCCCTTCCGCCTTTAAATTGAACGATGCAGTGAATCTTACAACCTTCTTGCAAAAACCTTTTCGCATGATTAACTTTTGTCATAAGGTCATTTTCTGCAATAGATGGTCTAAATCTCAATTCTTTAAATTGTATTTGAGATTCCCTTTTCTTTTTGGCACTCTCTTTATCTTTTACTTTTTTTTCATATTTGTACTTAGCATAATCCATAATTTTACAAAGTGGAGGATTAGCATTTGGGATAACTTCTACTAAATCAAAATTAGATTCTTCTGCAATTCTTCTTGCATTATCTGTTGACATGATGCCAAGCTGCTCTTCGTTTCTTACGACTCTTACAGTGAGTACTCTAATTTGATAATTTATTCTAAGTTCGCTAGGTTTGTTTGGATCTTTATCATAATTGCGATAGTTCTGATGATGCATTAAGTGCTTTCCTTGGTAAATGTCACATTTATAAGACTAATTTCTTTAGATTTCAAAGATGTAGATATAACGCTGTCTAATTCATCTTTGTTAGATACAATAAAACCATTACCGAAATTAAAAAATTGTTTAAACTTTTCAATATTATAAAATTTATTCATGTTATTACTTAGTATAAAAATTATAGGATTAAGTTTATTTTGAAACAAAGTATGCAATTCGATCATGGAAATATCAAATGAATTTTCACTCAACAATACAATTGGTCTAAGTTCTGGCTTTGATAGTTGTAAACCTAAAGAGCCAGGAATTGCAAATCCTGTAGAATAATGAAATGCAGGGCTAAAAAATCTATTTTCATAAACCCTTAATTTAGAAGCACTTGTAAGAAAATCGCCAGCATCGGCTATTATTGCCAAATTATTATCTTTGCATATAAGATTATTGATTTTATTGAAAAAATATTTTTCAGAAATATATTCATTATTTTTAGAATCTTCAAAATATTCATTATTTTTATAATTTTCAATTATTGCCTTAGAAGGAAAATTTATTTCAAATAAATAATTACAAAAATCAGAAAATGTCACATTATTATAAACATGATTCTTTATATAAAGACCTTCAGTAGAGCAAAAAACAACATGTCTTTTAGTAAATCTTGGAGATTGAAATCCAAGAGTTACATCCGATAAACATTCTCCAAAAACCAACAGACAGTCAGACTGATCTATAATTGCATTCACATTTTCATCAGATGTCTTAGAGCCACAATAAACCCCACGAAACAAATGATTGTTCTCATCAACAGAACTTTTTCCAAGCAATGTTGTCATAAATGGAATATTGTGTTTTTCTGCAAATCTAACAATCTTTTTGCTTAGTCCGTATCTTATAACTTGAACACCTATTAATATCACAGGATTTTTACTTTCGGCAATCCAATCTGAAGTTTCTTTTATTGCATCCTGTAATGTTTCTTTGTCGCTTGTTTTACTATTTGGAGTTCCGTCACGATAGACATCATATCTAATTGGTGAATTGGCTACATCTATAGGAAGCTCTAAGTAAATAGGCTGCTTGTTTTTCAGAAGTGCCTCCAACCCTTCATCGATAGCCAGACCTGCTTTTGTAGCATCATTTAAAATAGTCGAATAACAAGTAATGTTTTTAAATATTTTTTGCTGGTTATCAAAACTTCTCACGACATGATGTAATAAAAAATCTTCATTTCTTGATTTTATAGGAGGAGACATGGATATCACAATGACTGGTGATTTCTCCGAGTATGCACCAGCAATTGAATTGCAAAGCTTTAAGGCTCCCGCATTGTAATTTGCACAAACGCAACCAGTGCCTTGAATCCTAGCGTAAATGTCAGCAGCAAATCCAGAACTGTTTTCATCTTTATTGGCAATAAATTTTATTTTAGAATTATTATTTATATTTTCTATAAAACTATTATTGTGACCACCAACAACTCCAAAAATGTGTTTAACACCAATGTTTTCAAGCCTTTCAATCAAAAAATTTGAAACTAATGACATAATTTTCTCATATCTCTGATGTTGGACTATCTGAAATTTTTAAAATATAGCCTTCAGTATCTACTGGGAATCTTCTGATCCATTCAATATTGGGAGGTATGTTGCAATGATAATCAATATTACTAGGATCTATAAAACTTGGAATTACCGATAATGATTCCAAGTTTAGCGTTACAGCCATTTTCATGAGTTTAAATTCTAAAAAGTAACAACCTGGAAAACATGTATCTCCATTTTTCCATTGATATACGAAATAACTTTCTTGTAAAACATCTTTGGTCGTCATTCCATCAACGCCAATCACATCTTGATATACCATTTCTGTTTGAGCAGCAGAATTCATAAACTTTATAATTTTTACAGGTTGCCCTTTTTTCCAATTTTGAGCAATTGTTCCATGATAACCTCTTTGTACTTGAATGTAATAATTAGATTCATCAAAGGCTGTAACCAACAAATGCTCCGTCTGTCTTGGTCTGTCAACTATTATAACATCACCAATCATAATCTGATTAAATCCGATATTATCAGCAAGAGAAAAATATGTATCTGTGCTGCTGACTGCGAATTTAAATTTCCCATTTGACCACATCGAAGCCTCTAACACGAGATCAGTAAGATCTAAAGGGCCATCACAATCTTCGATCTTTACTTTAAAATCAGGCTTTGTATCATTTCTTCTTAGAGTAAAGTCGGGGCAAACACCGCTTTTACAACCATATTGGTCAATGCATCCGCTACTCTGACCCGTGTATTTATTTGAATTGCAACTCATATAATATTTATCCAATCCCTTAAAATATCTCAGCTTGTTGTATTAAAAATATGTAATCCTTTATCCAATGAAGGTTTCCATCGTATTTTTGCAAATCTATATTTGCACTTAAACACAACTGCTCAACTTCGTTATTTATCACTTCTGTTTCAATATAAACAATTTTTTTTACCAAAGAATTAGCTAAAATTATCAAAGATTCAAATAATGGAGTGTAAGTCAAATAAAGAATACCAGAAACATCAAAAATTTTAAGATTAGTAAACAAATATATTTCTGGCTCTAAAACAAATATACCTTGCTCAGAACTAATACCTTTAGGCTTATTTTCAGAACTAATATAAATTATATTATTTGTGTCGCAAAATAATGCTATTTTTCTTTGTTTGGATTTAACTGATGATAAAAGAGCAATTCCAATATGATAATCATCATTTTTTAATCTCTGAATTTCCATTTAATCACCAACCATTTGAAGAAATTCTACGGACAAATTGTCATAATCATTAATCTTTATAAAATCTTTCAACAATTTCTTTTGTTTTCTATCCATAAGTTTCATACAAATTTTTGAAGATAATGGAATTTTTATTTCCCATGAATTATGAATATGTAAACAAGCCACTCCTTGTATGCTTCCCAATCTATAATAATCAACACATTCTTTTACATAAAAATCAGACGCACAATCATATGAATAACCACTAATGGCTATTCCTTTTTCACATGGTATATTTAACAATTTGTTTTTGCATGGGTTTATATTATCAATAAAAACCGCAACAAGATATGTTCTTTGACTTGCATCCAAAGAAATATTTAATTCTTTTTTTTGTAATTTGCACAATGAATTTAAATTCGTAGCCATAACCTATTTTAATGCTGCTTTAAATCTATTTCAATTGTAAATTGGCTCTTATTTTTTAATTACCTTTTTATCGTCTTTCTTAATTACCTTTTTATCGTCTTTCTTAATTACTTTTTTATCGTCTTTCTTAATTACTTTTTTATCGTCTTTCTTTTCATTCTTTTTATCATCTTTTTTGACTATCTTCTTATCATCTTTTTCAACCACTTCATTATCATCATCTACACTAACACCATGTTTTTTCATGATTTTTTTCATTTTTTCTTGTGTTTCTTTTTTATTTTTCAAGAGCTTTAATTCCCAAATATCTTTAGCCAAAAGCTCAATCGAAGACATAAATTTATCAAAATTCAAATCTCTTGGCATAGGCTTTTTAGCCTCTCCAATCATATGACTTTTCTTTTTACGGCTTTTCTTTTTGTGACTTTTCTTTAATGCTTTTTTCAATCTTGTGACTTGCCAAGGAGGAGGTGTTCCACGGCTAAATATATCTGCAACAGGAGGTGCCAAGCCTAATGCAGCCTGTGTTTTAATCCTTGTTGCCGAACTTGATTCTTTTACTTTCAAAAAATTAGAGAATGTTATCATGCCATATTTATGCTTCGGGAAACGAGTTTAATGAAAATTTTCCACTTTCTATTTCAGAAAGAAATTCTAAATTCATTTCCTTTTTTGCCTTATGATGTGATTCTTCTATCAATTTAAATCTAGCATACATAAATTGCATATATCTTTTTTTGCAAAAAATACCAGTATGATCTACAAAGTTATCATAATTTCCAAATACCAAAAGATATGAAATAAAATTTTCTTGTATTCCCGTAGAAAAGTACTTCATAAGATACTTCTTATCTTTTGGTATCTTGTAATCAAAAAATTCGCCTGAGATAAACAAAGCATCATTATTAGACATTAATCTTTATACCTTTAACATATTTCAAATATATAAGCATCATTCCACCAGCAAATTTTTGAGGTATCCCACTTTTACATAATAAATTTAATGTTTCATTGACCATTTTAATATCTTCCGTTATGTCTCCTGTATTTTTTGCTTCAACAAAATTTGAATCTTTCATAGAGTCATAAACAATCTTTACGCCATCAATCAAAGTGGTTGAAGATACCATTGAGATTTTTTTGGGGTCTGTTAAGATATATTTTGGAACTTTTCCGCCACAATGCATAATTTTATCGGCAAAAAATCTATCAATACAAGACTTTAAAAAGTCTTTTGAATTCTCCGAAATCAAATTTACACTATCATTTAGATCACTTTCGAACTCATCATCAAATTCTTCATTTTGCACAGTAAACTCCTTTTCAACTTAAACAAAATTACAAAGATTAATCTACATACTTAAAACAGGAGGTCAAATGAAAAAAACATTTTTCATCATTATTTTTATAATTTTTATTTCTGGTTGTGGTAATTTCAGTCCTCGTCTTCAAAATAGGATAGCTAACGAGAATGGTAAAATTGAAGACATTAAGAATAATCAAAATGGATTTATGCTTGAATTAGGAAAACTTCGTAATGAAGCACAAATACAAAATTCACAACTGAAAGAAGTACAACAAGGAATGTTAAACATGAACAATGCCTTATCTCGCAATGAAAACAGTGGGATACAAATACTTCAAGGAGATGGATCGCTTATACTTATATTCGCCTTGGCATCAATTGGTATGTTACTTTTTCACTATAGAAACAAAGCAAATAATAATGAAAAAATTGCCAATATGCTCGCTGTAGAAGTGGCTAGATTCAATGACCCAAATTTAAATGATAACATTTTAAGAACTTCCATGTTTACCTCGGTTGAATCAAAAGTGTTCAAACTATTGAACACACATGCAAAGAAGATATCACCAAAATCTCAAAAGTAAAGACTAAAGGATATCATATCCTTGAGCGATGTTTTTAAGCTTAATGTATCCTGAGCAATTGTCGCCCAAAGGAACTTTTTGTGAATGTGGATTTTTACCTTTATTTTTTGAATCTTTTAAAAATTCCGCAACTCGCTTGTCGATAATTGCTTTTTTTTCTGCAATTAATTTGAGACAATAATGCTTAGATGGGTCAAGATCATCCTTTTCTAAGTACTTGCAAATGCCACTAGGACTTGAGATAGGACCAGAACAAACATTTTTTATTTGCTTTAAACTTAACACATTAATTCCTATGAATATAAATTGGCTTGCCAATTTGTGAAATTAAAATTCCATTTTGATGATCTATTTCATGTTGATAGATGATAGCATTGAAATTATCAACATCTTCCTCAAATTCACTAATTACAAGCATCGGATCATTGTCAGAAACCAATAACTTTTTGCCTTTTATCTTGATTTTTTCAAATCTTTCAACTTCGTATCTTTGAAGATTTCCATTAGAATCCTTTAAAGATAGACATCCCTCAATGGACTTGAGCTTTTCTCCAAAGCCTTCATAACTACAATGAAAAAAATATTCATTTTTTTTAAAATTAATGATGACAAAAAAATCATATGGAATTCCAACTTGAACCGCTGATAATCCTACCCCATTATTGTCGAGGCAAATTTGCTCCATATGCATCCCAAGTTTGTATAAATCCAAAAGATTATCAATTGGAGTTACACATGCCAGAGGAATATCTTTGGTGTCTACTAATCGCAAAAACTTAAAGTCCATATCAGTCCTTTAAAGATGATAAAGTTTTTATAATTAGCTCTACTCTTTGGTCGATCCAACTCTTTAACATGTCTTTTTCTTTGCGAAGATCTTTTGGAATCTTCAAAACAACCATGTCAACATTATCCTCTTCATTTAAGAATTTGTCTGCTAAATCACGAATCAATTTAGAAACAGACACATCCCTTTTTTTTGCCACAATCTTTAGCCTGTCTTGGATATCTAAGTCCATAGACAAGCTCATGATATTAACTTTCTTAGCCATAAAATCTCCTATACTTTTTTGTTTCTACGAAAAGGCTTATTATCTTTCTTTTCAGTTTTTCGATTAGGAAAATTTTCTCGCAACTTCATTTTAAGTCTTTGAAGTTCTGCATCTCTTTTCTTTTTTCTCTTTTTCCTAGACTCACTTTCATAAAACTCATGCTCTTTATAATCATGCAGAACCCCAGCATCTGTTACTGCTTTTTTAAAAGTTGCAAACATTCTTCTAAATGCAATTTCTCTTTCATCTCTAGAGCAATTTGGATGCATATCCCTTAGTTCCACTCTTACATTTCTCATAAAAACACCTTAATCCCTATTTATTTTAAATAATTTTTTACCCAACTTTATGGTTTCTATAGTTCTAACGCTTTCTTTATAGGAAACCTTTTTCCAACTTTCAGAAGTTGTTGGCCATAATTCACGATCTAATTCTGGTAGGAATTTATTTAATCGATTAACTATGTTCTGCAAAATATCACCATTCCAACTTTGAATATTTCCATCTTTTATAATAGTAGAAAATGTAAAAATATATTGCTTTGGTAATTCTGAAGCGCACATATCATCACATTCGTATTCTTTAAGATTGTTAAATCTCGATCTTTCATCAATACATAAAAATGGAGTTCTAGCCATTATTGCAAATCGTGATATGCCATTAAAAATATCCAGAACACATCCACTTAATCTCATCGCAGAAAGAATCTTACTTATATCTTTATCATTTATAAAAAGACAAGAATCTAAAAGTTCTGAAGATATGTCATATGTAAAATTATTTTGCCATATTATTGGAACAAAATTTTCACTTATTAGTTTTTTAGCAAGCTGTATATAAAAATCTTTAGTTGCTTTAAAGTTTCTAGATTTGCCATTATGCCACTGTTTGCAATAAATAGTTGGAGAAAACAAAACTTTAAATCCCGCCATCAAATTTGCTTGTTTTGTAAATTCTTTTCCCAATATAGAAGACGAAGGAACAAAAGGTAGAAATGTTTCTATTGGATTGCTAGAAAATTCTTTTTTAAACCCTTTATTACAAGGCAAAAAAACATCTTTAATATCAATTACACTTCTAAAAAACTCATTCAAATTTCTTGTGTAAATACTTGCAATGTCTGATGTGTTTTGAAACCCATCAGATTTCTCATACATTCTTGATAATTGAGATTCATCCGAAAATCCCCAATACTCATCAACATAAGGAAACAAACTTGCATTGCCTGGCCAAGAACATAAAATGAAATATCTACTAGATTTAAATTGTTTCTTGTAATTGTGCAAAAGAAAAGAAGATAACAAAAATGTATTTCTATAATCACCAAAAAAAGGAAGAACACAAATGTCATTAAATTCTGTAGGAATATTATTTTCATGGTATCTTTCTCTTTCATAGCCGTTTCTATGGGAGGCTCTTTTTAAGAAATCTGATACTGAGTTCAATTTTTACCCCACCAATAATTTAACTTCTTCATATTTCCCTCTACAACAGGTTTGTTGTCTACCATACCTACTATAGTTTCAAAATTTTTATTTATAATTTCATTTATAGATTGTTCACAATATAAAATGCCAGTTTCTTCGTTTTCTGCTAAATTTTGGAAGTTGGCAATTACTATTTTCTTTTTGTCATAATCAGTCGTTAGAACAATTCTCATTCCTTCTTGGCCATTTCCAACAAGCTGATCAGCACTCTCAAATAATATCCATGGAGTTTTCACCATAGATGCCAAACGAGTGGAAGCTGTATAAAACTGTATTGTAAAAATACACTGCGAAATAATAGCAAGCGTTAATTCTAAATCTCTTGATTCATCACGAGTAGTAAAATCAAGAATTGTTGGATCTGGACACTTGTGAACGCTTTGTTTTTCTCCCATCCAAATTGGGTTATATCCCATTCTTCTTAATAGATTTATAAGCTTTACATAAAAATTAATCGATAAATTTCTGCCGTATCTAGTTCTATTTCTTGCAAATATGGCAACTGTATTTTCCTTCAATAGTGACTTGGCATAATTTTTCTTTTCTTGTGTAGGATCTGGAATTTTCCATAATCTCTTCTTACTTGCTTCTAAATCGCCAAAAAGTGGCCTCACAAGATTACTACTTTTGCACTTATCGCAAACTGCATTTATATGTTCCTTTGTGTAAAAAAAACTATTACATGCAACACAATAATATTCAACGCACAACTTAGACATCATTCCAGCACAAACGACTTTTCCTTGTTGTCCAAGCTTTATTTCTAAATTTGATAGGTTTCTACTCTCGGTTCTAAAAGCATCCGCATATTCTCTCAACCATTGATATTCTTCTTTTAATTCCCAATATTCATCAGCAATTTTACTGTATAAAAAAGATCTTCCGTACCAACCAACAACTATCACATAACAATCAGGATTGCGATGTATTATTTGAGGAATACAATATGTTATTCCTATAGTCTCTACGCCAAATTCATAAAATGCTGGTATGAATATTATTTTTCTGTTGTCGTTTGGTTTTTTTCTATTGTTAAACTTATGAACATGAAATGTGAGTTCATCTATTTTTTTCTCTGGAAGCATTTTACTTCTGCTTCCAGTCGCATAAGCATAAGGCTTAACTAAGATAAGTTTCTTATTGGCATTTGTTTTGCAGTGTAACCGCATTTTGGACATCTGAATTTCCTGAATTGTTTGCATTTAGCACACGATTTATATTCAAATAAATCCTTAGTGTCGTCAGGATTAATTACAACTCTTGACCAACTGCACTTGACACATTTTATTATATTATTATTAGCCATAGACCAACTTATTATACTTTAGCCATTCTGAAAATTTAATGTCTTTTCCGTTTTGTTTAAAAATAATTTCAATCGTATAATCAAAATCATTCTTATCAACTATCAACAACATAGGACATTCTATGCTATTTAATAGATTTATAATTTTGTTTTTTGAATCTGATTTTATTTTGCAATTTAAATGTCCATCTATACAAACAAATTCATCTTTTGACAAAAATGTAACTTCGTATCTGTCGGTAGTAATTATTTTAATTTTTTTTATAATATGCATCGTTTTAGGATGCATATTATTTTTGTCTTGATGAGAAAATTGATTTCTAATAAATAAAAATGAAAAAATAAATAAAATAAAGAAAAAAATAAAACAAAGTATTATGTTTTTTTTAGTCATTTTTTTTGAATTTTTTTCCATCACTCAATTTATTTCCATTCAAAATATCACTTAATTTATCAATTTCATTTGTGATATTTTCAATTGATTTTTCAATTTTACTTACATTTTTTCCAAAAACCTCATCTCCCAACATCTTGTCTTGAAGATCATGAAGTTGTTTTTTCAATTTATCCAAAGAATCAAGTTCTTTTCCAGAACTGAAGTTGTTAACTGGCTTCAATTCGGTATCTTTACCAATTGAATCAGGATAAACTGGGTTTTGAGCATTAGCTGATTTTTTTACATTATCTTTTATTTTTTTTTTAGAGGGATTCTTTTCTTCGTTTAGAATACTTTGATTTCTAGGATCAAAATGATCATTCATGGTTCTCATGACATCATTCCATTGCCCCATATCATCTTGATTAATCTCAGTGTCAAAAACATTTGGCATTTGGCCAAAGAAATTAACTTGTTTGCTATCTCTTTCAGAAGCAGCTTGAGCATCAGATTTTCCAAAAATATTTTGAGCTTGAGCTTTATCCCATATTTTGGTTAACCTAGCTAGATCGTCACGCATATCAGACATTTTTATTTTCTCCATTAGTTTGACCAAATAATTTCTGTACTAAATTTTTTACCCATATTGGTTGTGGTAAAAAGTTCCAACCTATAATTAGGCCAGCAACAAAAAATAAAGCATATATTAACATTAAAAATACCTTCCTTTTATTTCACTTATATATCTAGTTTTTTTCAAGTAATTCTGATAAAATAAAGAAATAAGGAGAAAAATATGCCTCATCCATACATGGCCTTTAGTATTGAAGAGTGTGAAAGATTAAGTTTACTTCCCCAAAAAAACACTTTAATCATGGCAACATCACAAAGTTCCATGGATATATTTATGCTTTCTGTTTTTAGCATACTCCTAAGAAGCAACCCAGAAAAACTCGAACATCTAATGGTATGCATAAACGGAGCAGATAAAAGATGTGGCGATCCAAAACTTCAAGATATAAAACAAAATTTCTTAGAAGAATTAAGAAATATGAAATGGAACGGCAGAGATATGCCACTTACTGTAATTCGTGCATGGAGTCGCATTGGACATTCTCATTCTTTAGAAATGGCAATTCCTTGGGTTCATACTGAGTTTTATACAATTATTCACGATGATGTCATTATCTTGCGTAAAGAATGGTGCGAAGAAGCAATTGAAAGTTTAAATGAACCAAAAGCAGCAATCTGCTATTTTCCACCTTTACTAAATGCTGGAGTTCTAAAGAAAATTTATAAAAACAAATGGATCTTAGAATTACCACATATAAATAGTGCTTTTTTAGTTTGTAAAAAATCTTCTTTAGTTGAAAGCGGAGCAAAATGGATTGGATATCATTTTGAACATGAATTTAATCTTTATGATCGTGTAGATATCAAAAAATTCTTAGATCATCATTATGAATTAAATAATATTCAAAGTTTTCCAGTAATCGAAAAGCCATATTCTGGTGTTAGTATGGATATTGGATCTTGGGTTTACAATAATCTATTGGAGAACAAATGTGAATTTATTCCAATGGAAAAAAATACAGCAGTGCATCTTACATGTATGAGTTGGCAAAGTGATGAATTTAAAAATGAAAGAATTTCAATTTATAAAGATGAAATAAAATCAATTCACGAAGAAATAAAGAAAAACGAAAATTTCTTCTTACTTTTTGAGAAATATAAAAATGCCTAATCCAATACTTAACATAATTACCGCTGTAAGCCGTGAATTAAATCTTTATTATATTGAATATGAACTAAAAAAAATAAAAAATCTAGATATAAGATGGTATCTTATATTTGATGGAATTTTAATGACATCACTTAAAATACCAAAAGATATAAAATATTATTACGCAGAAATCTATAATGAAAAAAAAAGAGATTCTAGTGGTGCTGTACAAAAAAATATAGCATTATCTAAAATAACAGAAGGTTGGATTTATACATTAGATGATGACAATTCTATACATCCAAATTTCGAAAAAGAATTTTTAAATGCTACGAAAAAATATCCCAATAAAAAAGCCTTTGTTTTTTCACAAGTGAATTATAAAAACGAAATTATGATCAGTAGCAGGACAGTAAAACAAACAACAACAAAAATGCCATTTAAAAATTGGTTGGTTGATGCTGGTGGTTATGTGGTTCATTATGACCTTGTAAAAAAAACAAATGCAAGATATCTTGAATTTACACATGAATCAGATAGACACTTTTGGAAATATATAGTAAAAAATTGCCTTGATGAAATAGAATTTATTGATAAAGAATTATTTTTATATAACGCTCTAAGATACAAAAGGCATAACGAAGCACACATGAGTCACAATCCATACACCAAAGGAGAACAAAGGTATTTCCTTCATAAAATAAATAGTAAAAAACCTAATTATGAATTCCCAATATTTAAAGAAAAAATTAAAAGTAACAAAAAATATATATCAATTTAAAAAATATCAAGTTTTTTGTGTGCTTTTCATCTCTGGTACAAGTAATTGACTCAGAATAAGATCATTAATTTCTTTATCACCAAATTGTTTGTACCAACCTCTTTTCTTACCAGTATAAACAGTATTTCCGTTTAAAAAATACTCAATAGCCGTTTTGCTTTTAAGGGCATAAGAATCACTAAATAAAGCTTCTTTAAAATTGTTTAGGCCAATGTCGAAAGAGCATGATGATCTCATTAAAATCGTAAATAACGACCTTCTCATGGCGTAACGCAACCACCACTTAGAAGGCTTAACATATAAAATAGATTTTTTTTGCGTTGGCCCAAATATCGTTCTTCTGTCAAGATTAAGTTTCTCTTCGATTTTATCAAAAAAAACTGAGATTGATTTATTTCTTGCTACAGGATGAGAATAAAAAAATATTTTGGCATTGTGCATCTGATTATGCCATATCTCACGACAATTATACCAAGTTGACACAACATATCTTCCATCGTTATACGATCTTGGCTTGCCAAAAGAGCCAATAGCTGGACGATATATGGAATCTACATAAATCATATCACCAAAATTATTCATTTTGCTTTTTCTCATCAAGACTATCTACAACCTTTGTGGTCATTTTACATCTGTTTTTATCAGCATCTAAAAATTCGTCTAAATTTTTAACACTTATAAGCGACCAATGAGGATCATCCAATGGAACATATTCTTTTTTTGTGTAATAAAATGATTCCATTGTATACCTATAAACTTTATTCTCAACCTCTTCATCGGTCATACCACCAATTAAATCTTCACAAACTTCTTTACAAATTTTAATCGCATCTTGGTCTGTTGCACATCCTAACTTTCTCATAACTTGAACGGCAGCAAGTGCTTTATCTTTTTGCAAAAGATCTATAATGTTTTTTTTCATCATACCATCAATGAAATCTGCCCTTGCCATAAAACGAGCCATAATCTGACCTCGCTTTGGAGCAAATCTCCTCACATCAAAAAAATACTGCTCAAAGTTTTTTTCGTCAATAATCAATTCTTCAGACATTTTTTTCCTCTTTTGCATAATTTGAAAACTGTTCTAAAATTTCTTCTTCAGATAAATATTTATCTTCTTCAACTTCAGCAGGTTTCATCAAATATACCCTATAATCAGTTTCCTTCGTTGGAAACTTATAGACCCATCTTTGATTAGGCAATTTTTTATTTTGCTCTAATGTGTATGTTGGAAACCCTTTATCTGGTGGCTGTAATCTTAATCTAACTAAGTTACCTTGTTCTAATTCTGAACCCCATCTTTTAAGATCGTCTTCCCAAATGTTTATTTTATTTTTTTCTCCCAAAGCATCTTCTACCTCCAATTGACAATAAGTTGTTCCTTTTTTACTTTTACACATTTTTTTAACAACTATTTCTACTTCAACTGGACAAATAACACCAATGTTTTCTTTGAATGCTTCGAATGTGTAACCTTTAAAATCCTTGCTCTTTTCCAAATTATGAGTCCAAGCAAATCCATAATACTTCATTTCACAAGCTACAATGCTTTTAAGTTCCTTTTCAAAATTTGGATCAATTTCATAATCATTAGGATTAAATGCTTCGATAGTAGGTAACAATAATTTTTTAGACTCTTCAAGTCTTTCGATGCTTTTTAAATTTCTAACCCAAAGCTTTTTTAATTCCTTTAACCTATTGAACACTTTATTAGTCTTTGTGATTTTATAATATCTTGTTTTTTGAACTTCAATAAAATCTTCAGTTCCTTCAATTGGAACATAAGTAATTTCCAATTTAGGTTCACCCTGACCCTTTTCACATTCGAATTTTCTTTCTGATTCTACCATTTCATTTACATCGTATTTTTCCCACTCGTCACCATCAAATGGATTAGCTCCATGAAAACTATTCAACAATCTTGTCTCGTCAGGAAAAAGCTCTTTAAATTCTTCTTCGTATTGCGACATACTAACAGCGAATCTTTTCTTTTTATCTTCTATCTTTCTCGCACATTCTTTGTAGTGTTCGTAAAATTTCCACAATGTGATTGGATCAGATTCATTAAAACACCTCAATCCAATCAAGCATTTTATAACACTAGCATCTGTGCCAAACTTAAAAAGAAAATCTCCAAATCCATTATATGGTTGACCAGAAACAATTTTTTCCGCTGGTGCTTCTCCAACACCCTTTATATTTGACAAGCCATAATAAATAACATCATCTATAAGCTCAAAATTTTTCTTAGACTTATTGATGTCAATCTTGTGCATCTCTATGTTGTGTCTTTTTGCTTCCATTTTATAGTCTTTAATCTTTTCGCTTAATGTTTCACAACTTAAAACGGCAGCATAAAACTCATGAGGATAATGAGCCTTTAAATATAATAGACGAGAAGATACATAAGTGTATGCTACGGAATGACTTAGGTTGAATCCGTATTCTGCGAATGATTTTATCTGATCGAATAAATTGATTGCTTCTTCTTCAGATATGTTAAGATTTTTTTGACCTTTCTCTATGAACATAATTTCATATTTTTTAAAAGCCTCCGCTTTCTTTTTTGAAATAGCCTTTCTAACAATTTCACAATCTCTGAATGGTATTTCTCCAACAACATTCAAAATTTTCATAATTTGCTCTTGGAAAACCATAACTCCATAAGTTTTTCCAAGAATAGGTTCAACAAGAGGATGCAAACTATATTCTTCGTTGCCCTTCTTCCTCTCAATATATCTTTCGTGCATTTTCATGTTCAAAGGGCCAGGCCTATAAAGAGCAGTGTATGCAACCAAATCCTCAAATGAATCAACCCCACCAGACCTAACTAATTTTCTAATGCCTTCCGAATCAAATTGAAAAATACATTTTAAATCGCCTTCATTTGCCATCTCTAGAGCTTTAGAATCATTACGCCATTTGATGATATCTGTCCAATCAGATTGGTTTGGCATGGCACAAATACTATCAATTGACTTTCTTCTTTTTACCAATTCACAACATTTACTGATTTGCATCAAATTAGAAATTACAAGTAAATCAAACTTAACCAATCCTACTGGTTGTAAATCTTGACCATTAAGACCTTCAACCCATGCAGATGCTTGTGGATTGTCTTTTCTCTTAACCAATGGAACAAGATCGTGTAGTGGAATAGAACTTATAATCAAACCACCAGCATGTTGGCCCATACCTCTATTTCTATTTATAAGTCTTTTGGCTGCGTTTGATACATCTGGATACTTTTCACAATACTCTTTCAATTTTGGATATTGTGATAGTGCCACATCCCAAGTCAATGGTTTTCCCTCATCATCTTTTGCTTCAAGCTCTTTTGTAAGTTCAAGTATTTCTCCTCTTGCCTCTCCATGGACTCTAGCCATATCAATCAAAGCACTCTTCATGCCAAATGTTGTGTAATTGCCAATATTGCAAACATATTCTTCGCCAAATGTTTCAGAAGCCCACTTGTTTTTCAAATAATCTCTAACTTCAGAAAGATAATCGACATCAATATCTGGCATATCTCCTTGAACAAACTTAGGATCTTTATTGATATCAAAATCATCAACTATGCCCAAAATGTATGGAACTAAGATATTATTTTCATTCTTGGGGAATTTTTTCTTTTCTTTAAATAAATTCAAAAAATATTCTGACTTTCCTTGAATGTCAATTTCTTTAATTTCCCACTCAAGTCTTTTTTTATGCTTTTCACATAATTGTCTTCTTTTAAAGATGTGCCATAAAAGCTGTTCGATTTTTTGAACTGTCGTTAACATGTTTTCGCCTTAAAATGAAAATTATTATATCACAATATACTACATATAGCACAACGCAAAAGGGGAAAAATGAACAACGAAATTGAAGAAATATTAAAATTATCTGGTGTATTTGTCGAACAAAAAACTGAAATTACTTTAGATGAGTTTGCTAAAAAAAGGCACGATGGTGCAGAAAAAATAGCCAATAATGCCAAGGAAAAAGGTGGTATAGCACTTCTTACATATAGTCACTTTATTGTAAAACTTCCATACTACAAGGAAGCTTCAAAAGGAAAATTTGATTTTAAAAAAGTAAAAAAAGAATATGAAAGCTTATGTTCTGAATTACATTCTTATATGAATAAAATTGAAAATATTGATCCAACAAAATTTCAAAAGCTTGTCGGGAAAATTGAAGTCTTAGGCGAATTGCTAATTAGATACAAAGACACAAAATGAAAAATGGAATATCAAATTTAATTGATATTCCATATTATCTGCTTGATATTTAATCTAAATGCTTATTTAGAAGTTGGCTTAGAAGGCTTTTCTTCAGTTGGCTTAGAAGGCTTTTCTTCAGTTGGCTTAGTTGGATTAACACTTGGAATTTTATCCAACATTAATTTCTTGTTTGCATTTGTGCCTGAACTAGCAGGACAAGAAATATCTTCACATGCACGATGGTATCCGTCTTCGTAAGAAGCCAATCTTACATACTCAACTTGATCCATACCACGATAATAACCGCTATGCCAAATCGCAGAAATATCATTGCTTTCTGGCTTAATATTATTCACTACACTAATGATACCTTCGATCTTTCCTTGATTTTTAGCAAGCTCCATATTTTCATTTTTCACACTGTTGACATGACCATAAAGAATTTCATTAAATCCACTTTGTGTTAACAAATCTTTTTGCATCAACAAATCTTGAACGCTTTTCATGTTATCAATTCTGTATATTTGATAACCATTTGTAAGAACAGAACATGCTAAAATAGCATAAACAACATAATTGCTCATAATAACTCCTTAACCATATTTGAACCCTAAACAACAAGATATTAGACTAACAAATATCTTTGAAAAAATCAATAAGTAAAATTGAAATAATTTCAACTCATTTAAGCCTATATACAAACAGTCGTATTTTGCAAAAATTTATATTATGGAGATGATTATGTCATTCAAGAGCTTTCAAGAATATTTAAACGATACTGGTAAAATGATCGAAAAACCAGCAGTCAAAATAGTTGCTGGATATGAAGGAGAAACCCCAACTTCCCCAGAAAAAACAAAAAAAGATCCAAATGCTGGTGGGGCTAAAGATTCTAAATCTACCAACAAGCCATATAAAGCTGGTACTGATGCTAAAAATCCCAATAAAGCAGAAAAGGGATTTGCACATGAAGGAGATTCAGATCTTAAGTATGAGCCAACCACAAATGTAAAAAAGAGCAACTATGGTGGCGATGAAGTTAAATCTTGGCTTGATTCTTCAAGCGTAACAGAATGGCTCAATAAAACTCGCAATCTTTCTGGTGCAAAATTTGTAAGTCAGATGCGAAATGAAACAATTGGAACTTCAATCGGGCAAATCAAAGAAACAGTAACTTTGTGCGAAAATAATTCCAAAAATATTCAACAACTTATTTTTGAATTAAAACGCCACAAATTATTAGGAAAATTTATTACAGAAGCTTGCAAACATGGAACTGGTATCAAGGCGATCATAGCAGAAATCAAGAAAAATACTCTTTTTCAAAAAGCAATTAATGAAATGAGCTATATGTCTTCAGACAATGAAGATGATATGTCGAATGATGAATACGAACCAGATATGTCAGATATGTCAAATGATGATAGTGACGAAGAAGAAAATGATATGTCAGATGAAGATGATATGTCAGATGAAGATGATATGTCAGATGAAGATGATATGTCAGATGAAGATGAAGATATGTCAGATGAAGATGAAGATATGTCAGATGAAGATGAAGATATGTCAGACGAAGATGAAGATATGTCAGATGAAGATGAAGATATGTCAGATGATTCTCACAAAGATGATGATTCTGCATTATCCGATCCTTTTGGCAAAGGCCATGCTTCTCACGCCCTTAGAAAAATGGGGCCACGACCAGAACCATCTGATGAATTTTAACCAACAAAAACCTTCTACTAAGAAGGTTTTTGTATGTGAGGTCATCTGAGAAAATGCGAAAAAGATAAAATCTTAATATGCATGCCAACATACCACTCCCCAATAGAATGGCTAGAAAGATCTACCATTTCTATAAAATCACAAACTTATACAAATTTTGATTGTTATGTTGTGAAAGATGGATGTTGTGAATCTTGCACAATAGACACAACAAATAAAACATGTATTGAATGTGAAAACTGTAAATTAACAAAAAAGTTTTTTAAAAAAATTGCAAAAAATGACAAAAGATTTAAATTCCATATTTTGCCAATTCATCTAAGTGGTGCTGGTTGGGGTCCTAGAAATTTTGCAATCATGAACACACATCATAATTATATAGCATATCTTGATGATGATAATTGGTACGAAAAAGATCATATAGAATCACTTTATAAAACAATTACTTCTGGTGATTATAACTTAGCCTACACTGGTACTAGATTACATGATTCTAATAAAAATATTATAGGAGAAAGAATTCACAATTCTATTCCAAAAGCTGGATATATAGATACTTCTGAGATCATGCATACTAGATATCTAATAGATAAACATGGCGGATGGCGTTATGTGAAAAAATGCAATGATTGGGATTTAATATCAAGATGGATTCCCGATGTGAAATGGAGTCACACCAACAAGGTAACACTTAATTTCTTTATAAGGGATGGATGCGGAATACACAGGAAATAAAACAGTTCGTCCAGAAGTGGAAAAACTTCACCGATTCCTCCACGCAAATTCCCTACGAATACAAGCCAATATGCAAAGATTTACTTTTGCACGATGAAGAAATCGTTGTCGAAACAATAGACATACTGAAAAGAAACATATCATCTTGGGCAGAAAAAAATTCCGAAGCTTACGCAAACAAAAAAGACCTTACTTTTTTAGGTAAAAATGATCTCACAGACAAAGACAAGTGGTATGTAAAATCCTTAGAAAATGAATCCATGCCAATGAAAAGTAGCGGAAGCACCACTGGTGAGGGATTCGAATACTTGCGATGGGAACCTTTCCTTTATTTCATCGAAGGAGAAAACCACTATGATCTGATTCTGGATGAATATGAAATACCACAGAATCCAGACATCATGTACTTCTTTAATTCTTCGTTCGGAAGTGGCTCAAGACACATAAACAATACATCGAAAAGCAAAAACTTTATGGAACATCACGGAACAAAAAGAACCGCAATGGTTCATTATGCAAACACGAAACTACAAAAAGAAAAAGAAGAAGTGTTTCGGAAATACCTATTCAGATATTTAAATTTAAAAAAAATGGATGTAATTTTTGCCCCAGGCCCACAAATAAAAAAAATATGCTCTTATATAAAAAAGGAAAACTATAAAGGTAAACTGTGCAACTTGTTGAGCAATAGCAATGAAAAAATTCTGGATGAAGATGCTAAATTCCTTCTCGAAAAAAATTATGTGTCACATATATGCGACCACATGAGGTGTTGGGATGGAGGAGCTTCCTTCTTCACATGTAGAGATAAGAACTATCACTTAATGGATAACCTTTCTTGGTGTGTCGAAAATGAGGAAAGGCTCATATCAACCGATTACTTCTCCTTGGCTTGTCCTTTTGTCAAATTCTGGAATGGCGACAGGTGCAAGATAGGCGATAAATATCAGAGATGTTCGTGCGGAAGGTTGTACAGAGATTTTAAATTCTTGGAGAATCGACCATTTGCCATAAAAGGGCATTCGATCAACGAGTACAAAAAGAAGCTCACGGAAACTGGTCTTACAGAGATAAAACAAGTGAATTGCGGAATCGACTTCATAGAAATCGTGTCGAACAAAGAAATAGATCCTATCAAAAAAAATGAAGTTGCCGAAATATTTAAGTCTCACAAATTGAAATTCAAAGTTGTTCCAGACCAATTGGCATCGCAAAAAATTCATAACAGAACTCCATCTGAAAAGGTGGAAACAAAATGATAGATCCAAAACTGGTGAAAAAATGGGATATAGTTTTCGCTCTACAAGAAAAGGGATGTGGGTATTTCGCAACATATGAAGCAGTAGTCATTGTGCCACGACCTTGTACCGGAGGGTCAAGTGCTTATTGGACTCTTGCTTCTCCTTGCCCAGATGGTTGCACATCTTCTCCTCCTCCTCAATTGCCAACAAATCCTCCATGCGATCCTAATTACCCTGACAATGGAACGGAAAATGACATAATCGGGTGCTGCGAAGGTATAGTTTCAGTCGAATGCTCCGGCACTTGCTGTAAATGCGGTGGTGTAGAGTGTTTGACAACGGAGACATGCTGTGACGATGTTTGTGTGAACTTACAAACAGATCGTGACCACTGTAATTCTTGTACCACCCCTTGCAATCCAGATCAAGACTGCTGTGATGGCGAATGCAAAAACATATACGAAGACAGCAATAATTGTAATGGTTGCGGAAATGTTTGCCCTGAAGCTACACCAACTTGCTGCAATGGTGATTGCTGCACGACAGCGAATTGTTGTTTCGTTGATGACATCCTTACTTGTATTGATGTAACAAACAATCATGATCATTGCGGAAGATGCGACAATCCTTGTGCAGCCGAAGAAACATGCTGTTCTGGTGAATGCGTCAACACACAGACAGATAATGAGCATTGCGGATCATGTCCGAATGCTTGTCCTGTCGCATTCACATGCTGTTCTGGTGTATGCAAAGAATTATTTGGGGATGATCGTTTAAATTGTGGCGATTGTGGCAAAACTTGCGTTGTAGGAGAAATATGCAAAAACGGTGTTTGCAAAGACGCTTGTGCTGCGAACGACTGCGAGTTTACTTGGGTTGATCCTCCGGGTTGTTGTAGCCGTTATGTCTGTTCGACTGAAAATGAGTATGCGTTTTCTTCTTCATACACTTCAATTACAGATTGCTCTGTCGATAGCCCTCCAAATATACCTTGCGATGGAAGCCCAGAATCTACAGGTTATTTTTACCTTACATGGAGTCCAGAGCCGTGTTGTACTGGATCTTGTCAATCTTTTTGTCTAGAACCAACTTGCACTTGGTCAGGTCCAGAAAACTCTACTTGTGGAGAGGGTTGTGCTTGCCAATCATTTGAAGGTCAACCTTGTGCATGTGGAACACTCAGAGACGATCCATGTATAAGAACAGTAGTACCTCCCGGACAATGGAATGCAACTGCGACATGTCCACAAGGATGCAACTGCCCCGGGAACGCCCCAATACAAAATGGAACAAATGGTCAAGTAGTCAGTTACGAATGCGTCAATTGCCTTGCTCCATGTGAAGCAGGAGAAAAATGCTGTTTCGGCACATGTAAAAACATACTGACAGATCCTCTTAATTGCGGAGATTGTGGAAACAATTGTGGCGATCAGATTTTGGGAAACAAATGCTGTAATGGGAAATGCGTAAACATACTTACAGGGGATTTAAACTGCGGAGATTGCACAACTGTATGTCCATTTCCAGAAGTATGCTGCAATGGCGTATGCAAAAATCGTAACACTGACAATTACAACTGCGGATCTTGCGGTTACGAGTGCCAGACTGGAATTGGGGAAACCTGCTGCAATGGGATTTGCGTAAACGAAAATACCGACAGAAACAACTGTGGCTCCTGCGGATTTACATGTCCCAACGCAGATCAGTGCATTGATGGAAACTGCGTTCCATGCGTTCCTCCATGTCTAGAAGCTGGTACGGCTTGCTGCAACAATCAGTGCATCGACATATTGTCTGACGAGAGCAACTGCGGTGGTTGCAATATACCTTGTGCTGGCAAGTGCTGCGGTGGCATTTGCGTATTAGATTTGAACACCATGTTTAACTGTGGTGATTGCGGAATAGAGTGTCCGCAATTGATCAACCAAATCAATCTGTGGCAGTGCTGTAACGGTCAATGCAAGAACCTAAAAACTGATCCAGAAAACTGCGGATTTTGCGGAAATGTATGTCAAGAACCTCCGGGTGACACATTTACAGTTCCAAAATGTTTCTTGGGAAACTGTGCGGAACCAGAATGCGATTGTCAAGGATATGAAGCTGGAATGCCACCACAACCTGGGCCAGACGATGTGGCTTTCGTGGCTTCATGCGTTGGAAACACGGTAAGTTGTGATGGATCTTGTTATTTCAATGCTGTAGGCGGAGGATGGGTTCTGTATGAAGAGCCGGGCGGAACTGGATTTTCTGGTACCTGCGGAAAAGAACCAGATTACACATATTGCGTTGATGACAAATATGCATGTGTGGATGACAAATATGTTTGTGTCGGAGATATATATTATTGTGTAAAAAACATAGAAGGACAAGATATGCCAACTTATTGTATACCTGCTGCATCGTTTAACGCTGAAACACAAGCACTAATCGGATCTTACATCGGAGCAGAAAACTGTGCCGCTGGTTGTAGCGGTGATGGAAGCGAGTGCGATCCTGCTTGTGGCAATGGATTAACCTGTTGTGATACACAATGCGTAGACACGCAAACTGACAGTGCCAATTGCGGTGGTTGTGGTGGCGGTCCTTGTGCTGCTGGCGAGGCTTGCAAAGATGGAGTTTGCACAGGATGTACGCCTCCATGTGCCGATGGTGAATCGTGCTGCGAAGGTGGAACGACATGCTGCGAAACTTGCTGTGCTGACGCATGTTGTCCAACTGGTCAATCATGTGTTGATGGAGTGTGTGCCACATGCGAACCACCTTGTACTGCTGGACAAACCTGCTGTGGAGGATCATGTTGTGATGCTGGAATAATATGCTGTGACCAAACATGTTGTGCTGAAGGTGAGTTCTGCGAAAACGGAAGTTGTGCAACATGCAACCCAGTGTGCTATCCAGACGAGACATGCTGCGATGCAACATGCGTTAGGTGGCAATGTGGAGAATGCCCAAATGCATGTGCTTCTGCTGAAATAGTTTGTTGCGGTTTGCCGGGTCAAGAAGTATGTTGTCCTGAAGGTCAAACTTGTGTTGAGAATGCGTGTTACGGATGTACACCTCCTTGTTCCGAAAGTCAGGATTGTTGCGATGAGGTATGCACAGAAGTTGGAACAGACACAAATTGTTCGGGTTGTGGTGACGCTTGTGGAGAAGGAACAAAATGCTGCGATAAAGTGTGTACTGCTACTGGAACTGACACAAACTGTTCGGATTGTGGCGATGCTTGTGCCGAAGGTCAGAGTTGTTGTGATGATGTATGCACAGAAATTGGAACCGACACAAATTGTTCGGGTTGTGGTGATGCTTGCACAGACGGAAAATGTTGTGAGGGAGTGTGCAAAGAAACACAAACCGACAATGAAAATTGTGGCGATTGCGAAAATGTATGTAATACAGCAGAAGGTGAAAAATGTGTTGCTGGAGTATGTGTTACTTGTGATCCACCTTGTACTGGACTTGATGTATGTTGTGATTTAACATGCTGCAAAGTTTGTTGCGGTCCAGAAGGTAGTAAGACATGCTGTGCTGAAGGAAAAATCTGTTTAAATGGTCAGTGTAGCGGTTGTGAACCAGAATGTACAGAACCTGGACAAACTTGTTGCACCAATCCTAATCAGCCTAATCCTACAGAGGAGGAACCAAGTCCACCAATAGGACAATGTTGCCCTGCTGGAGTTCTTTGTTGTGCTGGTGGATGCTGCCCTAATGAAAATTTTTACTGTTGTGATAACAAAGTATGTTGCTTCAATGATCGTGCTTGTTGCAATGGAGTTTGCTGTGCTGAAGGTAAATTCTGCAATAATGGCGTGTGTGCTGATTGTAATCCAACATGCTACTCTGATGAAAAATGTTGTCCTGGAACTACTGGTAGCGGGGAATGTATTAGGTGGCAATGTGGCGATTGCCCAAATGCATGTACACGATTCCAAACATGCACCAATAATGTTTGTTGCGATGCAGTAACGGAGGGTCCACTATCAGGGCAAACTGGTGTAGGTTGCGGAACTGTTTGTTGCGACCCCGGTATCACATGTTGCCGAGACATTTGTTGTTTAGACCCTGACGAAGAATGTTGCGATGGCTTTTGCGTAAATACCAATTCTATCGACAATAATAATTGCGGAGGTTGTGGCCAGCCATGTGTCGCTCCAGCAACTTGTTGTAATGGTTCGTGTAGAACAGTTTTTGCAGACACTTCTAGTTGCGGAAGTTGCGGGAATACATGTTCACTTGGAATGCTTTGCTGCCCTGATAACGGTGGCTGCGTTTACCCATCGTATTTAAATTGTGGTAGTTGCGGAAATGAATGTGAAGTAGGACAATCATGTTGCCCAGATGAACAAGGCGGTCACACATGCTTGGCTCAAGGTTCATGTTAAAAAAACAGGCTTGATTTTCAAGCCTGTTTTTTTCTTTAATTTAGAATTTTTTCTATTCTTTGTAGGCTACCCATCGGTTACGAACAAATAAAAGATTTGCAAAAAAACCGCAAAAGGCAGAAATGAGATTTTCCGCAAACGGAACATATAGTTCGCCTACCGGATTAAGCACGAATGAAATTCCCAATGAAAACCAAAAACTGCTGCATTCATGACAAAGCATTGGAACATTGACATATGGTATCTTGGCTACCAAGTTTCTAAATGGTCTTGCAACATCGGTGTCGGACCAAGCATAAGCGACACCAAGACATGTGACTAAATAAATCAAAAATATCATAGGAAATAGACCCACATATAATCAAATTCTCGAACAACGGAGAAACTTCTAAATGTTTTTCCAGTAATAGTCTTGTTGAAATTAGCCCAAGCCTCATCACCAAGCTGAACCTTGAAGACTTTGCCTACAATTGAATTATTGACTCTTTTTAGCTTAATAGCTTCGAGTTCCTTGACTATCGCAGCCTTGTCCTTGTAATACTTTTCCAAGATATTTGGATCAGCAGTTACTTTATCGGAAAAGAACTTGCCAACCTTGCCCCTGCATGAACAGTTTGGGTTGGTCTTTAATGTTGTTAGGTCGGCAAGAATATCTGGGAATTCCGCCTTTAATTCAGCGAATAAAGTTTCATCCTTGATGATCATATAAATAAGATCTGGCATCGTACCTAGATCTACAGTGATTGTAGTTTCCATAAAATTAATATAGTTTTATATTTTTATTTTTTTGATTTTTAAAAATATTTTTTATAAATCAAAACAAATAGATCTACCGCCTCTAGCCTCAGACATGAATCGACTAAACAAAAGACCTTCAAATACTGGATCAACATCAGTAATTCCAAGACAATAGCAAATCAAAGAACCACAAGCACTTCCCCTGCCTGGCCCCACAGCTTGAGTTCCATCACCACCTATATTCTCTTTGCACCACTTTCTTGCCTCATCAGTCATCATTTTTTGAATAAGAAAATATGTACTAAATCCTTTTCGAGTAATAAGACTTAATTCTTCAATTATTCTGTCTTTATATTCTTTGGTCTTAGGCAAGTTTCTCTGCTTGAATCCTTGTATGACTAAATCTTTAAGCTTTTCGTCACAATCAGGCAAAATTGGTAATTTTAAACTTCTATCAAGTTCAACTCCTTTTGCCATTCTGCAAATCTCTACTGTATTCTTTTTAGCTTCACAAAAAATTTCATATGGAATAACATCACTATAATCTTTAGCCCATTTTTCGTTAAGTTCTTCCTCTGACTTCATCCATAAGTTGGCATCTTGCAATTCAAAAAAGTCTTTCATGGCATCTTCTTTCATTGCCTTTTGAATTTCTTGAATTGTTCTATTTGTCTGTACCATTAACATAAGTCTTTGAAAGTGACTATCTTCCTTTCGACAATAATGACAATCATTTGTAAGAATTATTTTTAATTTATACTTTTCATAAGCCTTGATGATAAATGCATCATAAGGCTTTTGTTTGACAAAATCTAAAAGCATAATTTCAAGAAAATAATTATCTCTACCAAACATCTCAATGTATCTTTCAATCATTTGAAATGCAGCTTCTTCACCACCAGAATCAAATGCTCTACCAACTTCGCTGTTATAGCAACAACTAGTAAAAAACAAACCTTCTTTATGTTTCTCAAGTTGTTCGTAATTTACTCTTGGCTTTCTATAAAATCCTTTTGTCCATCCCCAAGATGTAAGTCTTACTAGGTTTTTATAACCTATTTCACTATGTGCAATCGCAAGAAGATGTGGACTAGCTCTCAATTCCTTTAATTCTATTTCGTTTAAGTTTTTAGAGAAATTTTGCATGTCTTGCAAAGAATCACTTGATGGCTGTAACCTATTAACATATAGTTCTGCTGCGAATATAGGAGAAAGTTTGTTTTTACCAAACTTATCACAAATTTTCTCACAAGCTTTTATTTGTCTTGGAACAGCACCCAACATGCCATGATCACTAATAGTTAAAAAGTTTTGATTGATTTGGGTAGCTCTGAGTGAATATTCCTCACAAGTACCAAACCCATCTAAAACAGAAAAATCGGAATAACTAATGAAGGTGGAGATGTTCGAAACCGACAATCTCCACCTTCATTGGAACTCCTTTCATAAATGTCATTGTTCAATCCTTTTGTTTACTTCCAGAGTTTATATTTTTCATACACTAGAGCTTCGCAATCCATAATTGCAATTCTTCTAGCGTACTTTCTTGGGGATAGGTATATTTTTTCGTCATCTTCATTAGATTCATCAGGCTTTACTTCACGCTCCATTGATATTAAATCATCAAGGATTTCAAGTGCTGTATTTTTTTCTATCTGATTAACTTTGTGAAGATGAAAAGCAAAAAACAATAAAAACAAAAAAGGAAAAATTAATTTTTTCATTTTTGTTCTTTTTCAAAAAATGAATCATTGAAAGTGGCCATTTTGTAAATCACTCCCATTGCTACGGCTATTGAAACCAAAAGTATGGAAAATGAACCTACAAAAAATCCAATCCAGAAATTAAGATCAAACATTAATTGCTACTCCTTGTAGTGTGTCAAATCATCCTGATATAATATACCAAAAAAAATATCAAAGTAAACTAATCTATTTTGCTTTGGTTAATGACTTTTGATCATCTGTTTGAGTTTTCTTCCATTTTTCAAATTCTTCTTGAAGAACTTGAGCCTGTTGCTCTAATTCTTTAAGTTTTGTTTGAGATTTATCGTAATAATCTTTTAATTCTTGTTTTAATTTCTTCTTTTCACCATAAATGTCAGACACTTTTTGTGAAAAAGATACAAATTCTTCGCTCAATAGCCAATCCATAATTCACCTTACCTTTTTGCTCGTATTCTTACATTTAAAGGATCATTGTCAAAACACTCAAAAACGATTTCGCTCCCATCATGACCTTTGGTCGATAGAAACACATCGTTTTGCCAAATAAACCTTAAAGAACAAAGAACATCACGAACATAAGGCTCGTATAGTGTTCTTCCCTCATAATTATGCTCCAACATAAGATAACCTTTGCCACGATAATTTGGCTCAGTCAATCTAATATCTGGCAATCCACCATTAACATGCCTTGCCATAAGGAGTTTTTTTATTTTTTTATATTCATGACTTTCCAAGATTGTATCACCACTTGGATATTTTTTATATTCAAAATATTCTTGCTCTCTGCAAAAATCTTCAGTAAAAAATTCATGTATCAAAGTTAGATCATCGTAATACTTTCTAACTTCAAATATTTTTTCTTTTCCTAATTTTGCATTTGTATCCCAATTTTCTTTTTTGGTTGAATTTGTGCAATCATCCCATTCAGTTCCAAATTGGCCTTTATCCCATCTTTTTCTTATGTCCGAAAGAAGATTATAGCCTAGCTTATATGGATTAGTGCTATATTTTCCTCCAAGAACACCCATCTTATGTGCAGCATATTCTATGATTCCATCATCATGTGTTTTCTGGCCCAATGAAACATAACCCTGTTCTGCCATAATGACATGGTCGGTCATACTATTATGATTCATAAATCCACAAGCCGAATATCGATGACTTGTTTCTACTGTAATGTCATACACTGTATCTTTTCCAATTTTTTCGATAGAAATAATTTCATCTTCAAGTTTTTGATCAATAAACCATTTATGATTGTCAATATACTTCTTTAACTTTTGCTGTTTTCTAGATAATCCAAAACCTATTTGCTCATAATACTTTACCGCTTCCTGTCCGGTTATGCGTACATGCCAACAAGAATCTTTTTGTTTGCGTCTTGTTGATAATATGCAAAAATTCAACAAAACATTTTGTATTTGTCTGGAAAGAACTTCGCTTGCGGTGGAAAGAATAACACCAGCATCCCCCGCATAACCATCACAATCAAAATACGATCTTACAAAAGAAGCGATAACACTCTTGGGCGATTTAAGAATAATTTCTGGTATTTGCTTAATCCTAGCACAGACTCCAGTTTTCATTCCCAAATAAACAAGTAGTTCTTCAAGTTCTTTTGAAGTTACAGAAATTCTATATCGACCATTTTTAGATGTGTCATCCCAACGAGATTTACAATCTATATTAAATAATTTCTTTGTAAGACGAATATAATTATCAGCTTGATCTTTATCTCCAGTTGTTAAGCCAAGAGTTCTCTTGCTTTTAGATATATGACCATCTCCAATCATATATCCAACAAATGAAGCAAATTCTTCATCCATAGAAAAAGGTAAAGATATACATTTTCTTTTATTTCTCATGCATGTCATAGACTGATCATCATATTGCTTGAGCAATTTGTCTAAATTGTCATTTTTTTCTTCACCTTTATAATGATATTTTCTATAAACGACTTGAGACATAGTCGCTGATGCTTTTTTACAGATTTGCTTCAATTCTATCCTTTTATTGGGCAATTTATAATCGATTTTTTGATATTTTTTCGTCCAAATATTTGAAAACGATATTTTAACTTTTTCTCCTACATTCATTTTATCAAGACGAACCCAATCATTATCACCCATAACTCTATGATTATTTGAACCCTCAAAAACATATCCTCTTCTAGTTTCAATCCTATAAACATCACGATTTTCAAAAGTGAACCAATTTGTCACATTTCTAGATTTTTCACCATCATAAACCATAACAGGCAACTTTTTATCAACAATTTCACCTAATGTCAAAATGCCCATATTTGTAGATACAAGAGAATCTCTTCGTCCGCAAGCCCACCCCTCGTTTAATACCTTGGTTTGTCTCTGTGGGAAAAAATAAATTGATTCCTCATAGATCATAGACATAATATCTTGCTGCCATGGCTTCAATGGAGCATTATCACGCAAGAATCCAAAAACATCTTTAACTGGTTCAATAAAAAATCCAAGCTCTTCTGCCAAATCTTTATCTTTAACCTTTTCGTTTTCTTTATCTTTAAAATCTTTGGTGTTGATATAAGAATCCATATAAAGTCTATCATTGCCAACTTTTAGTCGCCTTGGAAAACGATAATTTTTTTTATCAATAATGTTTTTATCTTTAATTACTTTTTGATGCCAAGCTGATGCACCATCAATTAAATTGTCGATGCGAAGCAAATAATCAAGAAATTCAGTAACCTTTTCTTTACCCCATCTAGCCATATATTTTCTTATACGACTCGCATGATTCGCCATGTTATTCAACATATTTGTGTCAGTGGCAGAAAAATGAATATTATTTTTAAAGAAATCATTATGACCAGTAGCGTGAGCGATAACTGTCAAATGATCCAATAGAGTATTGCTATCTAAGCAATAGATGTAGCAAGGTGATGTATTATGGGTAATCAATCCATATGCAATAAAATCATGAGAATCATGATCCAATGCAATATCAACAGTTTCGATCTCATCTCCATCAACAACATGCTCAACAACAAATAAAGGATTTGAAATAATATCTTTAATTTCATTTGGAACACTTAATCCTTGATTTTCTGCTCTTTGTACAAATGAAGAAAAAGAATTAATCCCAACTTTTTGTTTCTCGAACATTTTAATTGAATAACCAAGACTATGGTTGTTATATGTTGTGATTCCTACACTTTTTGCCCACATAATCAATTGTCGTTGAATGTAAGGCAACTCCATTCCAGAACTACGACAAAATTTTCTATCAAGTAATTTTTTAAGTAATTCTTGCTTATAGTTAAGCACAAAACCTATTCTATTGTAAAATTTATTTTCAGCCCAAATTCCCTTAATTTTAACAACATTAATATATTTTTGATCACCTTTTTTACCCTTGCCATTTTTCAATGTTTTTAAATTAGAAAGAATTCCCATTTCCGAAAGCATAATCTGAACATCATCTGCCAATTTCTTATTATAACAACTAAAACCAACATGGTCAGCTACATAGCCATCAGTATCGAACAAACCACGAATAAAAGCACATCTATAGGCAGGAGGAGACTTCCAAATAATATCTGGAATTATTTTTTCCTTAAATGTTTTACCTTTCTTTAAACCAATCGAATTAACAAAATCAACTGCGTTTTTTGAGCATAATGTTACATTGAAACAATTTGGTTTTTCGTAAATCTCTGCAACAACTCCAAATACCTTTTTAAATAAATCTACAACATGTTCTGCATATGTCCTGTGTTTTTTACCAACAGCAACGGTTAACATATTTTCAGCAGACTTTACTCCTATCGACCCATCTCCAACCAAAATTCCAAGAAGTTCCGCCAATTCTATCGTAATATGATTCGGTGGATAAATTTCTTTAATACAATGCCTAATGTTGGGCCTTGTTGATTCAAAAACTTGTTCGGATGACCAATCAATTCTTGGTGCATCCCAATTACTTTCATATGAATCAGTTCCTACAAAAATATCACCAGATACAACATCCGATGCTTTTTTCCAGATTAAACCATTATTAGAAAGAACACGCCATTTGTGATTTGGCGTACATACTAATGTTTGGCCATCTTTCAAACAAATTTTCTTAGTTTTAGAAGCGTTTTGTCTCTTTGTCGCAACAACATTCCTAGTTTCATTACCAACAATAACTTGATCGCCTACCTTCACATCTCCAGCTATAATTGTACCACGCTTAGTCAAAACTGGAGCATTAAGTTCACAGCAATTGATTACCATTTCATATATCTTATGCATTTGATTTTCATATCCACGCTGCAATTCTTCATATTGCATGCCAAACGACCAATGTGGATATCGTACTGGAAAACCACCATAAGCTGCTACTTCAGAGATTTCATCGTAGGTAAGAAGTTGCACTACAGTTGGATAAAAGTCTAAACCCCAATCTCTACAAACATTCAAAATTATTTGAGCATGTTCTTTTAATTGTTTTGGAAGTTGAACACCAGGAATAGTGTTATCGCCAATAAGAAGAGAAGAGCCATGCATAAACTTGTTAGAAGACATTATCGGACTCCGTATTCAATTTAGCTTTTGATTTATCTGAACCCATTAATTTTTGAATAGCTTCTAATATTTGTTGATTTCTTTTTTCTTCTGTTAAAACAGCACCACCTTCTGCATTTATTTCAGTGGTCTTAATATTTTCTCTATTAAGATCTCCCTTTTCCAAAGCTTGATCAACTACATTTTTTATTGAGTTTGCGTAATTCCAAGGAAGTATTTGTGTTATTCCAACAAGATTTACGATTCTTTCTCCAAATGATTCTTTTAATGTGTTTATAAAAACTTGATTATCTTCTTCCCAATTGTCGCCATCGGTAAAATAAAATACATATATATTCCATTTTTCTGGGGGATATCGATTTTCAAATTGCTTAGAAATGAATTTCAAAGCAGAGCTACAAGTAGTGCCACCGCCAAATCTATAATTATAAAATTTTTCTTCATCTACTTCCATAGCAGAAGAATCATGCCAAACAAAAAGTCTATCTACTCTTTTGTAAAATCTTCTAATCCAAACATCAATCCACCAAGCCATATCAGAAACTATTTCGCACTTTTGCTGATCCATACTTCCAGATCCATCTCTAGCATATATGATCAAAGCATTACTTGAAGGAACTTTAATTTCCTTGTATTGCCTATATCTTTTATCTCTTTTTATTGGCTTGATTGCCTTAATTGGATCTTTGCATCCTGGTACTATTTCCAAATCATTTATAGTTCCATCTGCTGCTTGTCTTTTTAGAGCTTCTAAAAATGTTCTTCTGTTATGCCTTAGTGATTCTGGGCCTACTAAAGATATGTTGTTATATTTTATTTTTACTTCATCAAATGTGTCGCTTACTTTTGGCTTTAGATTTGGAAGTTCTAATTCTCCCTGCATGAATTTTAAAACTTCTTCAAGGTCAAGACTTATGGTAATTCCTTCACTTTCATCTTGACCAGCACCATTGCCATTACCCTTGCCCTTTTTGCCCTTGTCGATCACATCGCCATCTTTGCCTTTTCCTCTTCCTGTTCCATTTCCATTATCGCCATAAAGGATTTGCGGAATATCGATTTTTGGAATGGATATCGATATTTTACCACGCTTACCTCTAGACTTAACAATTTGGCCACTTTTGATAAATTTCTTTAGAGCTTTGCGTAGCTTGCCAGAAACAACATCAATAAAATCTTTGTGGTCTTCTTCAATTCTTCTAGGACACATATTTTAACAACCTCTTTACAAAAATTATTTGACATATTATTCTTCTGCCAAATCGCCTCTAGCAAATATGCTTCCTACAAAATCAAGAACATCTGTTGCCGATCTTTCATTGTACCCGTATTGTTTTATCAAACGAGTCTTTATTGCATCGATCTTTTCTTGTATATCTTTATCAACTACTGTGGCACCAGAAACATTTAAAGCAGAAAGCTTAATAGTGTCTTTAACATCTTCAAACAATTTAGCTTCCAATGCTTTTTTCAATTTAGAATTAGAATCCCATCGGAATGTCTTATGCTTAATTGCAAGATCTCCAATGAATGCAGCGATTTGTCTTCGGAAATCATCAGCACCTTGCTCTGGGATATCTATTTTCGATTCAACAGCCCTCATAAGCCTTTCGTCTGGCTTTCTATCTTGTCCAGTAATTGGATCTTTGATTTTAGACTTATTGATATAGGCCATGATATTATCGATATAGTTGGTGCATAAACGAATTACTGCATCTTCATCGCCAACCAAGGCCTTTTGAACTTCTGCCTTCAAAATTTCAGTCAATTTCTTCACCACCAAATCAACACAAGTAATATATCGACCAACATCATCTTTATTATTTAGCAAAGAACTACCTTCTAGGCCATCTCTTAGTTCATTCAAAACCATGAACATATTTACATAATCATGATTGTTCGCAAGGCAATTGGAAAGTTTGTCTTGAATATATCGAACAGAAACACCTCTAGTCATGCCTTCGTCTGGATATCTGTCTTTTAGCTCTTTGACCTGTTCGTCTGTCCAACCTGGTAAGAGCTTACCATCATACAATTCTGCTTTTTCAACCAAAGATATCTTTCCATCTTTGTCGTCATTTAGTCTTGTCAAAATTGCCCATAATGCAGCAACTTCCAAGGTATGTGGAGCAATATGTTGCTTTACTTTTGTTGGCCCATAATCTTTTTCTAGAATCTTTAGCTCTTCTTCCCAACGCAAAGTATAAGGAACATCAATCTTTACAGTTCTATCTCTAAGTGCTTCCATATATTGATTGCTTCTAAGTTTTTCATATTCTGGATTATTGGTGTGTGTAAATATAGCCTCATCGATACCAACTTGACTAAATTTCTTTGGCTTGATACTTTGTTCTTGTGATGCTCCTAAGAGATCGTACAAGAATGCTTGATCTAGCTTCAAAGCCTCTATAAATTCAATCATTCCCCGATTTCCCACACAAAATTCCCCGTCAAAATTAAAAGCTCTAGGATCAGAATCGGCACCGAATGTTCCAATTCTGCCAAAGTTTATATCGCCAGTAAGTTCAGTACTATCTTGATTTTTTTCGTCTTTAGGTTGAAATGTTGCAATACCACAACGATCAGACTCACTAAATGTCTTACGAATAACACGGATATGTTTTTCAAGAATCTTTTCCAAATCACCATCATATTTTTTCAACAATGCATTCATGAAAAATCTACATCTTGGATCTAGTTCTCCTTCGCATCGCAATTCATAAATTTCAGATCTTTCACTTTCTGGAACTGATTCTAACAAAGCACGATTAATTTCTTCCATGATTGGCTTTCGCACTTCTGGTGGCAGTAGCTTTAATGGCTGCTCATGCATTGGGCATTCATCTTCATCTTTTAAGTAAATCCCATCGACACCTGTTGGAAGATTAATCCATTTAAAACTATACCAAGCTCCAGCATCGGTGGTGGAATAACGCTCCATTTCTCTTTTGAACAATCTGCAAAGAGTTGATTTTGAGCTTCCTACAGGACCATGAAGAAGCAAAATTCGTTTTTCTGTTCCGAAATGACCAGCAGCACCCTTGATGAATTTAACAAGAGAATCTTTAGTTGGTGTCAAGCCAATAATGGGATATTCTGGGTTGTCGAAAAAATTATAATGTTTATATGTTTTGCGATATTCTTCTACTGGGTAGAATCCTTTTTCTATCACCATATCAAAAATAATTTGCCAAGAATTCCTAAGTAACTTTGGATTGGTGTAACACAAATCTACATATTCAGAAAACGACATTTCGTTATTGAGAATTTTAAATTTACTTTGATCAAATTTACCTATAAACTTATTTAAAGCGTTCATCTGCTATCTCCGTTATATTTTCTGTAATGGCACAACTAATTCATTATAAGGTGAATCTTTTATTTTGTAAATAACTTTCTAAATTATTTCACTTTACTTCGCCCCATGCACTATCATTTTCAATATCATTTAATGGGTTAGATCTTTCAGCTTCGCCATATGGATTAGATCCCATATGAGAATTTTCTTGTGCGTTAGACCTTTGATCTGTGACACCGCCAGGTCGTTCCATATTCCATTTATGTCTATAGTCATGACCTGAAGAATCACTGTTCCAAACATCTGTGCCAATTGGATTGGTGAATTTAACCCTACAAGCGGTAAGGAGTTTTGTTTTTGATTTGGATTTACATTTTGGACAGGAAACATTTTTATATTTTCCTGTCTTATCGAAGTCGGCAATCTCTTCCCAAGATTTTTTACATTTATTACATTCAAAAGCATAATTCGGCATTTTATAATCCTATAAATTTTGTAAATCTCTAAACTTTTTATAAACTGTAGAGATTTTATCTAATTTAGTATCAAGTTTATAAAAGTTCCACCAAAAAGATTTACTACAAAATTTAATAGCCTTATCAATAAGCTTTTGATTTAATGCCATATAAGTAAGTTCTACATTTTCTTGTTGTAGTGCTTGCTCTTCTGCCAATAGCTCTTTGTATTCTTCGGGAGAAATAGGCCTGTTCATTTCTTCTTCAAATTCTTCATCTTCTTCGTCATTATCTTCAAATTCAAATCGTTTCATTTTAACCTCTGAATATGCATTCAAATATGTTTGTAGCCGACATCCATATATCATCCAATCTTCTTTCGTTTAGGCCTAACAAAGTACGATTGTATTTGGCCAAAGGATGAAATGGATACTCATCTTTATTTATCCATGAAGACAAATTAAAGTTACCCCAACCATTAGAATATGTCACAAAATTCACAATTTTATCTTCTTTTACATCACAATATAAATCAGATTTCTCTTCAAAATTAGAATTTAAGTCATTTACTAAATAAAAATCATTTTTTTTATAATTTTTTTTAGAATGCAAAAAACTATTTTGCTCTAGCTCACGAACACAAATTATATCAGAACTAACAATCAAAGCTGGTAAACTTAGCTTGTCTTTTTCAATAAAATAACGCAAATAAGACAAACTATCGCTTGTTTTTAAAATTTCAAAATTAAAATTGAGCTTTTTTGCCCACATAAACAAATTTCGTTTTATGTCTTTTCTTTGACATGCTATTGCTATTTTTGCTTCTGGTAAGTATTTAGAAAATGAATAGGCACTAAGAAAAGCCATCCAATCACTTGAAATGCTATGATCGCAACAAATTAAAACACTTAAATTTTCGCCAGTACTTGTAATCATGCATTAATTGAGAATGGAAGATCAAATTAAATATGATCTTCTTTTTTTGATTTGTATACAGAAGTGAATTTTAGGTTTGTTGGCTTTGCTGGACTAACTTTTTTTGCCATAAGCATATTTGGAGAATTGGCACCTTTTGACTTAAAACCATAAAATTTTTCGTTCAAAAATTGTTGAAATGTTATCATTTTGCAGTTCCTATTGTGCCAACTGCTGGGGCTGTTGTTTTTTTATTTTGTTGCTGTTTAATCATATTTTGAATTGCAATAGGATCAGGCTGTAAAGGAATGCCTGATTTTTTCATATTAGCCAATGAAGCTTTGTATTTAGGATCTTCTTGAGTCATTTTCCAAGTTTGAGCAGGTGTCAAAGGTTTGTTAGTTTTAGGGTCTGTACCATATATTTGTGGTAAATTTTTCAATAGATCGCTAAATGTTCCAACTTGTTTTTCATCCGACTCTAGCCAATTTTTAAAATTAATCATTTATACCCCTTTTCAATCTATATATATTTGTCACAAATCTTTAATTAGGTGAAAAATGAAATTTTGTTGCTTTTACAATATGTTTTTTAGTGCTATTTTTGGATTTTTTCTTTGTTTTTTTATTATTGGAACACAACTTATAAAAGAAAACGAAAAAGAAAAACATGATCACAAAACCTGTCAAAAATGCGTGTGCGAAAAAAAATGTAATTGTCCACATGAAAAAGAACCATGCGAAACTAAATGTTTATGCGATTAATTATCTTGGTCGTTGAAATATTCTCTACCATGGGAGCAAAAATTGTATTCTTGGCAAATTCACGACCAATTACATTAGAATTTTGATACTCCATACCTTTAACCAAAAAATCAGGTTTTATTTTCTTTATAATTTCGTATGGAGTGTCTTCATCGAAATGTAAAACATAATCAACACATTGCAAATTGGCCAGCAATAACATTCTATCTTCTAGTTTATTGATTGGTCTGTTTGGCTTCAATTTAGAAACAGATTCGTCTGCATTTACAGCAACCAATAACTTATCTCCAAAACTTTTAGCATAATTCAAGTTACTTATGTGGCCTGAGTGAAGAATATCAAAACATCCATTTGTCATACACAATTTAAAATTTCTATTTTCAAAAAATTCTGGTGTGACATACTTCGATTCAACTTTATTTAAAATTGAATTTATTTTATTGAAATCCAATGGCTTATTATGTTTTTCCTTTACATAAATAGAACCCATTTTAAAGGAAAATTTTGAAGCGTCTTTTAATGATATTCCATTTCCCAAACACAATCCGCAAAATGCTATAAAACAATCACCAGCACCAATAACACTATTTGGAGCATCCAAAATTTCTTCACACTTGTAATCAAAATAATCACCATCATATCCATACAATCCATCACCACCATTTGTTATGATTACATTTTTAGCATTGGTTATATTTATAATTTTTTCAATTTGCTTGTTGCGATCTGATTGCCCTGTAATATTCTTTGCTTCTATTGAATTGGGCTTTATAAGACTACAACCAAGCCATTTATAAATATCTGTTTTTGGATCAACAATTTTAATTTGACATTTATGATTTTTAGCTAAATTTGAAACTATGTTGTTATAAAAAACACCCTTATCATAATCGGAAAATATAATAACATCAAATTCTTGTTCCATAATACGATCAAACAAATCACAACAATATTTAGTTATTTCGCTCTCAGACAAACCACAATTAGACTTTTCCACATCCCATCTATATGTTGGAAATTCATTGCTATAAAATCTTTTTTTTCTTGAAATATTATTTGGAATATCAATAGAAAGAGAGGTGTCCAACCCATGTTTGCTTAAAATTGATTTTGCATTTGCATCAAGAAAAGAACAAAGAAATGTATTCTTATTGAAGTTTTTTAACTGGAATGCGACATTTGCTGCTCCGCCTGGGAAAACATTTGTCGGATCTTCATTATCAGAATGCATTACTGGTATGGGGAATTCTGGCGATATTTTTCTAACACTAACATCAAAGTATTCATCCAACATAGAATCACCTATGACAGCGATTCGTATGTTACTATTTTTTATTTTCTCTAAAATATCTTTCATTTTTTGAACCCAAATAATTGTTTATGTAATTATTTGAGTTTACAAACAAATTATTCAATACTTAATCCAAGACTTTGCATCTTTTGCACCCATTCTTCCTGTTCTCTTTTATTTTCAGAATCAATTTTTAAAACCTTAGTTCCTTGCAAAGATTTTGACAAAGCTTCAACTTCCAACCTTGTAAGCCTCATAGCTCCACGATGTTCATGATAGTCCTCCCATGCTTCAATAGCCCAAGGAACAATAGGCTTTATAAGTTCTAACATGGCATCTGCGAATACTCTAATCTCCCATTGAGCATGAGGATCGCAACGCAAGGCCAAAAAGTGCAAAAGATTATGCAAATCTACTTTCCAATACCACTCTGTATAAAAATTAACTGGTAGAAGCATCCTTGCTTGTTCTCTAGCCACACCTTTTTGAATTGCTTTTTCATATTCATCGTATGATTGATTGCAGATAGAATCTATCTTTTCAATAAAGTTAGAAGCATCAACTTCATTTATTGATTCGCCACTTCCTTGTTTATTTACTGATGATTGTTGCCTCACATTTTCAATTTCTGGCTTATAAAATTCATCCTTCATCATTGAATATCTTCCACTGTATTCGTTAATTTTAGCGGTCCTATGCCTCACCATTTGTCTGGCTACGAATATGGGCATTTGCATATTGAATTTTATTTCAATCATCTCGAATGGGGTTGTGTGCTTGTGACGAAGCAGATAACGAATCAATCCTCTATCTTCATTAATGGTTTTAGTTCCATCTCCATAAGAAACTCTAGCAGCTTGAACTATTGCGTAATCTGCGGTCTTCCTATCATCTGGAACAAGTCTTGGCATAACATCAACAATCGTCACATGACCCTTGTCCAAGCATTTGATTGTTTTTTCAGAAACATTTGTCAAAACATCATGCATGATATTTTCCTTTTAAAAATCAATAATTAACATTTCAAATTATAGCAAAAATCAATCCAATTAAACAATAGATATAATCGACAACAAACAAAGTAAATAATAACAAGGCAATTATGTACAAAATATTAGTAATGCAAAAACCAGCAGCAAGAGACAGAATTGGAATAATCAGAAAATGGCTTGAAGAAAATACAAACGGAATAATTGCAGAAAAAGATGTTTTAATAGATGATCGAATCATAAGAGAACATTATAAAGAACATGCAGATAAAGACTTTTATCCGACAATGATACAATATTATGTCGGAAAAACAGTAAAAGTGTGGATAGTAGAAGTGGAAAATATAGCAGATTTAAAAGCAGCAATTGGACATCCAAAAGCAAAAGATGGATTTCGCAAAGAATTAATGGGAGATAGAATAAAAGAAGTAATAGAAAAATTTGGAGTAATGGACAATGGAATTCATGCTTCTGATTCTGAAGAAAGTGGGAAAAGGGAAATTAGCTTGTGGTTTGGAAATTCTTATTTGTCTCCATCGTCTTCAAATGAACTTCCACATTTTAAAGAATGGCTTAAAAATAGATGTTCCTAATATTAAAAGTAACCAATATCTCCCATCACAACATCTGGCAAATTAGGAAACATTTTTAAAATTTTATTTTTTTTTTATTCTTCTTTTTTTCAAGATCATCTACAGTCAATAGGGTTGGAGGTGTTCTAGTTACCATTCCCATGCCTAAAGGTCTTGCAAATTTCGCAACATCAGCAGTAGATGTCATGCCACCAGAACCACCTGCTGGAGCAGCAGCAGTTGCTACCTCATTTTGAAACCAATTTTTAAAGTTTAATTTCATGCCATTCCACCCATTCCACCCATTGCACTCATATCATCGCCACCTGCTGGTGCCGCTGGTGGAGTCCATCCGGTTGTTAAAAATTTGATTAAATCGTTTTTTGATAAGTAATACATATTTTGATCTGGTGAATCTTTTTTGAGTATTCCATCCTTCAAATAACTTCTATTTCCGCCCTTTGTTGGCTTAATTCTTATAGCTGCACCTTTTTCGGTAATTGAATCTGGTACTATTTCCCAAGCAGACATTTTATAAGCAACTTCTTTATTTGGGCTTCCTAAAACAAAATGTGATGATATCCAAGGTTCACTAGAAAATATACTTTTTAAAGATTTCCAATCAATTCCAAATTCATCTTCGAGCGTATCAAAGTAATTACTACCCGCTGGGTCTTCTGATGCAATATCAGTCTCAGACCTCTTTTCTAAAGTTTGATCTATTTCTTCGAAAAATCTTTTAAAGTTATTGAATAAATAATTCATACATTATATAGGAAACAAAAATGAAAAACTTCTCAGAAACATATAAGGAAATACAATTAGCTTGGGATAAGTACCTTGCTCTAGAAGGCAAAGTTAAAGAATTAATCGATGATCACGATTTAATGCTTTTCTTTAAGCACAAAGGAGATGTTTACGGAACCAACGAAGATGGAAGGCTATCTTATGCCACCATGCTTGACAAAGAAGAAAGCAAAAAGCTAAAAGATGATCTTCGTATCATGGCAATAAATCTCACACAAGCAGCAAACGAAGAACCAAGAGAATATATCTTTTCTAATGAAAATATTAAAAATATTAGAAAAAATATAGTCAGTCGTGAAGATGCAGAAAAAGAAATAAAAGAAAAAATGAAAAATAAAAATGAATTTTAAATTTCATAAAAACGAATTTTTTTACTCGCTTGCGTATTAACTTGCTATATCAGGAATATCAGTAAGATTAGAAAACTTTTCCAATAAGTCTGGATAAATGGCTAGTGCTTGATTCTTAGCTGTATTCACTACTGGTTCTGGGTGTGTTTTAGAAAAGAAATTGATTACTTGTTTTGGGTTTTTACCAATTTCATAAAACGCAATTAAATAATTATAAATTTTATCTTCCACATATAATCTATATGTAACTGGTTTGCTTCTCAAGAATCTATGTACCCAACCAAGTGCTGAATGACAATATACTTTACCGCCATTGTTTCTTACTTTTTCATGGATATAACCTTCTTCTCCAGCAAACCCCATAAAGTTGTCACTAAACCTTGGAAAAAATTCTTTTTTCATTAAAAACATAGCCGTTCCATGCATTGGAATTTCAAAAACTTCAGGTATTGGCGATTCAGTTTGCCATATACCAAAAAAATCACCCCGCCATTTTGGCTCCATATGTGTTGCTATACATGATTTATTTTCATTCAAAAGAGGGCCACACCACATGTCTTTTTTAATTGAATCTTCGTCTATTCCTTTTAAAATATAATCTATTGCACCATTTTGAAGCATAACATGACTATCCAACAACAACACATAATCACCATCTGCGTGTTCAAACACAGAGTTCTTAGCATGTGCTGGTCCTTTGTTTTTTGGACAATGAATATATTTAGAATGAGATAAATTAGCTAAATTTTTAAGACCTTCTATTTCCTTGGGAGTATCGTCACATATTAATATTTGAACATCTTTACAGACTTCTTCTCTTCCTAAATGATAAAGCCTTAACGCAGAAGAAGTCCAAAAACTTCCCTCAAGATCATCGTGACAAGCCCATCCAATGGTCAACTTAATTTTAGACATAATTTTATTTATCTGTTAGTCAAACTTTATTGAAAATATAATAGAATGATATTATTTTTTCTATATTAACTTGTGGAAAAAATAGCACTAATAAGACCGGGAGCCATCGGTGATATAATGATGGCTCTAAATTTTGTTCAAGAATTAAAAAGAAAAAAAGAAGTCACTTTTTTCTGTAGTTCTGGTATTCATTCGATTTTGCATAATTTCATAGCAAACAATAAAATCGTAAGTTTTCGATCATTAGAACAATACAAACAAGAAGACTTCGACAAAACCATTCATCTTATTGGATATCCATTAAACGAAGGATATCCATATAAAAAAATGAATCGACATTTGCTTGAATACTTTGCAAGCGAAATGGAAACTAACTTTTCATTTGATCAATTTACATTGACCCTGCCAAAGTTTCCAAAAAAAATAAAGAACAGAAATACTCCTAGATATATAACTTTTCAAAATAAGACTGGTTGGTCTACTTACAAAGAATGGTGGGGATGGCAAGAACTCATAAATCTTATAAAAGAAAAAAATCCAAATATCGAAATATATCAAATAGGTGGAAAAAATGATCCACAAATAGAAAATACAGATGGTAGCTTTTGTGGAGATTCCTTCGAAGACAATATAGCAGCACAAGCATGGGCAAATACCCACATTGGATTAGATTCAGTCTTTAATCATACAACCAATATAAATTGGCTCAACAAGGGAAAAACAAAAGGCATTATACTTTTTGGTTCCACACAAGCAGATGCAAGTGGATATCCACACAATGACAACATATCATTAGGATTATCTTGCCAACCATGTTTCAAAGAAGATCCAAAAATCAGCAGAGTTCCATTGGGATTATGTGACAATCCTCCAAATCAAACTTACGAAAATCCACAACATGCTTGCATGAAAGGCATAACACCAGAAATGGTTTTTGAGAAAATTAAATTATGAATAAAACACTCTCGGATATTTATAAAAACTTTGATTACGAAAATAATAAAATAAAATCCATAGAAGAAATTGAAGTGACAAACTACAAAGGAATTCAATGTGGCCAAGCAAATGGCTTTCATCATTTGTTAAATATACTTTTTTTAAAACAATCATTTAAAAATGTAATCGAATTGGGAACCCAAAAAGGTGGTACTAGTTTATTTTTAAAAGATTTAATGAGTTTATATGGAGGAAACAACTTTGTAACATTCGATAGAAATAAATGTGATTTAGATGTAAACCAAGTGGTAGGAAATATCTTAAAAGATCAAGAAATAATTAATTTGATAAAAACTAATATTCAAAAAGAAGGCAAGACGCTGCTTTTTTGTGATGGTGGAGATAAAAAATGTGAATTCAACACTTTTTCTCCTTTTTTGAAAGATGGAGATTTTATCATGTTGCATGATTATGCACATGATAAAGAATTTTTCAATAAAGAAATAAATGGAAAATTTTGGTTTTGGCACGAAGTTGAATTTTCTGATATTAAAGAATCGGTCGAAAAATATAACTTGATATCTTACAACACGGCACAAATGTCGACCTTTGTTTATGGTTGTTTTTTTAAAAAAGGTTAAAACAAATAAAAATTAAATGAGAATATTACTTACGAGATATGGCGGAATTGGAGATCTAATATACATAGAACCTGTTATTAGAGCCATTAAAGAAAAATATAATCCGACAGAAATAATTTTCAGAACTCACAAAGATTATAATTGCGGTGAAGTTACAGTTCAGCCAAAAGAAGTATTAAAAGAAAACCCTTTTATTTCTGCAATTGTTTTTGACGACAAATATTATGGATTAGGCATTGAAACATATGGATTGTGTGTCGAGAATTTAGTTCCAAAAAACTTGGAAAAATGGGGTTCAGTAAATCCTTATTTTGATATGCACATTAATTTTCAAACAGAAATTGAAAAAAATATAGACAACCCAGATTTACATGCAATTGATGTGTTTGCAAACGCAGCAAATGTAAAAGTTAAAGACAGAATACCAAAAATTTATTATGATCAAAAAATAGTTCCAAAATACGAACTTGTTGTGCAACTTAAAAGTGCAGAAGAAGATCGTGATTTAAGTAAAAACAATGATCTTATAGAAATGATTTCGAAAAGCAATTTGACAAAAATTTTTCTAGGAGAGCAAAGTTTAAACTATCATGAATTTGTTAGCATTATTGCTAACTGCGAAATATTCGTAGGAACAGAAAGCTGTGGTACTTTAATAGCCACCGGACTGAATAAAAAAGTAATTACTATTTTTAAAAATAAAATAAGAATTAAAAATCGTTCTTACGAAAATGCGATGAATATAACTCAAGATGAAATTGTTAAGTTCAAATCAGAAATTCTAAATTACATAACAAAGGATGAAAAAATGAATGAAACTTCTAAATGTCTAGAATCAAGAAAAAAATCAGGTTATTTTGATTTGTACCTTAAAGGAAAAGGAATAGACATTGGCTGTGGTAAAGACAAATTAATTGTCGAACAAGGATCTGTTGACGCTTGGGATTTAAGCAATGGCGATGCAATGTTAATGGAATGCATTGCAAATGAAACTTATGATTTTGTTTATTCTTCACATTGCTTAGAACATTTAAAAGATGTGGAAATAAGTCTTTTCAATTGGTCTAGAATACTTAAAAAAGATGGATATCTTTACTTCGTAGTTCCAGAATATGTTCTTTACGAAAGAATGACATTTCCATCTCTTTTCAATAAAGATCACAAACAAACATTTTCATATTACATTACAAAAGAACAAGTAAAAAGAAACAACCATTACCATTACACAGATATAATTAAAATAATCGAAAATCTAAACATGGAAGTGGAAATTTCAAAACTCGAAGACGACAACTACGATTACAGCAAAGGAACTGCTGGCGATCAAACATTTTTAGATAATGCATTATCGCAGATTTTATTTGTTGCAAAGAAAAAAGAAAAAACTCCTGTAAGCCAAATGGGAGCAGATGATTGGGTTTTAAGTCACTACAAAAAAGGATATTTTGTCGATGCTGGATGTTGCGATGGTGAAGATATAAGTAATACTTACAAACTTGAAAAATTAGGATGGAATGGTTTATGCATAGATGTGATTCCAAAAAACTTTGATAGAAGACCAAAATCTAAAGTCATTGAAGCTGCATTACATGGAATAAAAGATTTGGAACTTGAATTTACGATATCAAAATCACCAGAAATAAGTGGCATAACTGATTATCTTGGGAAACAAGGAACGGCAGCTTATACTGGATGGAAACCATATGTAGACAAAACCATTAAAGTAAAGACGCAATTACTTCATGAAATATTAGATGCCAATAACGCACCTAATTTTATCGAATACTTAAACATAGACATTGAGGGAGTGGAACTAGAGGTCTTAAAAACCTTTCCATTTGAAAAATATAAATTTGGATGCATTTCTTTAGAACACAATTATGATGAGCCAAAACGAACACACATTAAAAATTTACTAAAAAATAAAGGTTACAATTACATAAAACAAGAAAAAGCAGACGATTGGTTTGTATTAGACGAAAACAATACAAAAGTAAAAACAATTGGTTTGTGCATGATTGTTAAAAACGAATCAAAAATTATAGAAAGATGCTTGGATAGCGTCAAACCAATAATAGACTATGTTTGCATTGTAGATACTGGATCGACAGATGATACAATCGAAACTATCAATTCTTGGCTCGTTAAAAACAACATATCTGGAGAAGTTATATCAGAACCTTGGAAAAATTTCGCACACAATAGAAGTTTTGCCTTAGCCAAACTTCGTGAAAGAAAAAATATTGATTACGCACTGATGATTGATGCCGATGAAGTTTTAAGATACGAAGATGGAATCGATATCGCTAAAGAAAAACAGAATATGAGCCATGATCTTTATCATGTAAATTGTAAATTTGGAAACATAGAGTACGCAAGAACATCTATAACAAAAAATAATATGCCCTATTATTACAAAGGTGTAGTTCATGAATTTCTTGAATGCCACGATCCAATTAAAACCAGAGATTTTTTAAAAGGAGTTCACAATGTGCCATTACAAGATTCTGCAAGGAATGAAAGTAATCAAAAATTTCAAAATGATATCAAACTTCTAGAAGATGAACTTAAAATAGAAGCCGATAAATTTATGATTTCAAGATATACATTTTATCTTGCCCAATCATATAGAGATTGCGAAGAAAAAGAAAAAGCAATTTATTGGTACAACGAAAGATCAAAACAAGGATTTTGGAATCAAGAAGTTTATATTTCATTGTATCAAGTCGCCAAACTTAAAGAACAACTTGAATATCCCGGAGACGACATAGTTCAAAGCTACATGAGAGCATATGAAGTATGTCCAGAAAGAATTGAAGCATTACATGGTGCGATCAACTACTGTAGAAGAAATGGCAGAAATCACCAAGCATTCATGATGGCTACATACGCAAGATCAATCCCTGTAAATAAAACAGGTCTATTTTCAGAAAACTGGATATGGAACTATGGCATTGATGACGAATACAGCATCATATCTTATTGGACTGGTCATATAAAAGAAGGAATTGCTGTAACTGAAAATCTTTTAAATAAAATTCCAGAGTCTCAAAAACCAAGAGTGTTGAAAAACATGGAATATCTTAAAGGAAAATTGACAAACTAAACAATGTTGAAATTGTCATAATGTCTAGACAAGTACTCTCCCAAAATTTCTTTAGGATCTGTACTTGTCTTTTCTAATTTGCTTCTAATTGCATGAAGATTATCTAAACCCCATGCCTTATCTTTAGTCTCTGCACAAACATTATCAATTTTATTGAAGTCGTAATTTTTATATTCATCTAAACCAATAAATTCATATATCTTTTTCATTGTTTCGATTGGGCTTTTTACCAAATCATCATATTTAACTAAATGCAAACATTCTGGATGATTTTTTATTCCATGAATAGTGCTTTGATATGGATCAGAAATATATTCTTCCCATAATACCTTTGCTCTGTTTTCTGTGCTAATGTGTAGTCTTTTACTTCTTAATGTGTTATCAACAAAATTATCTTCTTGCTTGTTGTTTATGATCAATTTTATATACGATGTTATGACTTCACTAATTGGTCTAACAGTACAAATTATCTTTGGGCTAGAACTTACAAACATTTTTGCTGGGATTATGTTTCTTGGCCAACCTCTGTGCTTATCAAATACTATGTCCGTTTTAAATTGATTGTAATAGGAATCAATTATAGCTCCATAAACACCATTAGATACGCTTTCTGCATCAAAAGTGTAGTTAGAGTTTAATTTAGAAAATGCTTCGTTATTTAAGCATAATAAGTCCAGCAAAGGACTTGTTGGTGTAACTGTTATTTTTGAATTTTGACCTAAAATAGAACCAAGTAGAGTTGAACCACTTCTTGGTAATCCACTAAGGAAAAATATAGATTTTTTCATGTTTTCACCATGTAAACTGCATTCGAACCATAATAATCAATCGTTTTCTGACTTTGAAATCCAAACTTATTCCAAAAGTTTTCAGATTCAAGAACAGACATAAGAACTTTTGGACTTGATTTTATTCTTAAAACCTGATCAACCAAAGCAAGTCCATAACCCTTACCACGATGTGTTTTTTCTACACAAAGATCATGAATGTAATGACAGTCGGGATCTTCAATTTTTTTATAATTCTCGTTTATTGGGTAATATTCCCACAAAATATAAGGAAACGAAATGATATATCCTACTATTTCCTTATTGATCTCACAAACAAAACACCCTTCTGGATGTCCTAATATTTTAGAACGAAAAGATTCACTTCCCTCATAGTAATTATCAGGATAACTACTTGTTCCAATGTGATCAATAAAATCAAAGTCTTCTGGTTTTGCGTGTCTAATCATGAATTCATCATAGTAATTTGGTCAGAAAACCCTACTTTTGTCCACAAAAAATTTTTTAAAATTAATATATATAAAAGCGACAAAAAATTTATAAAAAAAAAAAAAAGGAGTTGTCATGGCAGATTTTAATGTAGATTTAAGCCCAAATTTAGTCAATTTGGGAACCGAAGGGAGCTTGGACACTAGCGTTCAAAATGGCAACTCTCTTCAGAGAAAATTGACTGGTGTAATGGTTGAATTTTGTGGCAATCAAAAAATAATTGGTCGCATTGACGATGGAGGACAGTTCAACGAAACTATCGAGAGAGTAAAAGACTATGCGGGAATTACCAAGACCATTGGTGATAATTACATATTCGTAAACAACAACTTTGTTGACTACTATGAAGAGAGTACTAATACTTCCGATGAAGCAAACAATTTGATTGCCATGTTTGATGAATCTGGAGTTGTATATAAAAAATTCACGGACATTGATGGCAGAACATTTTCATCTCTTGACAACATGGATAAGCTCATTATTCCAGAACTAGATGCAGACGATCTCCTTCCATCGTTGACCTCTGATGCTAAAAATGCAATCACCGATTTTGTCGATGGTGGCGGAATTCTTATCATGTTTGAGCCAGATAGTGGCGATGTAATAGATGTCTTGAATGAACTATTCGGATGGTCACTTGACACAAATGGAGTATCTGAGCCTATTGATATTACTGAGGCTGGAGCCATTCTTTTCCCAAATGAAAGTGCTACCCTTCCTGATTTAAGTGCTACTGATTCACTCGACACAACTACCCTTCCAGTTAATTCTGTCAGCATCTATACTGGTGATGGTTCCAATCAAACAGTTGTAGCCAAGATGCCATATGGCGATGGCTTTGTTTATGTTCTTGGATGGGATTGGTATGACGCACAGCCTGTTGGCGTAGAAGATGGTGGCTGGAATCACCTTCTGAGATCTATTTTAAATTCTTAATTCAAGGAGAAAACAATGTTTACACTAGATGTACCAACCAGCAAGGTTGATCAATTTGATGTTCTTTTAGACAATATCAATGTCACTTACAGAATATTCGGTAAGAACGAAGACGGATCTATCACAAAGCTCAGTTTCAAGAAACAAGCCTTGCTTGACAAGGCTACTGAAGAACTGAAAAAACTTTCTTAATCAATTATCAAAAGTCTTGGGTGTCTATTGGCATCCGAGACTTTTTCATGTTTTTATCATAGTGCTTTCGATGGATTCTTGCTATATCTCTCACACTGATTGATAACTTCGCACAAATATCGTTCATTATTGAAAAGCGATCTGTATGCATCAGAACAACCACTTACGAATCTATCGTGTGTTTCGCAATGTACAACATCCACTTTTTCTGACCAATCTTCGCAGATGCCTTTTTCAAACAATATTTTTTCAGATCCCTCAATATCAATCTTTAAAAAGTCGATAACATCAAGACCATAATCTTTTATAATATCATTCATCGAAATTCCCAAAATATTTCCATCTTTATTTTCCTTTACAATTGTTCCCCAATCACCACCAATTTTTTCATCTATGGACAACATGCACTTTTTGTTCCAAATTCCAGCGTTCACACATTTGATGTTTTTGTACGGCATTGTGTTTAAAAGCAACATGCGATAATTTTCTGGATCGGGTTCAATTGATATTATCAACTCTGATTGATATTTCATCGCAAAATAAACAGCTACATAGCCAACATAAGCACCTAGATCGACAACATTTCTTAGTGGTTTAATTAAGCCTTCGTATTCTTTCTCTTCGAATACTTGTAAAAAATTGTATATGTCAGTCGTAGCTTTTCTTACATATAAAGGATATTTAAAACCTTCTGGAATAATTGGAATTAATGAATCATAACGATCACCAGACTCGCAATATTTTATCAAACTTGCAGTGTTTTGCTCTGTAATATCACATTGATGTATGGGATTCATAAATTTATGATAGTTTGTTTCATATATATTGATATGCAAAACTTATAGGGAAAAATTGTCATGAAATCATTTATGGAATATGTACAACTGAAAAACGAAGGTCTCTTTGATTTTTTCAAATCGAAAAAACCTGCTTCTGCTCCTACTGGTGCTTCAACTGCTCCTACTGGTGCTTCAACTGCTCCTACTGGTGCTTCAACTGCTCCTACTGGTGCTTCTGACAGAGAGAAAAAAAGAAAGCCTTTAGATACTTATGATCCTTACACTGCCAAATATAGTCCTCTAACGAGAGATGGACATAGCTATGTAAATTATAAGCGTATGTCGCCTGATGAAATTGCAGCAGCCGAAGATCAAAGTGATAAAAACAGCATCGATGCATATTATGGAAAAGAAAAAGATCCTGGCATGAAAGCATTAATAGACCATGGCAATCCTGTGGATAAATTTAAAAAATTAGAAGACGATATTAAATATGGAAGATTTTCGTACAATACAAGCAATGTTCCAAAAATGATGCTTTTTATGTTGAATAATCATATGGATGGCAGCTATATGCCATTTTTCGGTTCTTTGGTAAAAAACAATGCGGTTAAAATGATTCCATATGATCTCGCTTTGAGAACTATGGAATTAAACTTTGGAAGTAACTCAAGTATGATGGCACTTAGATCTTTTCTCGCAAGACATCTTATGGAAAAAACTCCAAGTAAAATACAAGGTTTAGAATCATTGGAGTTAATCAGAAAAAGTTTAGTATCAACTGATAAATGGGCAAAAACAATTTTATATACACCTGATTTCTTGCAACACATAAAAGAAGAAGATATAAAAGACATTTGGTTGAAATTCTTTGAAAGAAGACCAGACTTGGCGAAGAAATATTATGAAAAAAATGGCGAAAGAATGCGACTTAATCAAAAGTACAAACAAGCAAATGACACTAGATATCAAAAACCAAATGATATGGAAAATTTAATTTTTTCCATGTTTGGCGAAAAAAACGAATCATTCAAGACACATAAAAAATCATTATTTGACTGGTAAACTATGAACTTCACAGAATGGCTAAACAATCGTGATCCTGAAATGTTGAATGAAATTAAAAAACCATTCAAAAATTTCAATAAAGAAAAAAACCATCCAGAAGGTGGTCTTAAACCATCCTACGCCAAAAAATTAGGCATTCATGCAGGTATTGACACCAAGCGTGAGGCCGAAAAAAAAGGTGGCGTTCATAAAATGTCAGATAAAACAAAGGCAAGAAGAAAATCATTCTGTGCCAGGATGTGTGGCCATAAAAAGAAGAATACATCATCAAAAACTGCAAATGATCCGAAAAGCAAAATCAATGCAGCTTTGAGGGTTTGGAAATGTCGCTGCTAAATTTTATAAGCGTAAACAGTAAGATCATTTGACAAGTAATCATTTCTTATTACATATTTATCAGTGACTGATTGCATCAAAAATGAAACATCATCTATTGTGCAATGTTTCATATCAACATCTTTGTTTTCACAAGAATCAGAAAGCAAATTAAACGCAATTCCTTTTTTGCACAAGCAAAACATTTTCTCAATTGTCTTTTGTGTTGTTTCTTCCCAATTATTTTTCAATGCAAAAACACCAGATGCAAAACACCAATCAAATTCCCCTTTAGTTTCAAATACAGATTGATTCAAGAAATTACCTTGGAACAAACCTTTCCATTTATCCTCGTACTTTTCCTTAGCTATAATGATGGCTGAATTTCTCAAATCAATTCCAAGATAATCATCAAAATGATAGCTTAAATCGCCATGACCACAACCAACATCCAAAACACTATCCGTGATCTCCAATCCAGATATTTCCATCAATACCTTGAATCTTATTTTTTGGGTGTGTTCGTTGCTCCATCCTAATGACCTAACACCAACTTCTTTTCCGAACTTTTCTTGATATGTTTTTTCTAAATTCACTATTTTTTCCTATGAATTATGACGAACTACTAATTTAAAAAAAATTAGTAGTTCGTTGTAAATTAACCCGATCATATCTGAAAACCAACGGAATTCGACCATTTAATCATATGATCAGGTAGTACCCCTAGCAGGATTCGCACCTGCGACCAATAAATTAGAAATTTATTGCTCTATCTCCTGAGCTATAGGGGCAAAATTATTATAATCAAAAAAATTAAAATTAACAACGAATCATTGAAATAATAAAAAAATCAAATGAATATATATTTACATGGAAACACTACTCACCAAAGACCGCAAAGAAAAATTAAGTATTTACATTCAATTGGCAAATTGCTTAGAAGGCGACTTCGCAGAAGTTGGTGTATACAAAGGAGGAAGTGCCGAAATAATAGCTATAAATAAAAATGAAAATAAAAATTTATATTTATTTGACACTTTCGAAGGAATGCCAGAAGTTAATGAAAATGTTGATAACTTTCATAAAAAAAACGATTTTAACGATACATCTTATTCAAATATTTGCTTGGGCTTAAGCCATTATAAAAATGTTTTTATTTACAAAGGAATTTTTCCAAATGAACATAGCGATAAAATAAAAGATAAAAAGTTCTCTTTGGTTCACATAGATGTTGACATTTACAAAAGTTATATTGATTGCTTGAATTTCTTTTATCCAAAAATGATAGATGGAGGAATTATTATTTTGGATGATTATTCTGCTCCGACATGCAAAGGTGCAAAAATAGCAGTCGATGAGTTCTTTTCAAATAAACTTGAAAAACCAATATGGGAAACAAAACCTCAAGTGTGTATTGTCAAACAACCGACACTCATCAAACAACCAAAAATCAATTGAGCCAATTCAATTTCATTTCATCTTTAGTCCAAGTGTTTTTAAAATCTAAATTCGGAATTGGATATGATTGTGTATCTAAGTTTAATTCGCCATATTCCTTTTTATTTACCATAGTTATTTCTAAGGTTTCAGGAACATTTTGAATATACTCACCAAAATTATTCCCATGAACATGAACTACATGATAATTTTCTATTATTTTATCTAATACTGATAATGATTTATTCTTTGGATTTATGGTCAAATGAAGTTCGAATGTGAAAGTGTTAACTTTGTCACAAAAGTGAATTACATCTAAAGTTTCAAAAAAATCCCACTCGTAACCTTCAATATCCATTTTCAACAATATTTTTTTTGCTTCTTGAACTTCTGTTATGTTTTTGAAATCATCATATCCAACGAGTTTCATTTGTTTTGCCCAAGGCTCCAGATTTCCAGCAATATCATAACCTATTACTTTTTTATTTTTCTCTATTAATTGCTTTTCATAATGTATGTCACTACCCAATCCAAAACAAACAAACAAATCACATTCTTCAACAGATCGAATTGGAACAACATACCCACCATCTCCATTGCCTCCTATTCTGATTTTTTCAATTTTTCTAGGAAGCATGTTTTTCGCCATCCAATCATAAATTTCCATTTAATCTTTCCTTTTTACACAATAATAATGATTTTTCCACTACAAACAAGCAATATGCTGTCCAGTATAAGTAGATAGAAATTTATTTTGGGAAAATATCCATTTTTAATTGAATATTTCCCGACTTAAAACGAACAAGATAATAGGAAGATAACTTTAACCCAAGGAGAATCAAAATGATTCGAGAAGATGAAGAAAACATTCTAAATTGTAATTGCAGCAGGTATTACATTGTACCAATGGATAAAATGGCTGATTTAATGGGAATACCATTAGTTTTGGATGAATTTGGAATGGATGATAGAGATTACGATGTCACAAACAAAGTACTAGCTGCTGGTGGTGATTTCGTTAACCTTGAAACTGGCGAAGTTGAAGCAGATCCAGTCAAAATCGTCAAAAAATACAGAGTTGATGTAGATGGCAATAACGAAGTAATTATCGAAATTAGAGCAATTAAATCAACTGCTCATAGGTTCCTTATGAAAGGAGAACCAACAAGGGATGAATATGTCTTAAAAAGAACAAAAGAACTAGGATTAAATGGTATAGATCTGATCAATAACCTCGAAAAATTTCACGAAGAATACAAACAACTAACAGCCAGCTAAGGAGAAGATCATGAAAAGGGAATGCGAAGATTGCGGAACTATTTTTTTAGATAACAGATATTTCAAAGGAGAACTTCCAAAAAATGCATTTTGTCCACTCTGTTGTTCAGAGAGATATTTTGCAGATGTAGACCATGGAAATAAAGTTCTAAAAGAAGAAACTTGGAATTTTAGATCAAATTGGAAAGCAAAAGTTTGGAATAGCTCCTCGCTATATGAAGAAGGTTCTGATTTTCTTCATATAGATATAAAACAAGGAAAACTTGAATTAGAAATGGCAATTAAAAAAAGAGAAGGCTCTACTGATGAATTCCTTGTTTGGATTGGGAATAAACAATTTATTTGCAAAGCAGAACCAACAGATGAAGAAGCAAGGCACGAACAAGGAAAAATATTAAGTGAACATAGTCCTTTAGAGATATTGGACAAAGAAATATGATTCCTTAGTTCACGCAAACCGCTTTCCCTTAACTAAGAGCATTCCTTAGTTCACTTTGCTGGACTAAGAACATTCCTTAGTTCACGGAAACCGCTTTCCCTTAACTAAGGACATTCCTTAGTTAAGGGAAACTAACTTAAATTACTTACAAAATCTTATTATTGATCCTCATAAGCCTAATATCTTTCTTCTTGTCATCTTTTTCTGGTGCTGTACTAACTCCATCTGCTTGATCATAAGCAAATATTCCAAATTGTAATATCGTGTAAATATCACTTCTAAGCATTACATCAATTGATGTCGTAATGCCATTTTTAACAATACTAGATAAAAGCCTTTTAGCCATAACTGGATCAACAGAATAAGAATGTGTTCTCAAACAAAATCTATAATTGCAATTCAACTGACCATGAATTGGAATGCTACCCCAATAATTATTCTGAAGTTGCTCAATGCTTCCCAAATATATAATCGCATTAAATGCTGGATGATGTGTGAAATTCTGTAAAACAATTGCATCATGTTCCAAAACAATAATTGGTCTATCTATTTCAACACAATGTGACCAAAGTGCAACATGACTTAAAACAGTACAAATTTCAGTAAGTGCCAAGGCTTCATTTACAACTTTAACCCATTTTACCCAATTTTGATTTTTTAAATGTTCTGGAACTATTATTTCTCCAGTAGTTCCATTGAATGCTTCTGATACTTTACATGGCATTCCAACTTTATCACAGCTTTCTGCACATCTTCTAGACATCGACTCAGAAAGCTCATGACCTTTTATCGTAATAATATATGCAGATTCTATTTCTGTATTATAATTGAAATTTAATGTTTCTTTTAGTTTTTCCATGGTTAAGCCTTAAAGGGAACATCATGTTCGTATATGGTAGTTTCTCCTGCCATGTCTGCTGCAAAAATACCAAATGACACTATTGAAAACTCCTGTACCTTCATCATTACATCAACCGCAGTATAGATTCCTCTTTCAATCGCATGGGATACCAAATTTTTAGCAACCAATGGATCAATTGAGTAAGCGTGTGTTCTAAGAATGTAACGATAATTGTGACCCATTTGTGCATGTGGTGGTATGGGATTCCAATAATTACTTTTAACCTGTTCGCTGCTACCTAAATAAACAATTGAATTGAAAACATTATGATGTGTAAAAGGCTGAAGCATAATAGCATCATGTTCCAATGCTACCAAAGGCATATCTTCTTCTATACACTTACACCAAAGAGAAAAATGAGAAAGCCAGCAGCAAATTTCTGGTTTAGTTAAACTATAATTTGTTAATTTCAACCACTTTAACCAATTGGTATTTCTAGCATGTTCTGGAACTTTGATCTTTTCGCCAGTGCCATCAAAGGCATCCCATATAACTGCTTTTTGACCAACCCTATTGCAAGACTCAAGACATCGTTGACCCATAAGCTCTGAATTCTTATGATCTTTGATTGTGATAATATAAGAATTGCTTACTTCTGTGTTATAGTTCCAATTAAGTGTTGGCTCTAATATTTCCATTTTACCTTAAGTCATCTATAAAAAATTCTTGATCGAATTCTTTTGGAAAGCATCCAAGGTCGAACATTTTCTTTATACACTTGTTATAAAGATCTGTAGTTGGACTTCTATGAATTGCATGGTTCCTTGCCATTATAGCAAGTTTTATTGAAATTTCTTTTAGTTCTTCAAATTCTTTTTTATAGTTTTTCATATATTAAAATAGCGTGTAATTTCATTTTATCAAACTTGTTAATCTTCCTTTTTTGATTTTTTTAAGAATAAACTTTTTAACTTTTCTTTTTATCTTTGGAAATCTTTTTTCAGATTCAACATTTTTACGAAGTTTTTTCAACTTTACAACTTCTACCAATAATTGAAATGTTAAATTTGATAAATATAATAAAATGCCAATAATAATTATTGGCATCAATATAAAAAATATAATCATTTAACAACACTTTCCAATTCCACATTTATCTGGAGCAAGACAAGCAGTATGCTTTTTTCCTAAAACATATAACAAGCCAGATGGTGTTATTTCTATTTCTGCTATTGGGAACTGCGAAATAAACTCTTGTTCATATTCCATTTCCACAAAAATATCTTCAGAACAAAAAAGTTTATTAGCATGGTCAAATATAGTTTTTAATTTTGTACTAGTAAGTCTATGATCAACATCATCTGCAACTAATATCTGAAGCAAACAAGAAGTGACCTCCCTAAGAGTTCCACCGCAATCTACAAAATCTTTTTTAACTTTTCCGATTTCAGTTACATGGAAATGAGGCGGTACAAAACTACCATCTGGCAGCATTATCTGCATATGAACATATTCGTTTTCCAATAAAATATCTTTCAAAGCCTTAAGCGTTATCATTTTTTTGGTATCCATTTGTTTAAAGGAAATTCAACATTAACCCATTTCGTAAGCGGAAACTCTATCTGCTTACCGTCATTTGAAACATAATAACATTTTATAACTCCACTTTTATATCCTTTAGTCAAAATTGAAGATTGCCAATCTATCAGCTTATCTTCGTTTTTTGCACTCTCGTAACCATCGCTAAATCCAGTATTGTAATTGGTTAATCCCTCGTAATCAGCCTTGTCTTCTAATACAACTGCTTTGCTGTGCAAGCACTTGTATTCTTCTATTGAATTTTTCATTTCTGCATCCAAATACATGCAGTACGAAACAGGAATCAATGCAAGAAGAATGTATATCGCAATAACTGGAGAATTAAGTTTCATTTCTTTCTTTCTTGATTTTCTTGCCCAATTTAACAGCATCATCAACACCAGTCCAACGCAAACACTCTATGAAAGAATTGGTAGTTTCCATGTTCATTATTTCTGGACACTTCTCACACATTTCTTGAATATGTGAAACATCAGGGTAATGTCGCAAACATCCCTTAGCCATTTCTCGTACTTCTTTTGGAATTCTTTTTAAATTAAACGCAAGATCAATCAAGAATTTTCTTGTTTGTGCAATCGACCTAGTTCTTTCCTGTGGTAAAGTCATGTTTTCCCCGATATTCAAACAACTTAATATATTTTCTCCATTATCAAACTTCTCGTCAAACTCTTCTGCCTTCATCTTAATCTCATAATACATCTGGCAGAGCAAGCCAATATTGCACAACCACTAACTACTGCTTCATATGCGATTTTCTCTTGCTCTTTTAACGCAAGTTGATATTTATTAGAAAGAATATTATATCTTTTATGAGATTCAAACATCATTTCTTTGGCACTATGCAAAGAATTTTTAGCATTGTGAAGCCTAAAAGAAGCGTCTAAAACCTCTTGTTGTAATTCTTGTAAATTCATTCATCGATCTCGTCAAGTTCTGGACTAAACAATATTACGATTTGAAACAATATCACCAAAAATAGCAATGCCAAAATTAAATGATTCAAAGCCGCATGCATTTTCACATCCTAAATTTATTGTTGACTTCGGAAAGGTCAGCAACTGTAACTATATGAATAAAGTCTTTTTCATATTCATCCCTTATGACACTAATCCAATTGTCGCCAACTTTAATTTCGACATTTAAATCGTTATCTTTTTTTGAAAGCCTTACATACGATATTGCAACAGTCTCAGAACAATTGAATTCTTTTATTTCGGCAATAGTTTTTTTTACTGCCTTTTCATCTACTTCATTTTTTTCAGAAGAGACAACTTCTTCTGATTTGACATCTTTCGAATAGCTTTCAAACTCTTCTATGACAGTTTCAGAAGCGGTTTCCCCAAATCCATTATTATAGTCATATGGCTTACTCGAAAGGTATGTCACTCTGGCTTGTGTATTATTGATGCCACAGTAAAGAACTTTATTATCCCAATAAGTGAATTGATTGCGATATAGATTTGTCGTTCTTTCAATTACTCTGTATATCATTTTTTATTCCTTGTTCAGATCAATAGGAATCGCATGCACACCATTCAAATATGCATCAAGCACTTCCGCACCAGTCATATCCTTTTGCAATATAATTGCACCACTCAGATCATCAACTAATTTATGAGCATAAAACTCACCACTTTTACTTTCAATCTTGCTCACGAATTTATCCTGTGTTGCTCTCCATTCTTTACTATGTCCTTCTCTTGTGTCATGAGTTGTTGTTAATTGATCGAGGTCGATTAGCACCTCTAATTTCATGACGCATTTCCCTTTTTTGTTACGCCTCCCAAGACCGAAAGAATTAACCTCAAACTTTTGACCATTTAAAAACATCTTCATTATACTTGGATCATTTGGATCGGTCACAATTTTCCATTCATCTTTTACTGGTCTTTGATCTAGGTCACTCATGCTTTTCTCCTGTTGCCTTAAAAATTTCAACCGCTTTTTTCCATGCAGCCTCTATCTCAGGATTCTGTTCGATCTCACTTTCATTCGCAATAGCTTTCAAAACTGCGGATGTAATCAGGCTGTCAAGGTCATCCGTTTTTTGGCTCATTTCTATTCTCCTATTGGTTTGTTAAAGTTTACTAAAAGTTTTATTTCAGTAAATTCGGAATTAGGAGTAGAAACAACAGAATAAGATTCCATATAAAATTCTTTCCCAACCGCATATAATTTCTGTGCATTTGGGTCAAGAACGATGTTGTTTTCGTTTATTTTTTTCACTTCTGATGTCAATTTACGAAGTATATTTAATTCCTCTGGTGTTATGCCCATGATTGTTATCCTTCTAATGTGACGAACTACAAACTACTTTCTTCTAAATTGACCAACATCTGCTCTCTGACAGAAAGCAAATCTAAAGCCATTTTCAATTTAACTTTTAAATCTGCATTTTCTTTTTGTAGCTCTTTGGTCACAGTTTGTGACCTTATAATTTCTGGATTGTAAATTTCCGACCACAGCTTTTTGTTCATGTCCAAATCTGGTATCTGAGCTTCATCAATTCCAAGATTCTTCCAATGCTGTGTCATTTCTTTTTGATGTTCTCGTATCGCTTTTTCGTATCGCTCAACTAGCGACTCCAATAAGCCATGATAAGACTGGAGTTCCAGATTGTATCCAGTAATTCTTTTGTTGTATTCGTTGTTGATGTCGATAAGCCTTTTAAGTTCTTCAATGTATTCCCGTTGAGATTTTTGAATCTCAAGATTGCATTCATTACCATCAAGTATAGATCTTTCGAGTTCAACTATGTATTGCTGTTGGCTTTTTCCAGCCTCACCTTCTTTTCCAAGATGTCCTACTACTCCAATTGTACCCTTTGTGTCAGTAGCTTCCCCCTTTGTGTCAGTAGCTTCCCCCTTTGTGTTGGTAGCTTCCCCCTTTGTGTGTGAAGTTCCTTCTGAATCCCATTCCTCCCATTCTTTACCGATATGTCTCTCTTTGATATCATCACGAAATTCGTTTCGTGATGATGCCTCATCTCCCTTAAATTTAGCCAATTCCGCATGCAGTTTGTTTTCTCTATCTTTTTGATTTTGATGGAACAATTCGGGATCAGCTAGTTCGAGCATGTGTGAGGAACATTTTTCTTCGTCTGTTTTGTCTAATTCGCCCCTAAAAGTTACTTTCAAGACATACGAAGAAAGAATTGAATCGACAAGATGAGACACACCTACACATGCAACCGTATAAACAGATGGACCAAAATATCGTTGGAATCCACCCCAAATAATTCTATTAAATTGCTTCATCGACAAGTCTATCGAGACTACAGATGCAGGTTCTGTCATCTCAGACCATGCCTTCACAACAATTATTTCTTCGGAAATCTTACTACTATCTATGGACTCTATTTTCGTAAGACGCATTCTTCCTTGCTGACTAGCAGGGTGATGTTCAAGTCCATAAAGTACAATCTTATAAATGTGGAACGAATAAAGATTCATTTCTACTGAGACATACATTGGATCTTCATCGTTCTTCGTCATCATTATTCTCCACGAAATATTCAACAATCAAAGGAACACCGAACTGCAAAAGAAAGATCATTGCCGATATCAAGAACAAAATATAATAACCGTTTTTCATTAAAGCATCAAGCTCACGACAAAGCCAATTGAAAAAAAAAGCCAAATTTTCCATGAACTCGTAATAGAAACTTCTCATAATCATCATATTTTATTTTTTCTCAAACATTAAATGCCCACCTTACTTTACCACAATCCCATATTCTGCTTAATCCATTTTGTAATGCCCATTCTTTTTCACTTATATCTTTAGGACAGCCAGTATTGCATTTCATTTGACTCTGTTTGCTTATTCTTTCTTTTGGATAGCTCATATTCACATATGCATAATCAGAACCTAATTCTTCTTCTAATTTAAAATTTAAATTTTTATAAATAGAACCATTGCTCCACCTACTATCACTCCAACTTATAATCTTCTTGATTCCATTATTCTTGCACCAATTTACACAATGTGAAAATAGTTTACTTGCACCACCAACTATCTGATGACCAGCCTTAAAACATAAACGAGTTAAAACCATTTCACCTTTTGTTTGTTTGCGATGATGGACACCTAAATCCATTACACCAATTAATTCATCTTCGCAATATAAACCAAAACAAACTTTTGCTAAAGAATTACCACCTTGTACATGATGTTTATCACAAAAATCAGTAAATTCCTTTTTGCTAATTTCTTTTGCTGTACATTTTCTTGCATAAAGTCTTTTTTCGAAAACTCCAAGTTTACTTAGAATGACACTTTTGATTACTTCTTGATTGTTAAGCCATTCATCTTCGAAAATTGTTATAAGTTGAATGCCTTTTTCTTTACAAATATTAAACTTACTGATGTGGTAGTTACTTGGTCTTGGTTGAGGTGAGTTTTCATGATGCCAATATAAACCACAATATTCTATAGCAAACTTTAAATTAGAATCATATAAATCAAGCTCTTTGCTACCTAAAACTGTATGATCTGATTGAAAGTTAAAACCAAACGAATTCAACCAGTTTTGTATTTCTTTTTGAGTCTTGCCATATTTTCTCTGTGGATATGGAGAGCCATATCGTTCTATATTTGTTTGCCTTATTTTTTCTTGTATTTCTGGAGATTGTATTGGATATTCAACACCAAATCTATCCAAGCATGTTTGTTTTACTTTTTCTTTGATTTCTGGTGATGAAGAAGCATATTCATGTCCAAATTTCTCCAAACATATTTGCCTTACTTTTTCTTGAACTTCTGGCGAAAGGAAAGGGTTTTCGTATCCAAATCTTTCCAAACATGTCTGTCTTACTTTTTCTTTGAATTCTGGTGAAGAAGAAGCGTATTCATGTCCAAACCTTTCTAAGTTCGTTTGTCTTACTTTCTCTTGGATCTCTGGTGAGGAAGAAGCATGATCGTGTCCGAATTTTTCAAGACTCGTTTGTCTTGCTTTTTCTTTCATTTCCGAAGATTGCATAATGTACTCAACGCCATATCTTTCAATATTTGTTTCTCTGGTTTTTTCTAATATTTCTGGTCGTTGATTTGGATTTTCTACACCATATCTCTGAATATTAGTTTGCTTTATTTTTTCTCTTGTTTCCAAAGAACTTATTTGATACTCAACACCATATTTTTCAATGTTTGTTTGTCTAGTTTTTTCTAATATTTCTGGGGATTGCATGGCATGTTCATGTCCATATTTTTCAATATTAGTTTGTCTTGATTTTTCTTTAACTTCTGGTGATTGTAAAGAATATTCGACACCAAATCTTTCCAAGCATGTTTGTTTTACTTTTTCTTTGATTTCTGGTGAGGAAGAAACATGTTCGTATCCATATTTTTTTAAATTTGTTTGTTTCTTTTTTTCTTGTGTTTCCGATAATTTACTTGCATGTTCAACACCAAATTTTTTCATGCAAGTATCTTTGATTTTATTTATTATATCTTTTCTTTGAAAGTTATATTCAACACCATGTACTTTTAAATTAGATTCTTTAATTTTTTTTGCTACACAGACTCTGTTGGAACAGCAATCTTTTTCAATTATTTTACGAGAATTCACATAACTATATTTTTTTTTATTAGACTCATCTCCACAATAATCACAAGTGAAAACAATTGATTCACGAGCTTTAATTTTCTCAAATGGTTTGTCCAACTTTTCTAGGATCAGCATAATAAATCCTTCAGTAAATATATCATATTTACTGCTTTAAAAGTTTTTTCTCAATCAATATCTTCCTTAATTTCTCCAATGGTGCTTTCCAACATCTTGGCTTTTCCTGCCTCAGAAGTGTGACATTGTCACCATACCAAGGAGACTTGTCACCACTATGACTCCAAACATAATAAGCAGAAATTGGAACCATTATAAATACTTCCTTCCCAAAACTTGCTGCCAAATGTGCTATAGAAGTGCAACTTGTTATAACAAAATCAAGATTTTTAATAAAGCCCAAAGTCTCTTGAAAAGAATCCATTTTTTCAGATAAATCAATCAAATTGGGGAAATCCTTGATTTGCTCAAGATTATCATCCCTCTGTAAGCTATAAAATGTTCCATCCACATCTTTCAAAACTTCATATAACTCTTTAACAGGATAAGAACGATGCAAATCATGATCATATAAAGGTGAACCAGCCCACCTGATGCCTATTTTTGGTGACTTTCCATCTAACTTGCACTTATCATCATATTCTTTAGAAGATGAGATATAGGGCTTATCCCATAGGTCTTTATATTCAAGATTTAGATAGATAGGAAGATGCATTGAATATGTCCACTTTAAGTCTGGGATATCCTTCAATTCTTCCAAATTCGTAATCACAGGGAATCCACTATTCTTGAATATCTCAAGAAGTCCTTTTCTTTCATTCTTCCATTCTTCTTTGTGCCAAACTGCATACCAATAAGCATTGATTCCTCTTTCCTTGAGATGTTTCATGAACCTTATGTTAATGATCTCATCTCCACTTCCTGCTTCTGCATAAATCACCAGATTTTTTACATCTTTTGCCCCTTCCCAGAAAGGAAGATTTAACTTCTTGTTCCTTGAGAAAATTGTCTCGCAGTTCCACAATCTCATTTTTGCCCCATCTAGTATAAAGTGCCTCAATCCTTCTTGGAATTTATCTCTGTAAAGGTAATATGTTCCAAGGTTGAACTTGATTTTGAGTGCGGTTTCTTCTGGAAGTTCTTTATAATTAGCAAGAACATGGTGCAATATCTCTTCCGCTTCTGTTTTCCTGTTGGAAAGGAAGAGAGCATATGCCTTTTCCAGTTGCAGATCATAATCCATCGGAATCAGCTTTTCATTGGCATTGATATAAGTCAATGCTTTTTCGGGTTCGTTGTTGTGATTATAAAGATTTATTAGATTGAACCTAGTCACATACATCAGTTGTGGGCTGTGTGCATTCACAAGTGCCTTCTCACCATGCTTTATGGCTTCTTCATAATGTTGCAACTTGAAATAGCATTTACTGATATTATCTTGTTGCTCAAACGAGAAAGCGTTTTTAGCAAACACATCAAGCACTTGTTTGGCAAGACTCTTTGCACCTAAATTCTTGAGTGTCATTACGAATGGCTCAAGATCATTAACACCAACATTTTCTTCTTTTTTCATGTGTTATTCCTTTATAACTATTAATTTGATAAAAACATCTTGATAAACATTTACAAGGTGTTCTGCATATCTTGCGATTTCCTCATATTTGCCTTCAGCTTCAAGTTTTGCATAGTCTGCATGGATTGAATAGTTGTAATCTAAAACTTCCATGTCAATTTGGTGAGTGATTGCATGTCCACTTGAACTTCCATAAGTTTCTTGATGCCAAAGACAGTATTTCTTGCTGAACTGCTTGAACATTTCTACGGTCAAAGCACGACAGTGGGTGTAATCTCCGAAGAAGTTTCTTGCGAAGTGATGTGGGAAAGCTATGTCTACTACTGCACCATTTTTGCATACTCGATATATTTCTTTTATGACATGACCCAAATCATGAATATGTTCTAGTATGTGGTGTGCTTTTACTTCCTCTACTGTGCTGTCTTCGAATGGAAGTTTTTCTTTTTCTAAGTTGTGGAGATATTCTGGTTTGGTATTTGGATCTGCGTCTACATTTACGAATCCCTCAAATCTTTTTAGTCCACCGCCAATATTGATCTTCATATTTGTCCTTTTTGTAATGACTAATTCTTTCGTAATTGTCCTTGTTATTATTATAAGATAGGAGGGTTGATTTTGGCAAATTTGTTTCTATATGTTCGCCAGACTGAGATATGGATTGGATTTGCGTCTATATGTTCGCCAGACTGAGATATGGATTATGTGGTTTTTTCTTTTATGAATTCATCTGGTCCATTTATGAAAATTTTGCCGTCATATTGTATTATTGCTGGGCAGTTGTGTGTTTGGCAGAATGTTTGGATTTCTATAAGGACATTATCATCCATTTTCTTACCCATTTCGATAGCTCTGAGATATTGACCTTTGCTCCATTTTTCGACTGATATGATGACTTTTGATTTTTCTGGTTTGAGGTTTTCGGAGAAAAGACCTTGGAGCCAAGCACACTGGTAGGTTTTGCAGACTTCTGGTCTGGTTTCGTATATGGAGCAATTTCCTTTGAGAAAATGGCATGGTTTTCCTCCGCCAAATTTGTGGCTGTAGGATTCGCCTTTTAGCCAGATGCAACAGGCATTGCAATCTCCACATTCCCTATTGATAGTCATCTTGGTATTGTATCGCTGCTGTTGTATATGTACCAGCAGAAACTTCTTTCCAGTTTGTTCCATACATTATAGTTTGAACTGGGGAGCTTCTATTTGTTCTTGTATTGTCTCCTAATCCACCATAAGAATTCCTTCCCCATAACCAAAGCGTTCCGTCTGTCTTTATTGCTGCTGTAAAGCCATAACTACTACATACAACTTGTTTCCAATTCGTTCCATATGCAATTGTTTGAATTGGTGATGATCTATTGTTTGTTACTCCTGCAATTTCAGGAGAAGGCTTTACAGCACCAACTCCAAGGCTTATCGTTCCAGTCCATGTTCCAGTGAAACTACTTGGAGTAAAAGTTATGCTGACATTAGTACTTATCGCAGATACGGTAGTCCATAATACTGATTGTGTAGATGTATACACATTCATGCCTATGGACACTCCAGTAGTGTTAGATGTATTAAATGTATTGCCATTAATTTTAGAGCCAGAAACAGTAACTGGACTTGTGCCTGGATCACCACTAGTGGCAGGAGTAGGTTCAGTAGATACTGTCAATTGTCCATAAGAATTCCTTCCCCAAGTCCAAAGAGTTCCATCAGTCTTTATCGCTGCACAATGGTGGGTTCCAGAAGACACACTTTTCCAGTTTGTTCCAAAGGCAACCGTCTGTACTGGTGATGATTTGCTTACTGTTGTATTGTCGCCAAGCTGACCATAAGTGGCATTATTACCCCAAGCCCACAAAGTTCCGTCTGTCTTTATCGCTGCCGTGTGATTGCCACTACATACAACTTGTTTCCAGTTTTTCGCAAATGTAACTGTTTGAACTGGTGAACTTCTATTTGTAATTGTGTTGTCGCCTAATTGTCCACTAGTATTCGCACCCCAACACCAAAGCGTACCGTCTGTCTTTATCGCTGCCGTGTGATTGCCACCAGACGCAATCTGTTTCCAATCAGTTCCACCAGCAATAGTCTGTACAGGAGAGCTTCTGTGTGTAACTGTGTTATCACCTAATTGACCCAAATTGTTATATCCCCAACACCAAAAAGTACCATCTGTCTTTATCGCTGCTACATAGCTGTCGCCACAAACAAATTGTTTCCAGTTTGTTCCAAATGTTACTGTTTGAACTGGTGATGATTTATTTATTACTGTGTTATCACCTAATTGACCGAAATTGTTAATTCCCATGGTCCACAAAGTTCCATCTGTCTTTATCGCTGCTGAACTTAAACCAAAGCCAATATCAACTTGTTTCCAATTTGTTCCATATGCAACTGTCTGTATTGGCGAACTTCTGTGTGTAACTGTTGTATTGTCACCTCTCTGACCCCAAGAACCCTGACCCCACAACCACAAATTCCCGCTTCTGAAGTAATCAGCACGAACATAATAGTCTTCGAAATCTACTGTCGTATTATCGGCATTCTTGAATCTAAATGGTGTTGACATGAGCCTCCAGATAGAAAACCTTGACAAGATTCTTAGAAATTGAGTGCCACAAAAAAGGTTTGAACATGACCATGTCGCCAGCGTTAAGTTCAAATGTGGCTGAGTCATTCCAATTTTCTTTATTGAAGCAGTTTTCCTTTATGAATACTTGTAGTTCTTCCTGTACTTGCATTACATTGGAGTAGTTTTTTTCCTTGTGTCTATGCAATTTGAATGTAGTCTTCTCAAGTGGGATTATGCAGACCCAAAGGCTGTTCTGGTTGAAACTTTCGAAGTGGATGTTCTCGAATGGTTTTCTGAGTATTCCAGATTCTTTCGTAATGGTAATTTCTTGATTGAGGATTTCGCCAAAGACTTTGTGCAGGTTTTCTGGAACTAGGTTGAAGTCTACGATTTCTTCTCCGTAAGTGTTCTCCTTGAACTGGAGGTCTTTTACCACTTCATATAGATTTTGCGTGTTGTAGAAATTTTCTATCTGTATTATCAAAAGTCACCGTCCTTTATTGCTGCTGTGAATCCAAAACCACAATCGACACTTTTCCAAGTATTTCCATACAAAATCGTTTGAATTGGTGACGATCTAGAGGTTACTGTGTTGTCGCCTAATTGTCCATTATCATTCCATCCCCAAGCCCACAAAGTTCCATCTGCCTTTATTGCTGTGGTATGACTTCTGTTAAGAGAAACTTGTTTCCAGTTTGTTCCTCTGGTAATTGTCTGTACTGGTGATGATTTGCTTACATTTGTGTTGTCTCCAATATTACCATAAGCATTACTTCCCCAAGACCACAATGTTCCGTCTGTCTTTATTGCTGCTGTATAAAAAACTCCAGCAAAAACACTTTTCCAATTTGTGCCAAAAGCAACTGTTTGGACTGGCGATGATTTATGTACTGTTGTGTTGTCGCCAAGCCGACCTAGATAATTTCTCCCCCAAGTCCACAATGTTCCGTCTGTCTTTATTGCTGCTGTACATTGATAACCACAAGATACTTGCATCCAATTTGTTCCTCTGGTTACCGTTTGAACTGGTGATGATTTATTTACTATTGTGCTGTCTCCCAATGCACCATTTGTATTATATCCCCAAACCCATAAAGTACCATCCGTCTTTATTGCTGCACAATGTCCAGTTCCAGCAGATACTTGCTTCCAATTTGTGCCAAACGCAATCGTTTGAACTGGTGATGATCTTCTTGAAACTGTATTATTTCCCAATTGACCATAACCATTATTACCCCATAACCATAAAGTTCCATCGGTTTTTATTGCTGCTGTGAGTCCGTTCCCACAAGACACATTTTTCCAGTTTGTTCCAAATGCAATTGTCTGTACTGGTGAAGATCTATTTGTGACACTTGTATTGTCTCCTAATTCACCATAACCATTATATCCCCAAATCCACAAAGTACCATCAGTTTTTACAGCCGAAATGTGTCTATATCCACCAGATACTTGTTTCCAATTTGCACCCCAAGCAACCGTTTGTACTGGCGATGATTTGTTTACAGTTGTATTATCACCTACGCCACCATAAGTATTAAATCCCCAACTCATCAGCATGGGAGTATCGAATTGGTTGAGTAGATTTGGGTATACGGAGATGAGGTAGTCCTTCTCGATCAAGGTCTTTCCAAGATCGACACCTTTCTCATCTATGAATCTAGTTGTGATGCTTCCTGTAACTGCCATATTATCCTTCTGGTGTAGGTGTAGTGGTAACTACTGGTTCTTCCACTACTGGTTCTTCCACTACTGGTTCTTCCACTACTGGTTCTTCCACTACTGGTTCTTCCACTACTGGTTCTTCCACTACTGGTTCTTCCACTACTGGTTCTTCCACTACTGGTGTAGGCATGATGGGATCAGGCACTACTTCTTTCATTATTATAGTATCAACAGAAATATGATCTGCTGCGTTTTCTATTTCGTTTAATTTTGCGAATTCCCAATCGAAAGCAGCTTGAACAACCTTGTCTATTTCCGAGATGATAATCTCCAAATCAGACTTCGTAATTTCCATCCAAGTCTGTGGGAATTTCCAGTATGCGGTAAGGTCGCCTATAGACAATATTTTTGAAGCATATACAGCACGACTTTCCCTGTCTGTGCTTACTGTTACTTCCTGTCCTTTAAGGGTTATCTTTATGTCTTTTATTTCCCTTGATCTTCTTTCTGAAGATAGTTGTTGTATCAAATTAGCTTTTGCTATTTGTAGTATAAGAGGTTTAACTTCATAGTTTGCTATTGCAAGGTCTTCTGTTATTTCCCAGTTAGGTCCAGTCAATTCCTCTATCTTTGGGTTGTATTCTGGTTTTATTTCCCTTACTTGGAATATCTTTGTTTCTTCGTTTATAGTCCATGGAACATTTGCTTCGTCTGGGAAATGAACCTTGATGTCTAGCTCAAGCTCCTCTTGGAGAATTGAACTGATCATCCTTGGATTCCATTTCAATAAAGTCTGAATTATATTTCCGTTGTTTATTATTGCGTACATGTTTTATATATCTCCGTTCGTTACTGCTGCTGTGTAATTGTTACCACAAGCTACTTGTTTCCAGTTTGTACCATATGCTGTCGTTTGAACTGGTGATGATTTTTTTACAACTGTATTGTCGCCTAACTGACCATAACCATTAGCTCCCCAATTCCATAAAGTTCCATCTGTCTTTATCGCTGCTATTTGACCATTAGCAGAAACTTGTTTCCAGTTTGTTCCAAATGTGATTGTCTGTACTGGTGATGATTTGCTTGTAAGTGTGTTGTCACCTAATTGTCCTTGGCTATTACCTCCCCAAGTCCACAAAGTACCATCAGTCTTTATTGCTGCCATGCTAGGATACCCACTAGATACTTGTTTCCAGTTTGTTCCATAAGCAACTGTTTGTACTGGCGATGATCTGTATGCTGTTGTGTTATCGCCTAAAGTGCCACTAAAATTAATACCCCAAGCCCACAAGGTTCCATCTGTTTTTATTGCTGCTGTAGTATAACCACTAGCAGAAACTTGTTTCCAGTTTGTACCACCTGCAATTGTTTGAACTGGTGAACTAATGTGTGTTATTGTGTTATTACCTAATTGACCATAAGTGTTTCTTCCCCAAACCCAAAGTGTACCATCTGTCTTTATAGCTGCTGTGTGATAACCACAAGAGACTTGTTTCCAATTATTTCCAAAAGTAACTGTTTGAACAGGCGAAGATCTTTGTATTACTGTGTTGTCGCCAAGTTGTCCATTATTGTTATATCCCCAAGTCCATAATGTGCCATCTGTCTTTATTGCTGCTATAATAAAATTTCCACAAGCAACACTTTTCCAGTTTGTGCCTCTAGCAATTGTTTGAACGGGCGATGATCTTGAAATCCCTGTATTATCTCCAATCGACCCATTGTCATTAACTCCCCAGCACCAAAGTGTTCCGTCTGTCTTTATCCCTGCTGTTTGTAAAAATCCACAAGCAACACTTTTCCAATTTATTCCACCAGTCACTGTCTGAATTGGATTTGATTTATTTACAACTGTATTGTCGCCAAGCGGACCATAAGTAGTGTTTATACCCCAAGTAAACAGTGTATTCCCCACGAATTGGTCGAGAAGCCAAGCGTCAGAAACGAAAGCGGTTTTGAGGTCGCCATCAGGACCAGAAATAAAAGGCATTACAACCTCCTTTCCAAGTCGTCAATTCTCTTGTCTTGTTCCTTTATTGCCTCTATCAAAAGACCAATAATATTTCCATAGGCAACGCTCTTCACGCCATCAGTTTCGTTTACAAGTTCTGGCAATACCTTCTCCACTTCCTGTGCAACAACACCAATTGACTTTCTTCCGTTTTCTTTCCAAGAGAAAGAAACACCACGCATATCACGAACCTTCTGCAATGCATCTGGAATCGTTACAATGTCTTCCTTCAAATTTAAATCCGAATTGGCAGTCACATTGCCACCAACTGTAAGATCGCCAGTAGATGGATTGAATGTCAACTTCGTGGATGAAACATTTTCAGTTGATATAGAACCGCTTGTGGCACTGGTGAATGTAAGATATCTTGTCGCATTTGTGCTTGTGTCATCAGTTATGGTTATGCCACCACCACTTGCAGAAGCCTGATCAAGTAAATTAGCATCAGCTTCATTTTGGATTGCAAAAGTAGAACCAGACACACAAGAAACTTGCTTCCATTTATATCCAAATGCAAGTGTTTGTACTGGTGATGACTTGCTTGCAACAGTATTGTCACCAATCTGACCATTGCTATTTATTCCCCAAGTCCACAAAGTGCCATCTGTCTTTGTAGCTGCTGTATTACTTGAACCAGCATCAACTTGTTTCCAATTAGTTCCATATGTAATTGTCTGAACTGGCGAACTTCTATTTGTTGTTGTATTATCACCAAGTTTTCCATTGCTATTTTGTCCCCAAGTCCATAAAGTGCCATCAGTTTTTATAGCTGCTATATGCTGCTGAGAACCAGCAACTTGTCGCCATGATGTTCCATAGGCGACTGTTTGCACTGGTGATGATCTCTTTGTTGTTGTGTTGTCGCCTAATTCACCTTGACTATTAGCTCCCCATACCCACAGTGTACCATCATTTTTTATTGCTACTGTGGTAGTATTCCCACAAGCTGCTTGTATCCAATTTGTGCCAAAAGTAACTGTTTGTACTGGTGACGACCTATCAGTTGTTGTGTTGTCGCCTAATTCACCTTGACTATTACCTCCCCAACACCACAATGTTCCATCTATTTTTATTGCAGCACAATGTTTGTAGCCAGCAGCTACATTCTTCCAATTTGTACCAAAAGCAACTGTTTGAACTGGTGATGATCTTGAAATCCCTGTGTTATCTCCAATCGACCCACTACTATTTCTACCCCAACACCAAAGTGTTCCGTCTGTTTTTATTGCTGCCGAAAAATTAACATTGCCATCACAAATTGCAACTTGTTTCCAATTTGTTCCAGCAGCAACTGTTTGAACTGGTGATGATTTTCTTACAATTGTGTTATCGCCTAGTTGCCCAAAATCATTCCTTCCAGAAGACCACAATGTTCCATCAGTTTTAACTGCCAGAAAATGATTTTCTCCGCCTGAAACTTGCTTCCAGTTTGTACCAAAAGCAACTGTTTGAACTGGTGATGATTTTCTTACAGTTGTGTTATCGCCTAAGCCACCATAAGAATTACCGCCCCAAACCCATAATCTTGTGCTTGTGGAAAGATAATCTGCCAATTGATATGTCGTTACAGCAACACCCTCGACTATTCCTGTTGCTCCTGTTGCTCCTGTTGCTCCGCTTGGAAGAGTTTGGTCGATTAAATCTACATCAGCTTCGTTTTGAATTGCCATGGTCACAGTAAATCCAGCAACAGCTTGTCTCCAACTGTATCCAGATGTGACTGTCTGTACTGGTGATGATTTGCTTACTATTGTATTGTCACCAAGCTGACCAGAAGTTCCTGTTCCCCAAGTCCACAAAGTTCCGTCTGTTTTGGTTGCTGCTGTTTGAGAGTCACCACAAGAAACTTGTTTCCAATTTGTGCCAAAGGCAACAGTTTGAACTGGCGATGATTTGCCAACCCCTGTATTGTCGCCAAGAGTTCCATTGGTTCCTTGACCCCAAGTCCACAAAGTTCCGTCTGTCTTTATAGCTGCTGTATGATTCTTGCCAGCAGAAACTTGAAGCCAATTTGTTCCAAAAGCTACAGTTTGTACTGGAGATGATTTGCTTAAAGTTGTATTGTCGCCTAATTGTGCTTGTGCGTTATTTCCCCAACACCACAATGTACCATCAGTTTTTATTGCTGCTGTATAATAATAACCAGCAGAAACACTCTTCCAATTTGTGCCAATTGTAACTGTTTGAACAGGAGAACTTCTATTTGTGGTTGTGTTGTTTCCTAATTGTCCATTTCCGTTATATCCCCAGCACCACAAAGTACCATCTGTCTTTATTGCTGCACAATGAGTTGCAGGTGCATTAGTATATCCACTACCTACAGAAACAAATTTCCAGTTTGTTCCAAATGTGACTGTTTGAACAGGTGAACTTCTTGTTGTGGTTGTGTTATCTCCTAATTGTCCATAACTATTAGCACCCCAAGTCCACAATGTTCCATCTTGTTTGACTGCTGCTATGTTTCTGTATCCGCAAGCAACTTCTCTCCAGTTTGTTCCAAATGCAACTGTTTGAACTGGGGAACTTCTTGCTGTAACTGTATTGTCTCCTAATGCACCGTAGCCGTTTACCCCCCAAGTCCACAAAGTTCCATCAGTTTTTACTCCAGCAGAAATTGTAACATTATTAGCGGAAGTTGCAATCTGCTTCCAGTTTGTGCCAAATGCAACAGTTTGTACTGGAGATGACTTGTTTACTATTGTGTTGTCGCCAAGGACACCACTAGCATTACTACCCCAAACCCACAATCTTGTGCTTGTGGAAAGGTAATCTGCAAGCTGGTATGTTGTCAACGCACCACTTGTACCTGTGCCAGTTGCACCAGTTTGACCTGTCGCACCTGTTTGTCCTGTGGCACCAGTTGCACCAGTTTGTCCTGTAACACCTGTTTGTCCTGTGGCACCAGTTGCTCCTGTGTTTCCTGTTTGACCTGTCGCACCTGTTTGTCCTGTGGCACCAGTTGCACCAGTTTGTCCTGTAACACCTGTTTGTCCTGTGGCACCAGTTAAACCAGTTTCACCTGTGTAGCCTGTTTGTCCTGTGGCACCAGTTGCTCCTGTGTTTCCTGTTTCACCTGTATAGCCTGTTTGTCCTGTGGCACCAGTTGCTCCTGTGTTTCCTGTAGTTCCAGTTGCACCTGTTTGACCTGTTGCACCTGTTTGACCTGTTGCACCTGTTTGCCCAGTGAAACCAGTAGAACCAGTAGAACCTGTGGCTCCAGTCTCGCCAGTAGTACCGCTTGGAAGTGTTTGATCAAGTAATGTAATGTCTGCTTCTGTTTGAATAGCAAACATTGAAGACCTATCACAAGAAACCTCTTTCCACTGATAACCAAAAGTAACTGTTTGAATAGGTGAAGATTTATCTACAGATGTGTTATCACCCAATTGCCCATAGCCACCACCTCCCCAAGTCCAAAGTGTGCCATCAGTCTTTATTGCTGCTGTATTTTGATAGCCAGAAGCTACTTGTTTCCAGTTTGTTCCAAAGGCAACCGTTTGTACTGGAGAACTTTTTGGTGCAACAGTATTGTCGCCAAGCTGACCATAATAATTTCTTCCCCAAGTCCACAAAGTTCCATCTGTTTTTATAGCTGCTATACTAAAACCATATCCACAAGCAACTTGTTTCCAATTTGTACCAAAAGCAACTGTTTGTACTGGCGAAGATCTTGAAACATTTGTATTATCACCAATTAATCCACCTAAGCCCCAAATCCACAATGTTCCATCTGTTTTTATAGCTGCTGTGTTATAACCACACGACACTTGTTTCCAATTATTTCCAAGAGCAATCGTTTGAACTGGCGAACTTCTGTTTGTAGTTGTGTTATCACCAAGTTCACCCTTGAAATTATTTCCCCAAGTCCACAAGGTTCCATCGGTTTTTATTCCCGCCATGTGAGAAATACCACAGGCGATACTTTTCCAATTTGTTCCTCCAGTAATAGTTTGAACTGGAGATGATTTGGCAACAGTTGTGTTGTCACCGATTTCCCCACTGCTATTACGACCCCAAATCCACAAAGTACCATCAGTCTTTATTGCTGCTGTAAATACTTTTCCGCCATCAACTTGTTTCCAATTATTTCCAAAAGTAACCGTTTGGACTGGAGATGATTTTGAAACATTTGTGTTATCGCCTAATTCTCCATAACTATTACGACCCCAAGTCCACAAGGTTCCATCGGTTTTTATTACGGCAGTATGATTGTATCCAGAAGCTACTTGTTTCCAATTTGTGCCAAAGGTAACTGTTTGTACTGGTGAACTTTTTGGTGCAACAGTATTGTCGCCAAGTTCACCATAAGGATTGCCTCCCCAAACCCACAATCTCGTACTTGTCGAAAGATAATCTGCAAGCTGGTAAGTTGTTAAAGCAACACCATCAACTGTTCCAGTAGCTCCAGTATTTCCTGTTGCACCAGTTAAACCTGTTTGTCCAGTCTGACCTGTGTTGCCTGTATTTCCAGTAGCACCAGTTTGACCTGTTGTGCCAGTATTTCCAGTAAAACCAGTAGTTCCAGTAGCACCAGTTTGACCTGTGGTTCCTGTTTGACCTGTTGTGCCAGTTTGTCCAGTGGTTCCTGTTTGTCCAGTTGCTCCTTGCAAGGCTGGAGACAATGAAGTCACAATTTGACTAATTGTACTATCTTCAAAATGACAAGTCATCGTTTTACCACCAAGATCCCTTGCATATAATTTCACAACGATTCTGTCAGTCAACGATACAGATGTAGTAGGAACAGGTACTGAAAATAGATAAAGTTCAGTTATAGTACCTGCATCTATAACATGTGGTACTGATGTATTAGAAACGATAAGCGTTTCAGTGCCACCAGAAGTTCTTGTATAAATGTTAACAAATAATGAAGGTGTACCACCGTTAGCACTCATGGAAACATATTGTTCAAAATTCCAATTCCCAGAAGGTATATTTATGACATTTGGATCGCCAACAACTGTCGCAAATTCTTCAATCAATTGATCGCCAGCACCAGTAGCTGTCCTTGTAGTTCCTGCACCAATTACGATATCTCTATTAAGCTGAACATATCCAGAAATATCTGATGTATTTGAAGGATTGAGATAATATACCAAGCCTGTAGAAAAACCTTGTGGTCCTGTTGCTCCTGTTTGACCTGTGGTTCCAGTTTGACCTGTAGTTCCGGTTTCGCCAGTAGAACCAGTCTGTCCAGTTGAACCAGTCTGTCCAGTTGAACCAGTCTGTCCAGTTGAACCAGTAATTCCAGTAGCACCAGTTTCACCAGTCGTACCAGTTTCACCTGTCGTTCCAGTCTCTCCGGTAGAACCAGTCTCGCCTGTCGTTCCGGTTTCGCCAGTGGTTCCGGTCTCGCCTGTCGTTCCGGTCTCTCCGGTGGTTCCAGTTTCGCCAGTGGTGCCAGTTTCACCTGTAGTTCCGGTCTCTCCGGTGGTTCCAGTTTCGCCAGTGGTGCCAGTTTCACCTGTAGTTCCTGTTTGTCCAGTAAAACCAGTTTCACCTGTGGTTCCAGTTTGTCCTGTAAAACCTGTCTTTCCACTTGGAAGTGTTTGATCTAGCAAATCAATGTCAGATTCGTTTTGGATTGCAAAAGTAAAACTATGGGAATTAGAAGTTCCACAAGCAACTTGTTTCCAATTTGTTACACCAGCTATTGTCTGAACGGGGGAACTTCTGTCATTAGTCGTATTGTCTCCAAGCTGACCAGAACCATACATGAATGTAAAATTTCTTCCCCAAGTCCATAATGTTCCGTCTGTCTTTATCGCTGCTGTATGAGTGTTACCACAAGCTACTTGCTTCCAATTGTTTCCTCTTGTTAATGTTTGAACTGGTGATGATCTGCTTGCTGTTGTATTGTCGCCTAATTGACCATAAGAATTACTTCCCCAAACCCACAAAGAACCATCTGTTTTTATTGCTGCTGTAGATTGATAACCAGCAGATACTTGTTTCCAATTTGTGCCAAATGCAATTGTCTGTACTGGTGACGATCTTGGGGTAACAGTATTGTCTCCAATCTGACCAAAATTATTATTTCCCCAATTCCACAAAGTTCCATCATTCTTTATCGCTGCCGTATTATCCCCAGCAGATACTTGTTTCCAATTTGTTCCAAATGCAATTGTCTGAACAGGCGAACTTTTATTTGTGGTCGTGTTGTCTCCAATTGAACCATTAGCATTCCTTCCCCAACACCACAAAGAACCATCAGTCTTTATTGCTGCTGTATTATAATTTCCAGAAGATACTTGTTTCCAATTTGTTCCGTAAGCAATTGTTTGAACTGGTGATGATTTTTTTGCAATTGTATTGTCGCCAAGCTGTCCATAACCATTAATTCCCCAAGTCCACAATGTTCCATCGTTTTTTATTGCTGCTGTATTAGAAAAACCAGCAGAAACTTGCATCCAATTCGTTCCAAATGAAATTGTTTGAACTGGTGAAGATTTTTCATTGTTAGTTCCATCAGCTATTTGACCATTTGTATTACCGCCCCAAGACCAAAGAGTTCCATCTGTCTTTATTGCTGCTGCATGATCAAACCCACAATCTATTTGTTTCCAGTTCGTGCCGAATGCAATTGTCTGAACAGGAGAACTTTTGTCATCAGTTGTATTATCACCAAGCTGACCACCTCCAGAAAATGTCCAATTTCTTCCCCACCCCCACAACCTAGTACTTGTCGAAAGATAATCTGCAAGTTGATATGTTGTTAATGCAACACCTTCAACTGTTCCAGTAGCTCCTGTACTTCCAGTTTGTCCTGTGGTTCCAGTTTCACCAGTAGTACCAGTCTGTCCTGTGCTACCAGTTTGACCTGTTAAACCAGTCTCGCCAGTATTTCCTGTTGCACCTGTTAAACCAGTCTCGCCAGTATTTCCTGTTGCACCTGTTAAACCAGTCTCGCCTGTGGTTCCAGTTTGTCCTGTGGTTCCTGTTTGTCCTGTGGTTCCAGTTTGTCCTGTGGTTCCAGTTTGTCCTGTGGTTCCAGAAGTTCCAGCGATAACCCAATTAGATCCGTTGCTCTGGATTTGGATGCTTTGGTATTGGGAAAGAGCTTTCGTAGAAGACCCATCAATCGTTTGGGATGAAGTAGTGGCAACTGTAACTGTTCCAGAACCACTGTTTTTTACGATGTATATTTTTCCAGATGTTCCAACGGCAGTAGGCAAAGTGGCAGTAAATGTGCCAGATGTACAATCAATGAAATAATCATCGCTTCCTATTGAATATGTGCTTGATTTAGCTACATAAGGAAACGCAATGCCTCCCAACGATATCAATCCATCTCTGATTATAAGTTCATTTGCCATTTTTACTTTTCCTTTATTGTATTTATTCTTTTTTTTTAAATTTATAATTTAAATTTACTTATAATCATCTTTGAGGCGTTATGGCAAATCCAAACATAAAAAGAGTTCTTGGTGTGTTTCCATGGCAAACATCTACACTATGATAAAGTTCAGTTACCAAATAACACATCATGTCACCTTCATTTAAGTCATAGGTTTTATCTTCGACATGAATAGATCCACCACTTTCAGCTTTACTAGACAGAATATTACACCTTAATCCAACAAGTCCTTCGCCAACACTTGGATCTTTGTGTCTATAAACATCTCCATCGTTATAAGTTACGCTAACCACAACACCATCTTTTCCATGTCCTTCTATGACTGGAGAATTTCCCACTGATGGAACCACTTTACGGATTCGATCTTGTAAGTTTTTAACTAGTTCTGGATAGTTTATATTTTGGCTCATTCTGTTAGTGAGCCTCTTTTTTGTTGTGCTGAATTCTTTCTTATCCCAATCTCCAGTAATCCCATCTACGAATTGACCTTCAGCAACAGCTTTTGCAGTCCAATCTTTCAATGTTTGAATTTCTTCAGAGTTGATAAAGTTTCTTATAATCATTACATTTTCATCTTTTTCTATCATTTTGACTGCCTTTTGTTTAAGTGTGGATAATCTATATATGGCGTTTTCTTTTTTAAGAAATCGCATAGTTTATCGAATTTTTCATCTTCTTTTAAATCTAGAATCAAAAGATCATCTTGTCTGTTTTTGAAATACTCTGAAACTTTCGAATGATGTCTGTGATACCCTTCAATGAATTTGTCTTTATCAAAAACAAAAGACTTCCATAGCATGAATCGAGTTTCTAATTGCCAAACAGGATCTGTGCTGGATCTATGAAGAGAAGCAGCACTTTCTATCCAAGAATCTATATCTCTGGTTGTTAGTATGAATTTAGATTCTGGATACAATAAATCTAAAAATTTGAACCTTGCAGCAACCGCTGTATCTGTGCTTGCATCAAAACTGTCTATTTCTTTATAAGACATTGGGCAATGAATAGCTGAATAACCAAGAACTTTCAATGCTTCAGTTAAAGAAGTAGTTCCAGTTCTGGTTAGTCCTATGCCAAATACTTTCATAGCTTGCTGAAAGCCTCGCAATCATATGAATATGCTTGTTTGATGAGATCTATCTGCTCTTGGCTTAAAGTTGGCATGTCTCCATCTTCAGGTAAAGTAACAGTAACATTTAATCCAAGATATGTGCAGCAATCATTTAATCCCTTATCAGAATAAGGGAAATATTTGGCATTAACACAATCTAGAACTCCCATCTTTTTCAATGACATGAAGTGTATGTTGTCAAGATTGTTCAAGCCTTCTTCGACAGAACAAGACAATCTCAAACATGAGTTTTTAAATCTTTCAACTGGGTCTCTGACAATGACGGCAAAATCTAAGTTCGAACAGTCTGTTACGCTCAAGTCTTTGATCTCTGGAACATTTATAATAGGCTTCCATTCTGTTTCAGTATTCACGAAATCAGAACTTGCTTCTGGATAGTGTTTTTTAATCAATTCTTTTAGTATTACTTGTGATCCGCTTCTTGTAGCAAGAGCTAGACCTATGTTGTCCTTATGCCACATAACACCTTTATTTGCCATGATAGTTCTCCTTTGTTTTTAAGTACAATTCATTATCGTTATGATATTTTTCAACGATCAGTTTAATCTGATTATCGTTTAAAGATGGTTTCTTTTTACTTTCCTCTTCATTGAGTTTAGGAACTGGAGTTTCAAGTCCGAGCCATTCTGCACATTCATCAATTTGTTCTGGGAAAAGAAAGTATTTTATTCTATCGTTTAAAAGACCCATGCTTTCCATAGTCCAAAAATGAACTTCATCTTCGACCAATCCTTCTTCTACTGTTTTGTTTCGTCTTGCACACGCACTTCTGAATCTTTCGATTGGGTTTCTTACCATGCAGCATACTTCACATTCTGGAAGACCTAGTGTTAAATCATGCCCTTGCAAGTTCATGATTGGATGCCAAAGATCTTCATTTAAAACTTCTGGTTTAAATTTAACATGGTCTTTGGGTAACATTAAATTCATCAATGCATGACTTCCACTTCGTGTCACTAGAGCTAAAGCCTTATTGTTTATCAAAGAGCAAATGCCTCTCATGTTATAGTTCCCATAAATTGAAGACCATTTACTTGTATTGTGTAACCAGTACCACTTTTATTATTATATGTCTGACCGTTTTTAAGCTCCATTTTGTAGTATCTATAAGATGCAGGAGATGCTATAGCATAGTTCAATATGCTATCATTGTTCGTTATTCCAGTCCTGTTGTCTATTGATGTCCAAATTGAATTGTCGCTGCTGCCGTACAGAGTCCATGCACCAGAAGAACCAGTAATTGCTCGCATGTTGTAAGAACTGATGGTTACTGCTACTCCAAAATCAAGATAACCTGTGTCCGCTATTACTCCTGTGCCTACTGTAAATGGACCCCAACTACTATAAAACATATAACCAGCATAGTAATCGTAAAATGGAGATAGACCAATAGTTGCATTTGTTGGTATTACAAAGCCAACAAAATGTTTAAATCTCATTCCAAAATCCGACCAAGCCTTCGGAAAACCCGTCTTGTAGGCTGTTCCAGCGGTTTCCGTCAATATTGTGCCAGAACTATTTAAATACTTAAGGCTTGGAAATAAAGCGTAACCTCCGTGAAGCTCACAAGAAGTTTCTGGACTTTCGTAGCCCCAAAGCTGGATTTCACCAATTTGAAAAACATTCTCATAAAATACAACTCCGCTTTTAGTGTTACGACTAGACCTTCCACCTTTTGTGATTATCAGTCTGTAAATCTTGTATGCAGATGCACCAGTTACAGTATATTCCGAATAAGAGCAATTTTTGGCAAGCCTGTCTGTAGCATAAGGAAATCTACTTTGCGAAGATCTTGTGTCAATTGTAGTCCAATTAATTTGATCGTTAGAACCAGATAGAGTCCAGTCTTGTGGTGTCTCGTCAGCCATATTAGTGCTAATTACACCGTAGCTAGAAGTGGTGTTTCCATATACATTTTCCCCAAACGCATTATACATTCTGTATTTCGTAATCACTACTGGAAGACCAAAGCTAAAATATGCCTTTTTATTAGAAGCTGTTTTATCAAAATTGTTTTTATAATGTGAATCCCAAGGATTCTGATATGGCAAAACACCAGTAAAAAGATCGTTTACATAATATTGTTGCTTTGCTGTTCCATCAATAATACTGCTTGTTTCATTATTGATGTTATATACAATATCGCTGTTCCATACAAAATTATCTCTGGTGGTAAATTTATAATATGGTCGGTATTGTACATTCACTTGCGTGTTGTCGTATGTTGTTCCACCTCCTACCAAAGCTCTTTCAGTCGGCATAATTCACCTTTATGTTAAATATCCTTGTAGCTGTATATCTCTTATTAGACCATAGAAGCCACCTCCAGACTTCTGGCTCGCAGTAGCCGAACTACCAAATATTGATATTCTGTAGTAAGAATATAAAGCTGGAGAAGCAATCGTAAAGGTAGCATCAGAACCAACTGTTGCGAGTGTTCTTGTGTCTAACAATGTCCATGTTCCAAAAGTATTTGCTCCATACACTCTAAATGAATAAGTAGGAATAGCACCAAACACATTACTACTCCAAAGTTTATATGAAGTCAATGTGATTGGGTAATCAAATCCCAGATATCCCTCTTTCGTAGATCCAGCAGTAACAAAGAAAGCATCAAGGCTATTTTTTGCAGCATTCCATGAAGCAATAGGGTAAGTAATGCTTAAAATATTTCCCATGTTAAATGCGGAACTGAATGGATCAGTATTCGTAACCACACCAGCACTTGTGTAATATTTTGCCGTAGGAAGTAAGGTATTGTATCCATGCAACGCACATGGTGTTGTTGGGCTTTCATATCCCCACAATTGCACTTCTCCTAGTTGAGTGTCGTAGCTACAGCCACTCTTGCCACAATAAAAACCTGTTCTGCCTCTTGTCGAAAGTATAAGCCTATAAGATTTATAAGCTGCTGGTGATGATATGGAGAATTCCGAATAGCTGCTTGTCGCTGGGTCATTGGTGCTAGCATAAGGCAACATATCTTGGCTAGTTCTTGTATCGACTGTTGTCCAATTTATTTCATCGTTGCTACCTTCTAACGACCATGCTTGTGGAGTCTGATTGCCTAAATCAGTATATTTTAGGTAAACCCCAATATTAGCCATAAAACCATTCCACATTCTATATTTCGTTATGACTGTTGGAATTCTAAAATCAAAAATGAATGTCGGTAGAGATTCGTTGTAATAAGTATAGCTATAAGAACTATTCAAGTTGTTCTGTAGTGGGAGGTAACCGTTTAATATACAATTGTTAAGGTTGTTGTTTACAGATGTAAAATATTGCCTGTAATCAGCATTTATGAATGTTGGATCATAAGTCACACCACCACCAACTAAAGCTCTTGGTGTCGAATTAACACTTAATATCATCGTGGTAGGTGCTGCTGTCGTTGTAGTCGTGGTAGTAGTCGTAGGTGCTGCTGTCGTTGTAGTAGTAGTTGTGGTAGTAGGTGCTGCTGTCGTTGTAGTCGTAGTCGTGGTAGTAGGTGCTGCTGTCGTTGTAGTTGTGGTAGTAGTCGTGGTAGTAGGTGCTGCTGTCGTTGTTGTAGTCGTGGTAGTAGAAACAATATATAAATAATCAAAAGTAATTCTATCTAATCCAGTAGTAACACTACCATCTGTATAGTAATAAATTGTAATAATATCGTCAACAAGAACAGAAGATGTGCTTTCAGCAACAAAAGAGCCACTACCACCATCAATACTAACAGTTGACCCTGATCTTGTTCGCTGAATATATCCATAATCATAACTTTCCTCACTTGATACAGTTATTTTGTAATAAAGAGTTCCAGTAGCATTTACTGTAAACCTTAAATTATGAGAAGTATCATTACCAAGTCCACCAACATATCCAACCAAACGATTTGATGTTGTTCCCAAACCACTATAAGAAAGATTTGTTGCATTGTTAGTATCAAAGAAAGTTAGAAGTGGTGTAGGTGCTGCTGTCGTTGTAGTCGTAGTCGTGGTGGTAGGTGCTGCTGTCGTTGTAGTCGTAGTCGTGGTGGTAGGTGCTGCTGTCGTTGTAGTCGTGGTAGTAGGTGCTGCTGTTGTTGTAGTCGTGGTAGTACCAGAGCTAGTAAAGGCTTTAAGCTGTCCTTTCAAAATCATTTTCCCTAGTATTTTTAATCCCATTATAATACCCTAGCTCCTATTTTTATAGTCCAAGTACCTGTTGATATAGTTGCAGTTAATTCCAAATTATTGGAAGTAATAGCAACTGAGAATGTCAATCCAGAAGTTGAACCACCAAGATCATTTGTTGATGTATCTGTAAATTCAGCAGTATTTGCAGATGCATTCCAAACCGCCATTACAGTTCCAGAACGATACGCTGATGATGTTGTATTTATTGCATAATAATCAAAAAATACCGCTGTGCCATTTGTATCTGAAGTACTAAATGCTACAAATGTAGATGTTCGACCCGTGAAATATCCAGATAATGTTTTTGTGAAACCAGTTGAATTAACAGTAAATATAGGACTTCCAGATAGATCACCAACTTCAAGTATATCACCTGTTATCGTATCACTAACTTGAAACAATTGACCAGTGCTTCCAAGTATATTAACTGCAATACCAGTAGCACCAGTTGCTGATCCTAAAGTTAATGTGTTTCCATCAAATGTAAGGTTAGATTCTGCATTAGCTGCATTGGATGTTCCATCTGATGTCAATATTCTATTGTCACCATAATTTGAAACAGTATTAAATCCTGCTCCTGTTTCACCAGTAGAACCTGTTTCACCTGTGGCTCCAGTCTCGCCAGTAGAACCAGTTTCACCTGTGGTTCCAGTTTCACCAGTAAAACCTGTTTCACCAGTGGTTCCAGTTTCACCTGTAGTTCCTGTCTGTCCTGTAGAACCTGTTTGTCCAGTAGAACCTGTTTCGCCTGTGGTTCCAGTTTCACCTGTGGTTCCAGTTTCACCTGTAGTTCCAGTTTCACCAGTAGTTCCAGTTTCACCAGTAAAACCTGTTTCACCTGTGGTTCCAGTTTCACCAGTAGAACCTGTTTCACCAGTGGTTCCAGTCTCGCCAGTAGTTCCAGTCTCGCCAGTAGTTCCAGTTTCACCTGTAGAACCTGTTTCACCTGTGGTTCCAGTTTCACCAGTAGTGCCAGTTTCACCAGTAAAACCTGTTTCACCTGTGGTTCCAGTTTCACCAGTAGAACCTGTTTCACCAGTAGAACCTGTTTCACCAGTAGAACCTGTTTCACCAGTAGAACCTGTTTCACCAGTAGAACCTGTTTCACCAGTGGTTCCAGTTTCACCTGTGGTTCCAGTTTCACCTGTGGTTCCAGTTTCACCAGTAGAACCTGTTTCGCCAGTGGTTCCAGTCTCGCCAGTAGTTCCAGTCTCGCCAGTAGTTCCAGTTTCACCTGTAGAACCTGTTTCACCTGTGGTTCCAGTTTCACCAGTAGTGCCAGTTTCACCAGTAAAACCTGTTTCACCTGTGGTTCCAGTTTCACCAGTAGAACCTGTTTCACCAGTGGTTCCAGTTTCACCAGTGGTTCCAGTTTCACCTGTGGTTCCAGTCTCGCCAGTAGTTCCAGTCTCGCCAGTAGTTCCAGTTTCACCTGTAAAACCTGTTTCACCAGTGGTTCCAGTTTCACCAGTGGTTCCAGTTTCACCTGTGGTTCCAGTCTCGCCAGTAGTTCCAGTCTCGCCAGTAGTTCCAGTTTCACCTGTAAAACCTGTTTCACCAGTAGAACCAGTTTCACCAGTAGAACCTGTTTCACCAGTGGTTCCAGTTTCACCAGTGGTTCCAGTTTCACCTGTGGTTCCAGTCTCGCCAGTAGTTCCAGTTTCACCTGTAAAACCTGTTTCACCAGTAGAACCAGTTTCACCTGTGGTTCCAGTTTCACCTGTAGTTCCTGTCTGTCCTGTAGAACCTGTTTGTCCAGTGGTTCCAGTTTCACCAGTGGTTCCAGTTTCACCAGTGGTTCCAGTTTCACCTGTGGTTCCAGTCTCGCCAGTAGTTCCAGTTTCACCTGTAAAACCTGTTTCACCAGTAGAACCAGTTTCACCAGTCGTGCCAGTCTGTCCTGTCGTACCAGTTTCACCAGTGGTTCCAGTTTCACCTGTGGTTCCAGTTTCACCTGTGGTTCCAGTTTCACCTGTGGTTCCAGTTTCACCTGTGGTTCCAGTTTCACCTGTAAAACCTGTTTCACCAGTAGAACCAGTTTCACCTGTGGTTCCAGTTTCACCTGTAGTTCCTGTCTGTCCTGTAGAACCTGTTTCACCTGTAAAACCAGTTTCACCTGTAGTACCAGTCTCACCAGTAGTACCAGTTTCACCAGTGGTTCCAGTCTCACCAGTGGTTCCAGTCTCGCCTGTGGTTCCAGTTTCACCTGTGGTTCCTGTCTCGCCAGTGGTTCCAGTTTCACCTGTAGTTCCAGTTTCACCTGTGGTTCCAGTCTCGCCAGTAGAACCAGTTTCACCTGTGGTTCCAGTTTCACCTGTGGTTCCAGTTTCACCTGTGGTTCCAGTTTCACCTGTAGTTCCAGTTTCACCTGTAGTTCCAGTTTCACCAGTAAAACCAGTTTCACCAGTAAAACCAGTTTCACCAGTAAAACCAGTCTGTCCTGTGGAACCAGTTTGTCCTGTACTTCCAGTTTGTCCTGTACTTCCTGTCTCACCAGTTGCACCAGTGGTTCCTGCTATTACCCAGTTAGATCCGTTGCTCTGGACTTGAATGCTTTTATATTGAGAAAGGGTTTTTGTAAGAGATCCGTCAATAGTTTGAGATGAAGTAGTATCAACCGTGATCGTTCCTGAGCCACTGTTTTTTACAATGTATGTCTTTCCAGATATCCCAATAGCAGTGGGTAAAGTAACTGTAAATGTACCAGATGTACAATCAATAAAATAATCATCGCTTCCTATTGAATATGTGCTTGATTTCGATACATAATTAAATGTATTACCACCTAAAGATGCAAGTCCGTCTCTAATTACAAAATTATTTGCCATATATATTTTTAAATATATTTTATAATATACTTGCTCCTATTTTTATAGTCCATGTACCTGATGTTATATTTGCAGTTAGTTCTAAATTATCTGATGTTATACCTGCTGTGAATATTAATCCTCCAGTAGATGATCCTAAGTCTTCTGTCGAAGTGTCTGTGAATTCAACAGTATTTGCACTTGCATTCCAAACAACCATAATCTGCCCATAACGATATCCATTAGTTGTTGTATTTATAACATAATAATTAAATGTTGCTCCAACTCCACTTGTGTCTGAAACACTAAAAACTACAAATGTAGATGTTCGACTTGTAAAATATCCAGATAATGTTTTTATAAATCCACTTGAATTTACGGAGAATATAGGACTTCCAGACAGATCACCAACTTCAAGTATATCACCTGTTATCGTATCACTAACTTGAAACAATTGACCAGTGCTTCCAAGTATATTAACTGCAATACCAGTAGCACCAGTAGCAGAACCTAAAGTTAATGTGTTGCCATTAAATGTAAGGTTAGATTCTGCATTAGCTGCATTGGATGTTCCGTCTGATGTTAATATTCTGTTGTCAGCAGGATTTGAAATGGTATTGAATCCAGCACCTGTTTCGCCAGTTGAACCAGTCTGTCCTGTCGTTCCAGTTTCGCCAGTAGCACCAGTCTCACCAGTGGTTCCTGTTTCACCTGTCGTGCCAGTCTCACCTGTAGTTCCAGTCTGTCCTGTCGTTCCAGTTTCACCTGTCGTTCCAGTTTCACCTGTCGTGCCAGTCTCACCTGTGGTTCCAGTCTCACCTGTGGTTCCAGTTTCACCAGTGGTTCCTGTTTCACCAGTGGTGCCAGTTTCACCTGTCGTTCCAGTTTCACCTGTCGTTCCAGTTTCACCTGTGGTTCCAGTCTCACCTGTGGTTCCAGTTTCACCTGTCGTTCCAGTTTCACCTGTGGTTCCAGTCTCACCTGTGGTTCCAGTCTCACCTGTGGTTCCAGTTTCACCAGTGGTGCCAGTTTCACCTGTCGTTCCAGTTTCACCTGTGG